ATGACTGTAATGAGCCTTTGAAAATCTATTATTACAACTACATAAACGATATTTATGGTATAGAAATGCAAGGTTATAATAGTCACCATTTTGATAAGTCTTCTTTAACTAAAGAAAAAACATCAGATGGTAATTATAGATATTATTTAGAATATAATAATGAAAAGCATTTATGCATAGACGAACATGGTAAAGATACTTACTTTTTTAAAGACATAGCTTACTTAACTTCTTTATTTACAAATGTAATTTTAGTTGAAAAAGATTCTTTTAAGAAAAGTAAAAAAATGGCAGAGCTTTCTGAAATAACAGGAAACAGTATTATTTATAATTTATACAATGATGATAAAGACCATCAGTCTTGTTTTGATGACATAATAGAAGATTATACAAAGACATACAATAAAATACTGCTGAAAGAATTAGGTTGTAACAATAATAATGTATTACTATTTTGTAAAGATTTAAAAAATTATAATTCTTTTAACGACCCTTATTATGATTTAGTTCATATTAAGAGTCAAGAGTTAACCAATCCTTCATTTTTAATGGATGAGCTTTTAAATTGTAACAATGAAGAAACATTAAAGTGCGGGTTAAATAAGTTGGGATTTATTGATAACTAATATAAAATTAAAATTAAAATGGAAATGGAAATAAGTAAAGAAGAGTATGCTCTATATTCAGAAAAAATAAACTCTTCTATTTTTAATCAAAATTTAAAAATCGAAGACGTTTCAGAAAATGAAAAAGTATACATACTTCCTGGAAGCACTATAAAAAGATTAGATTTAAGAAAGTATTTAAAATTTCATAAAATAAAACAAGTCTTTGATATAAAAAAAGCTGACTATATTATTGCAAAGAATTACTTTTGGAACAGTTGTCAACTTGAAACTCATTACAAAATTCCTGAAAGAGAATATTACAATGAAAATGAGGATGTTTATAAAAAAATAACAGGTGATGTGTGGTTACAGTATTACAATGCTATGACTTTTGTAAAGACGTGGAATAACCTAGATGATTGGAGTTTACAAAAAAAATGTGTAGAAGCACTACCTGTTAAGACATGTTTTAGTAAAATTAATTCTTATTTTAAAATAGAAGACATGTTTTATTTAATTAATAATGATTTTAAAATCATTGATGAAAAAAAAGTTAAAGTAACTTTAAATAATTGGGAAATAAAAAATGACATTAGAGAAAAAATATCTAATAAAGAATGGATAGCCATTGTTGATTTGCTAAAAGAAGAAGATACTTCAGAAATAGCTATAGAAATGTTAAGAAAAATTAATTATGAAAACGTTAAAGATCAGCTAATAATGGTTTATTTTTCTTCAGACTATCCAGTAAAAGCGAGACAGTTTATAAAAAATGAATTATTTAAAAGAGATCCTTTACTTTTTGAAAAAGTAAATCATTATTATTGTTACATTAATAGATCATCATACACATCTACGTGGAACATCAGAAGATCTTTAGAAAACTGTGTTAAGGTTCTTGAAGATTTAAACTTCTCTGTTGATCGCGAAGTTTTTAATAAAATAGCAGACAGTAACAGCATAGTTTGTACTCCTAAATGGATGACGCATAATATAAGACACAACGTTACTTAAATAAAGTAAGGTGTTACACCTTTGTGTTTTTGCATAGCAAATCGTTTATTATTTTTTATAAACATCTATATAACATTTAATAGTTTTTATATTGTTATCTTTAGACTTATGTTTATAAAAAATAAATAACATTATTAACAAATTTTTAAATTATGAAATATGTTTTAATCTTAGTAATAATAACTTTAAACTCCTTTAAACTACAATCTAAACTTGAGTTTAAAATAGATATTACTATTAAAAAAACTATTGCAAAAAACAAAGTAAAAAGTTATAATCTAGATTCAATAAATTTGAATTTATTAAATCAAATAACTGATTATGAACTTAACAAAATACAAATACAGAAATATTTTAATTATTATAATAACTTAAAGGAATACGAAGTTGAAAATTTAATATGTATTGTCAGATTGAATGAAGTTTGGGAATATATGGAATGCCAAGGTGTACCTAAGTTTGTATCAATTTCTTTTTTTATTGAAGAAACTATGTATGGTAAAAGTAAATTATTCAAAAATCAATACAACCTTGGAGGTATAAAAGCTTTTGGTAAACAAAAAGGTGTTTATAGAAAAGATGATTGTGGTTCCAACCTTTGTAAATTTAGGTCATTTAAAGACTTAAAATCAGGGGTGGACGAATGGATTAAAGTTTTGAAAAAAGATCGGTATATGGATAAAATTTCAAACAATTTAGAATATAAAAGTTGGATTAAAGCGTATGAAAAAGGTGGGTACTGGACATCACCTGTAAGTTATAAAAATAGAATTTATTATATTAAAAAACTAAATTTAAACTTAATATGACTATTCATAGTATAAGAGAACTTACGAATCAAGAATATAAAAAAATAAATGAAAACATTCATAACACTTTTCATTCGTTAAAAAACTATTCTTTTAAAGAAAACGATGTAATATACATAGACTCAAAAAAAATACCTAAAAAACATTTTGACAAATATTTAAAATCATTAGATTTAGTTAATGTAAGCAGAACTACAGTTAAATCAAAAGCTACTGTAATAATTACAGATAAAGTTTCAAAGATTGGTATATCGCAGAATTGTTTTAAATTTATAAATAAAAACACTGGTGTTGTAGAATATGTAGAGGACGGTTCGCTTTGGTACAGTTCTAAATGGATCATAATTAACTATTTAAAAACACATAAACCTTATGGTGATATAGATTATGCAAACTTTTATGAAGACAATAAGTCTGATTTCATAAGAACAAACATGATATTAAAAAACTGTCCTTATAGTAAAGAAGATTTATATAATGGTAGCATAAGTTTTGTATCAGATAAAAATATCATCAGTAAAGTTAAAATATTTAATAATAATAATCAAGAACCGCTTAAAGATTTAGACATAGAAATGATTACTGAAATGATAACCTCTAAAGATAAAAGTAATTTTGAACTGGCTTTAGAAATGTTAGAAGATGTGAATGTTGACAAGTACATGGGGTATTTATTAACAGTATTTTATTTTGGTCATTTTAAAAAAGGTATAAAACCAAAGTATCGCAAGTTCCTTTTAAAAAAGATACCTGACACCTCGCTTGTAGCTGATGGCTCGTGGAAAGGATCATCAGGATGGAGAGAACCTCGTTATTTTTTTAAAGAAATTTATCCTAAAATAAAAAAATTGTACACTATTGATGATAAATTTTTAATGAAGTATTTAATTAAATAATTTTTATGACTAATAATATAAAAGAATTACTTTATTCTTCGGAAATAAGTGATGTTTTACTAGCTTATGAATTATATAAAGCATCTAATACTACTAAAAAAAAGTTTTCTAAATTTATTATTAAAGAAATTTTAAAACAACCTTTTGTATATGCTGATTTTATGTGGTTTACATATTCTAAAAAATACAGGAAAGGGAATGTAATACCTCAAAAGAGCTTTACATTAAGTGAAATACATAAGAATATTAATAGAATAAATACTTATGTTAAAATTTACACTTTAGGATGTTTTCAGTTATTCGTTAGAGTTCGTTTTGGATTAAATCAGTACAGCTCTTTTAATCAAGACTTGACATTTATAGAAGAGTCTTTACATTTTGAAATTTCAGATAGTACAAGCGGAAAAATTTTACGCAAGGTAAATTACAAACATTCTAACATAACTAATGTCTTGAATAAATTTAATCACTTTTTTGATTCTTATGAAAAATCTAATGATGAAGATTTTTGTTTAAACTTTAAATGGTAATTCTACAAAACAAATTATAAAATTTGAATATATAAACAAATAACAATGAGTAAAGATTTAGAAATTCATTTTGACGGACATCCAGAGCTGGGTGTAAACATAACTGATTTTAAAGAACATGCTATAAAATTAATCATAAACAATGAAAAACACACTATAACTATTAAATATGATAACAAGCCTCCTAGAGTTCTTGACTTTAATATTATGAAAGAAAGTCTTAAAGAAGATAACATGAGACTTGTGATGTATAAGTTAATTGAGCAAAATCCTGAAATTAAAAGTAATTTTTTAGGATAAAAAGTTTGCACTTTATTTTTTTATTCATTAAAGCATCATTATTAATTTAGTGATGCTTTTTTTTAATTTTTTAATAACATGAGTTTAGAATTATTTGACACGAAATATAAAAAATCCGGCAAGCATAATCACTGGTTAGCTAAAATATTCTGGGTTTTAGGATTAAGTTTCACTTATTTAAATCTACATTTGAATATTAGAGAAAAATTATTAAATTATGAAATTATTCACGAAAATGACAAGTATTATTATGAAGGATATCATAATCATATAACATTAGGGTGGATTACAATAAATTATGGAACCTAGATGATCGAGATAATATCAGTATTGACAACAGTAGGACTTGTAATATTAATATACATATTTAAAGGTGTAAACTGTCCGTTATGTGGAGGTAAAATGTATGAAGATATTACTTTTGATGAAACTACTTACAGATGTTATAAATGTGATATAAAAAATAAAACTTAAATGATTGACAAAGTAATAAGAAAGTCCATGAAGATTAGATTCTCAGGAAGAAGTTCTGACTTTATTTCACCTAGTTTTGGTCATGGATGTTTATACAAGTGTAGTTATTGTTATATGCGTAGACATAAACCTGCCAGCCTTTCAGTAGCTACTAATATTGGCGAAATATTAACGGCAATAAATCATCATTCTTATTTGGAGTTATTAAATCCAACTGTTTCTAAACCTAATCAAACAGATGATGCATATGTAACTTACGATATTTCCTGTAATGAAGATTTTGCTTTACATGCAAAATTTTATAATTGGGAAAAAATATTTGAGTTTTTTAGAGATCATGAAATAGCAAAAGCTACTCTTGCTACTAAATATATACCTAAAAAGTTTCTTAATTTTAATCCTAATAGTAAAGTAAGAATAAGATTTTCATTAATGCCTCAATCTTTTAGTTCAATATTAGAACCAAGCACATCATTAATAGTAGACAGAATAAATGCAATAAAAGATTTTATAGATTCAGGATATGAAGTTCATTTAAACTTTAGTCCTGTAATATGGCATTCGAAGATATCAAAAACACTATATAAAAAACTGTTTCAATTAGTTGATACAACGGTGCCTGATCAATATAAAGACCAAATAAAAGCAGAAGTTATATTTATGACACACAATGAAAAAATGCATGAATATAATGTAAATAATGGTCATAATAAGGCAGAAAAACTTTTATGGTGTCCTAGTATACAAGAGTCTAAAACAAGTCAATATGGAGGTAATAACTTACGTTATAAATACAAGTTAAAAAATCAATTTATTGAAGAATTTAAACAATTACATAACCAAATAATGCCGTGGAATAAAATACGGTATATATTTTAATATCAATGACTATGATGTCAGATGAACAAATATTAATGGATGTCGATGCAATATCTATTAAATTAATTCTTAAAGAGCCTTTTTATGGACACTTCTTTACTCATTTAATAAGAGTTGTGACTAAAGAGATTCCAACAGCGGCAGTAGGATTTAATAGTGTTTCAAACACAATGACCTTGATGATTAATCCAGATTTTTGGACTAATTTGGGTAAAGGCGAAGATCCCTCTGTCATAAGAAACTATAAATATGGTTTAATTAAGCATGAAATATTACATATATTATTTAAACATCCTTTTAATTTTAATAAATATGCAGATAAGACTATCTTGAATGTTGCGGCAGATACTTTAAATAATCAGTATATTTTAGAAAATCAGCTGCCTTGCATTAATGATATTCCTCTTTTAAAAAACTTTAAAGATTTTAATTTAGAACCTGATAAAACTACAGATGAGTATTATTCTTTTTTTAAAAAAGAAAAAGAAGTAATAATTAAAATTTTAACACAGAACAATGGTAAAGTATCAGATCTAGAATCAAATTCAAACTGGAATACTTTAAACAAAAGTCAGCAACATCTTGCTAAATTCATCACAGATTATGACAGGGAACATGATTCGTGGAAAGGATCTGGGAATTTAGATTCCGGTGTAAAAGATTTTGTTAAAAGCTGGATTGACTCTACTGTTGAAAATGCTATTAAAAAAGTAGAAATATCTGATGAAAATAAAAATTGGAGAGGTACTATACCAGGGGCATTACTAGATTACATTGATGACCTTATAGATTCTTTACAACCAGTTGCTAATTGGAAAAGAGTTTTAAAACTAATGACTTCTAATGCTAAAAAAACTTTTCGTAAAACCACGTTAAAAAGACCTTCTAAAAGATACGGTACTTATCCTGGTTTTAAAACTAAAAAGTTTACTAAAATAATGGTAGCTATAGACACTTCTGGTTCAGTAGACAATGAGTCACTATGTGAGTTCTTTAGTGAAATGTCACACATTTATAAAGCAGGTGCCGAAATACACGTGGTAGAATGCGATACAAGAATAGGTAAAAAATGGAAATATGAAGGTGTTTGGGATAGAACTGTGACTGGCAGAGGCGGTACTGATTTCAATGAGCCTATTGACTATGCAAATAAAGAGTATCACCCGGACTGCTTAATATATTTTACAGACGGTTATGCATCTAATCCTAAAAATAAGTGTAACTGTCCAATACTATGGATTTTATGTAAAAATGGAAGTATAGATATAGATAAAATGGAAGACTTTCAAGGTATTAAATTAAAAATGGATTATTAAAAAATAAATTATAGAACTTTAAAATTAAAATTAAAATGGAAAAGAATCAAAAAGTAAAGTACAACTATGTAGGATCAATGAATACTCCTTCTTCAAATAAGAAAATAATTGAAGAAATCTTAGATTCAAACATTAGATCTACTGAACTAGAAGACAAAAAGGTTTGTCAATGTACTTGGGGTACACATGGTATTGGTAAAACAGCTATTCCTAAGCAAATAGCAGAAGAAAGAGGATGGGGTTTCAGATCAATTACCCCCTCTGAATTTGAGGAAATGGGTGATTTTTTAGGAATGCCTGGTACAGGATTATATGTTAATAAAGATGGTGAAGAAAAAGTAGTAGACTCAAGAGTAGTAGAGCAATATACAAGTAAAGGATGGTCCAAATCAGAAAAACCTCCTGTAAGTATTTATTCTCCACCACAATGGGTTCCTAATCCAGACCTAGGTGATCCTGAAGAAGGTATCTTTTTAATTGATGATGTTAATCGCTGTGATCCTCGTATTCTTAATGGCATAATGGGTCTTTTGCAATTTGGTGAAGTTATCTCATGGAAATTACCAAAAGGGTGGCATATTGTATTAACAGCTAATCCAACCGGAGGTACTTATCAAGTAGAGGAAATGGATGATGCTCAAATGACTCGTATGGTTCATACTTCAATGATATTTGATGCCAAAGACTGGGCAAAATGGGCTAATGTAAATCATGTTGATACTAGGGTTATTAATTTTATTTTGAAAAATGAAGAGTGTATTACATCAGGTCTTCTGACAACACCTCGTTCTATTTGTAACTTTTCAAGAACCATTCGTCATATTCCAGATTTAAAAGAAAGACTTGGTTATGTACTAAAAATGGCAGAAGGGTGTTTAGATAAAACTACAGCAGCTCAATTTACTACTTTTATTAATGACGGTCTTTCTTCACTAATTAGTCCTTCTAAAATTTTGTCAACTACTAATTTTAAAAAAGAAGTAGAAGAAAATGTAATTAAAGAATTTTGTAAAGGAGGGGTTAAACGTGTAGACGTACTGTCAATTCTTTCAACAAGGTTGACATTTCATGTGCTTGATACTCTTAAGTGTGATTTGGATGAAACTCAATTAAAAAACTTTAAAAGTTTCATTAAATGTACAGATATACCTAATGATATTAGACTAACTATTGCAAGAGATGTTATAAGTACCGGTAATACTAAATTTAAAAAGTCTATCCTTAGAGATAAAGAAATTGCAAAACTTATTATTCAAAGAATGTAAATTTAAAACAACAAGGGGTAGTAACACTATTCCTTGTTGTAATTCATTAAAGTCATATTATGAAAAATTTAATTATAGAACTATCAGAATACAGAATGTTATTTTTTCCTAGGTATTCTAAAGCAATGGATGTCATATCTGAAATTGATGATGAACGTTCTGTTTATATGTTTCTAAAATGGTTCAGTACAACTGGTAGAAAACATCTGATTATAAATAAAAAGTCAGACACTTCTAGATTAGAAATGTTATTAGAAACAGATCTTGAACTGGTTAAGGAGTTGATCGAAGGGTTTTTTGACAAGTACTCCGAAGACAGCGCAAAATTTTATAAAATTGCAAATCAATATTTAAATGAATACTCTAAATAGTACAGTCGCTTTTAACTTTGTAAATTTGTTTGTAAAAAGAATTAAATCATCTTCAACCAGTAAACCTGTTGTTAAAGAGTCAATATTTGAAGAAGATTTTAAATTAATTCATAAAATAACACTTCAATCTGAAACGTGGGATGTAGATATAAATTTAAAATTATTAAATAAAAAACTACCACAATTAGAAAAATATGGCTCTAGTTTTTATACTCTGTATATAATATACAATGTAAAGAAAGATCATATTTTAATTAAGGGTTATAGTAAAGAATTATCAGATTATACAAAGAACTGGTATCATGCTTCTAAAAAGTTACTATACTACATTAAGGGGTCTAATATTTCAGTTTGTTATAAGAATAAGTTTATAAAGTTAACACATAATACAGTAAATATGTGGGAAACTCCTTTTATGAGAGATAGTGACATTTTAACTTATATTAAACACCCCTAACTTCAAAACTAAGACTGGAATTAACAGAGAATAGGGTAAATTATATAAGAATACCAAAAGGTCTTGAAGATGTTAATTCTATATCTGAACTAACTGTTAAGATAGGTTCTTCTAATAAGATTACCTTGTGGAATAAGATTAAAATGTATGATATTCTTCATAAAAAAAGTTATAACAAACTTATTAGTTTTATAAAAAAACATTTATTATATGAAGTTAATGGCTTTATGATATGTAATATTATTGAAGAGTATTATAAACATAGTCTAAATTACAAAAAAAGAACAAAACTACTTGACATACTTGAGCGAATGACACATTCTTATAATAACAAGTTAAAATTTAAATTGGTTGATGCTTGTGATTTAGAAGCTGAACTAGAAAGGCATGTTCGTCATTTTAACAAGGAAAGGTTAAAAGAAGTAATTTCAAATTTTAGCACTAAACCTTTAAAAAATAAAAAAAGACTGTTGAAAAAACTTTTTAAAGAAAATTGTAAAATGACATATGATTTAATAGATAATGAGTTTAAAATTAAAGAATGGTTAGAAGAAACTAATTATAAAGAGAACATTGATATTTTACACGAAAAATCTATTTGTTTTAAAATTTATTATCAAAGAAACATATATCTTATTGACATAATAAGTTCTAATTATGTTACTACTGCAACAGGAGGTGCACAGGGTTATCTTTCTTTCGAAAATGTTATGGATAATGTTATCGACAAGTCTGTTTTAAGTAAGATAATTAAATCTCAATGTAAGAGGAAGTATGATGAAAAGAGGTCTCTAAATTTATTAAATAATTCATTACCTTTTTAAAGATGGATAATTATTATAAAATACTTAATGTATCTTCTTCTTCAACAAAAGATGAGCTCAAAAAAGCTTATCGTAAGATAGCGCTCAAATACCATCCTGACCGAAATCCTGACGATAAGGCTGCGGAAGAGAAGTTTAAGGAGGCTGCAGAAGCATATAAATACCTTTTAGAGAACTTTAATAAGAAAGAAACACTTAACATTAACATTCATAATGCTTTTGATTTTGGTATTAAAAAGAATCCAAATAAAGCTAATAGTAAAAAGCATCATAAGATAAATATACATCAGAAAATAACAGTTTTAGACGCATATTCAGAAAAATCTAACACTTATTTTATTGATCATAATAGTAAAAAACTCAATTTAAACATTACTCATATAAAAAATAGAAATATAAAACATCAGTATTCTATTGTAAAAAAAAATTACATATTTAATTTTAACATTGAGTTAACACCTGTACTGAAAAACAACATGTGGTTTGGAATAGACAAGTTATTAAATTTTATAATAATAATAGAAGTTACACACAAAGATGTAAATTCTTTTTTAAATAAAAAACTGACAAGTTCTTTTACCAAACAGCACATACACATTACAAATGACATATTAGAAAAAGATTTACTACTAATTGAAAAAAAGCAAGGTTTTAAATCTAAACTTACAGAAGGTGATAAGCACATATACATCACACTAAATAGTATTGACGACATAAAAAAGAAATTAAAAATTTAGTTTCTTATTTTTTAATTATAAAACAATTTTACATGAAAGCAGTTATTTATAAGTATTATTACAACAACCAAGGTTGTTTTACGGAGAAGGTTATTTAGAAGAAGACATAAGATCTTCTTTAGAAGGACATTTTAAAATTAAAAAAGGATCCTTAGACAAAGGACTAAGACCTGATTACAAAAATGAACTTGTTAAACTTTGGGATCGTAATAATAAAAAATACAAACTGACATTAAATAAATCTCAAACCACAAGTAAAGAAAAAATATATCTCTACAAGAAACAACAGCACGTTAAATATGAGCTAAAGCTTCTTCTTTCTGAAAATAATCAATTTCTAACAGGTACAAGAGGAGACGTTATTGCAGATCCTGAGAATGAAGTTAGATTTTTAAATTCTAAGTATATTACTAATGATGGTTATGAGGTTGGAGATGAAGTTTGCTATAGTTTTAGAGGAAGTACTGAATTAAGTGATACCTGTAAAATATATAGATTTCACTCTATGTATGACGCTTATCATTATGTTAGAAATCAAATTATTAAATTTAAACTTTCAGATGTAAAGTACAATAAAAATTTCACATGTTTAGAAATGTGTGATTCTTTTATTACAGGATTTGGTAATTCAGAATGGATTGTTAAAAATGCCTCGCTCGAATTATTATCAGAATCAAAATTAAATTATAACAGTAAATTTGATGTATGAAAAAATTAAATATAACATATTTTGATTTAGAAACTACAGGAGTTAGTACTAAAAATGATAAAATAGTTTCGATATATCTTTTTAACAAAAAGAAAAAATATGAGATATCTACCGTATTAAATCCTGAAGTTGAAATACCAAAAGGAGCATCTGATGTACATGGTATTACTAATGACATGGTAACAGAAGCTTACACTTTATCTGACATATCTGATTCCATTGTAAATATCTTTAATAAAAGTGATTATATATGTGGATATAATATTTCCAATTTTGACATACCAATGCTTTTAAATAACTTAAAGAGTTTAAATATTGATATGGACCTTTCTTCTAAAAAATTATAGATCTGTATTATATTGTTAAAAGGGTTATTACTGATGAGGAAAAAGAAGAATTAGGTAACTTGAAACTAGAAACTGTATATAATAAATTATTTGATGATTCATTAGATTCTCATCTTGCTACAGCTGACACTAAAGCTTGTATTGACATATTAGAATATATGGATAAAAGTAATATCTCTTGGGAAGAGCATCTAATGACCATTAATGATGTAAGAGGTCAAAAAATAAATGATATTAATCATATAATAAAGTTTGGTAAGAAGCATATTGGTAAAACGGTTCAAGATGTGCTAAATACTGACCCTTCTTATATTAAATTCTGCACTAGTAGAAATCTTTTATCATTTAATGACAACATAACTAACATTATAAATCAAACTTTAAATACCTAAAATGTCAAAAAATTACATAAGTGATTTAGAACATGCTTATTTAATACTAATTAAAGAAGAAAAGCTACAATCATATGGACATGTGGAGCTTGATACATTATATGCAATGGGATTAATTCAATTAATTCCAAACACTGCAAGATTCATGCTTACAATTAAAGGAGAAGAGATTTTACAATCTAATAAAATAAAAAAAGAATACCTATCTATAGGAAAGCCAGATTACAACAATGTTCTAAATATGATGTCAGATAATGAAGTAAACGCTTTAATTTGTGCTGCCATGAATGAAAGAATATTTGATAAAATACCTACAGCTACCGCTAGAGTTTTAGGACAACATATGTTAGATACAAAATTTTATCATAAATTTGGACTAGTATTAATTAGTAAAATGATATTACATTTTAATGAATCATTGAAGTTTTTTGAGNAATTTAAAAATAAAAATGAAAAAAGTTAATATAAACATTAGTCTCGAACCGGATGATATTATAGATATATACGTTGACTATCAAGAAGAAACTAAATACGAAGGTAAAGCTGTATTATTAGAAAGAGTAAAGCGTGGAGATTCTTTTTATTTATTTGAAGAAAAATTAGCTCTAGATGAAAAGAAAACTTATACTGAGGAAGAGCTTTTAAAAATATCAAAGTTAAAAAAGTTAAACTACTTGTTTAAAGGAAGAGGAGATATTCCTCCTGAAAAAACACTATCTCAACTTTATGATAAACTAATAAAAAATAGAAAAGATAAGCTTGATGATTTTAAAAGAATGGAAGCTATATTGTCTAAATATAGAAATAAACATTCCGCCTCAGTTTATAAAATTGGAACTCTGTTAAAAGAGTATGATGATAATTACATCATTAGATTTATTCAACAAGACAGACCTTTGTGGAGACCTAGTATATTTTCTTATGAAAGATGGAAAGTTAGGTTTATTAAAGACAATTATAACTGGGATGTAGATTTTACAACTAATAGAAATATTAGAATTTTAAAATGTATAAATCCTTCTGAAGGAGTAAGAAGATCTGAGTTAACTGAACATACAACTTATGACTCTATACCTAGTATTAGATATAGTAGAATTAGACATAAGAAAAACTGGTGGATTAAACAAAATAACAAAAGTAAAGAAAATGAAGAGTCTTTTATCAGAAGATGATCTAGACGAATTAATTATTAACAAATTAAAAAATATAAAATAATGGAAACAACTAAGAAAGATTTTTCACACAACAATTTTAAATGCAACTCAAGCATCTATTTTTAAAGCAATAGCTGACTCTGATATAGGTTCTGAATCTATTGTAGAGTATACTAAAATTCCTTCTCAAAAAAACATTAATGATATAGTTAATAAAATGTACGCAGACGTAGAAGAATTGTCAGTTAAAGATTTAGCATTGGGGAAAGCACTTCCTATTTTAAAGTCTAACATTAATAAAATTAAAGGTGACTATAAAAAGGAAACTTACTTTACAACTGAAGACTTTAGAAACTCTAGTGGTTATTTGTTGTTTACAAATGACGAAGGTGGTTATAAGTCAGTGGATATTAGAAACGTAATCAGTCTTACAGTAAACGGTGTTAAGTATGTAAGATAGTGAATCGAGGAATATGGGTTTATGATATTGAAACATTCGGTAATTTCTTTTCATGTATTTTCTACAATGTTGATACTAAAGAAAGGAAAGACTTTATTGTATGTGAGCATATAGACCAGTTACGAGATTTTTGCAAATTTGTTTTAAGTGATGAAATGAAAGGAATGATCGGATTCAACAATGTTGGGTTTGATTATCCTGTCATTCATCGTATTTTAAAAAATAGAAATAAACTTTTTAGTTTTTCAGGATTAAAAAAAGCACTCGAAATAAAAAAATATGCAAACGAGGTAATTAGTTCTGAGTTTTCTAAAATATTTAATCCTTTTGTTCCACAACTAGATTTATATTTAATAAATCACATGAATAATAAAGCTAGAGCTTGTGGTTTAAAATGGTGTGAGTTTGCTTTAAGATGGGATAATATTCAAGACTTACCTTTTAGTCATGATCATATGGTTAAAGAATCAGAAATTGAAGATGTAATGTCTTATAATTTTAATGATGTAATAGCTACTTATGAGCTGTATAGAAATTGTGATGAAAAGATAGAACTTAGAAAGAAACTGTCTAAAACATATAAGCTAAAACTGTTAAACGCTAACGATCCTAAAATAGGATCTGAAATATTTGCTAAATTTATATGTGAAAGCAAGGGTATAACCTGGAAACAATTAAAAAATCAAAGAACTTACAGAGAGTCTATAAATTTAAAAGAATGCATATTTCCTTATGTTAAATTTGAATCTCAAAAATTTAATGATTTATTAAATCATTTAAAAGACCAGGTAATAACTAGTACTAAGGGTGTGTTTAAAAACCTGAGTGTTATACACAAAGGTATCAGTTATGATTATGGAGTTGGTGGACTTCATGCTAGTCTAGACCCTGGTGTTTATGAAGCAGATGATGATTATGAAATATGGGATTGGGACGTTAAAATGGCAGCGTCCAGAAACCTCGTGAATTCAGGGAAACCTAAGTTGAAAAATATGGCAATCCTGAGCGAAGTATTAAATTAACTTTTAATAAACGTGCAGAGACTATCGAAACTACTGACAAGACAGGAAAGGAGTAGAGTAAAATTATGAAAGATAAAACAATAAAAGCGTTAAAATTATTAGTAGACACTGATGATTTTGATAATTGGGAATTAGCTATAAATCTAGCTTTAGCATGCGATGAAGTATATTTGTGGAATTTATACTGGTTATTTCAAACTAGAATAATAGAACTCAGACCTTGTTGTTCTTATAAAGGGCTTCATTTTGGAGTATTTAAAGAACAATTTATACTTGACTATGCTATTAGATATTTATTTACTGAAGAACAAATTAAACAAAATAGTAAATATAGAAGCCACTTGTTATTTTCTAGTGATTTATTACCATTGTGGTGGGATAAATTATTTAACGAAGTTAAAGCTATAAAAAGAAAATGTTTTTGTAAATACTATAAATAATTTGAAGTGCGAGGACACTCATGTGTTATTTTTGTTATTAGCATGAGTGTATGATATAGTCCGACACTACTGGAAACAGTAGATTAACAAGAGTAGCAATGTGCCAGCTACTATCCAAATTTAGCTATTAAAAACAAATTATACCCTGAGCATCTAGGGGAGGTATTTTGTGATATATATGAGAATATTTACAGCACTAGAAAAGCTGCTAAAAAAAGTGGTGACAATGTAACTAATGCCGGGCTTAAGTTAGCCTTAAATGGTACATATGGAAAATCAAATGATGAACATAGTTATTTGTATGATCCAAAACTTACAATGTCAATCACAATCAACGGTCAATTATTACTGACAATGTTATGTGAACAGTTTGCTAAAATATCTCAAATATTACAAATTAATACAGACGGTGTAACCATTAAAATACATAAAAACAACATACAAAAAATGTATGATATTGTAAAATGGTGGGAAGAACTAACTAAATTAGAATTAGAAGATGCTCATTATTCTAAAATGGTAATTAGAGACGTAAATAATTATCTAGCGATCTATACTAATGGTAAAGTAAAATATAAAGGTGCTTTCGAAATTGATAAAGAAATGAAAGGTGAACTTCAATATCACAAAGATCACTCTAAAAGAATAGTACCTTTAGCAATAAGTTTGTATTTTACTGAAGGAATACCTGTCAAAGAAACAATACTAAATCATTTACTTTACGAAGAAGATTATTATAATGGTAAAGTAAAAAACCACGGGGTATTTGATTTTTGTTTAGCAAAGAAAACCAAAGGTGGTAAAAAAGGAAGACCTAAAATGATTGCTAGACATGTAATTGACGGGAACATTATTGAGCAGGTTTTACAGAAAACAAACAGGTATTATATATCAAATAAAGGAAAACACTTTGTAAAAAAATATGAAGATGGAAGTGAGTCTCAAATTGAAGCACATCCTCAAAAAGGAAGAAGTTATAAAGTAAAAATCTTTAATGAGTTTAAAAAACTAGATGATTATAATATCAACTATAACTACTACATAAGAGAAGCAAATAAGATAGTTGACACTATCGTTCCTCGTATGGGAACACTTTTTTAAACCTAAAGCAGGAGGATTATTATATCCTTCTGTTTTTTAATTAGAATTATACATTATTATAATAAAAGATATAAAATTTAATAAAACAATAATAGAAACTATAAAGTTAAAACTTTTAAACTAAATAGCATCTAAAAGTTTTATAATTCATTAACTGAATTAAACAAAATTATAAATTTCTTATCTTAACTTAAAAATAAAAATGAACTTAATTCTTAAATGTTCAAAAGAAGACTTGAACAATCTTGTAAAAGAAGGTATAGTAGAACCTAGAGGTAATAACATTTACGTAATATATACTAAGCCTGATTTAAAAAATAACTCTTTTCCTTTACTAGTAGAACATTCTGAGTCAAATGATGAAATTCCTTTTATGAAAGAATTACAGGTTAGTAATTTAGATTCTCCTAAAAGCTTAGAGTGGTGGTATAAACAATTTAGAGAAGCTTTTCCAAACAATGCATCTAAGCATCTAGGTATAGATGACGGTACTAACTTAAGAACAGGGAGTAAATCTAAAATTAAAAAAGGATTACAGAAAATGATAGACGAAGGATATTCTTTATCAGATGTCGTAAATGCTGTTAAGTATGAAGTATGGTTTAGAATTAAACAAAGTACTGGTAGTGAAAACAAATTAGAATTTATGAAAAGAATGCAGACATGGGTTGGAGATATGAACAATATAGAAGTCATGATTGAAAGAAGTAAAAACTCTGTTGATTTTCAACAATCTTTAAACATGGATGATGGACAAATCTCTAAAAGAAAAATTAACCTCGCTTAAATTACCTAGAAATATTCCTCGTATTTTGACTCAAGAAGATGCAGTTAGGCAAAATATGAAATATATAAAAGACAGGTCAAATGGGACTATTACGACCCTTAAAACTTGTTATAATAGGTTGAATAAAGCATTGGGTGAGATTGAAGCTAATACTATAATGACATTATCTGGTCTTAGCGGTGGCGGAAAAAGTACTTTAAGTAAAAGAGTTGTAAACAGTATTATTAAAAACTTACAGCAAAACGGAGAAAAATGCTTATCTTTAAGTTTTAACTTTGAAATGTTGGCTCAAAAAACAATTGGTCGTGAAATAGCAAATCTTTCCAAGCTATCTTTACAAGAGTTGTATAGTTCTGACAATCCACTGTCTTCTCCTTTAATGGAGAAAATATTTCAAAAATTCCATAAAACACTTATTGATTATCCTATATTATATATCGAAGAACCTCAAGACTATAAAACAATAGAAGAAACTATTTATTATTTTTGGTCAAAATTATGTAAGGATTCTAAATCATATATGATTGTGGAAGTCGATCATGCTGTAATTACTAAAGGTAGATCCGGAGATAGTCAAAAAGAACAAGGTTGACAATTTAATGGAAGGATTAAATTCTGTTAAAAAAAGAATAGCTTTTGAAGGAGGTAATGTGTTTTACATTGTACTTTCTCAGATGAATCGTGACATTAAACATAAAGATAGAATTATGATTCCTGAAATGCATTATCCCTTATCTAGTGACTTGTTTGCCTCATCTAGCATAGAGTTCTTTTCAGACTACATAATGATTACCCATATGCCAAGTAAATTAAACTTAAAATCTTATACAGATAATAAATTTCCTATATGGTTGGGAGAACAAGAACAGGAGTTCATATACTGGCATATACTAAAAAACAGGGATGGTACTCCTGATCAGATAATACCAATGTTAAACAACTTAAAGCATTTTGATTTTGAAGAAGTACCTTTAGAGCATTTTCAAATATATCATAATGAGTATTTGAGTAAAGGTAAATGTAAAAAAATAAAAAATAACTAAAATTATTTTATTTAACAAATAAAATTAATGAGTAAAGAATTAGCAAGTATAACAGGTGCCTCAATTGAGAACCTGTTTGAAAAAGCACAATTTCTAATCGAAAAAAAACTTGTTCCGGCAACATTTAAAAAAGCAGAAGATTTAGTTACTGTAATTAAAATTGGTGAGTCAATAGGACTTGATCCGCTAGCATCAGTTAACAGCATTGATTTAATTCAAGGAGCAGTAGCGATTAAAGCAAAAATGATTCCTGGTATTTTAGCTAAAGCTGGTATAGCAGTTAAAGTACTTAGGGACTATGAACAGTTATACGATGAAGTACCCACTCCTATTAAAGATAAGGAAGGCAAACCTATTGTAGATGAAGATGGAAAAATGAAATATTTCAAAGATCCAGAAGGTAACACCATTTATAAAAAAAAGTATAAAGATGATTATATCACTGTTATTAGGTTTTATAGAAACTTTCCTGGTATTGGAGTAATTGAAAACGATGTAGAATTTAGATGGTCAGATGCGGTAAAAGCAGAATGGCACAAAAAATCTAACTGGAAAAAAATGCCAAGATATATGATGTTTGCACGTTGTATGTCTCGTGGCGCTAGAATTGTAGGATCCGATGTAATGGCGGGACTATATGACAATTTTGAAACAGCAGAGTTTACAAATGCCGACTTTGATATTAACGAAGACGGAGATTTAGTTGTAAGCTAAAAAATATTATTAATTAATTAAAATTATATTCTTATGATGAATTTAAATCGTGTGCAAACGAAAAAAACAGAACCTAAAATTACTGTGGTAGAAAAATATCCAAACAACGCAGTATTAACTCTTAATAAAATTAATGAGGGGTCTAGGTTATCAATGGCGTTAAATCGCAAAGCTTTTAAAGACATGAGTATTACTGATGAATCAAATCGTTTAATTTGTTTTGAGAAGTATGACACTTCTGTAGAAGGAGACGGTTCTAATCTAGAGTTAGTAATCGGAATTGTGTCAGATGAAATTGTAAAAGTAGATAAACAGTACCGATCATTTGATGTACATTTGACAACAAGAACTGTCAAGTCTAAAGATATTTATAACACCATCCAAAGTGCTTTTAAAGTAAATGGACTAGAAGGTAATATAGAGTTCTACATTGAGCCAGTAGGAGAACATCTTCTAGGAACATTTAGACTTGTTAAAATTGAAGAAGAAGCTGAATGTGATGACAGCTGTACAGGAGAATGCGGAACTCATGATGAAGAGTCAATAACTACGGACCTTTTTGATAAAGGAGAAAACTTACAAGTAACACAAGAGTAGTACACTTTAAGTACTAAATTAAAACTAAAAAAATAACTAATACTATTTTATATAAAATATTATATATAAATAATGAAGTCAACTAACAATACTAAGCAAAGATCAGAAAAACAAGACATTAATTACAGAGCAGCATTTACAGGAGGAGTTATGACTCGACCTATGATGTTTAATCCAAGTGCAGAGCAAATTAGAGCTTTTGAAAAACTTACCAGAAGACTTTAATGTAAACGAGCCTAATTACACACAAACTATAAAAGGTGAAGAATACCGTCGTATTTCTTTATGGTGTGAGTTTAATCCAAACAAAGCATTAAAACTTAAAAAGGCTCAGTATTCTGATAAAGTTCATGTAAAATATGAGATTTTTGTTTCAGATAGAAATGTAGTAGGTGCTAAATCTGGAAAAACACAAATTATGGATACTCATAACCAAAGTGCGTGGATCAAACTTTCTGGTAAAAAATCTTTAGAAAATCAAATTTTAGATGCTCAGAAACAAGATAGCCCTTATAAAGAAAACGATCCTCTTCGCAGAATGGATCCTGCTAATTCACGAATAGCTAAGCAGGGTGAGGTTGCACTATACCAGCTTATTTTTAACATGTCTACTCTGGATGAACACCGTCCTAATGAAGACCCAAATAAAAGTAGAGAACTTCATGAGTTTAAACTAGGAGAAGATCCTACAAAAACTATTGAAAACATGTTCCATGGTGATTTAACGTCATTAAATATGCTACTAGCAAGTAGCGAACAGGATTTTGAAGGTAAAGAGTATTTTCTAGATGAAGACCAAAATAACGAATTAGGTTTGTTNTTAGGTGTATCTGAAGACAGCGGTCGTCTTTATCAAAGAACGTTCTCACCATTTACAGTGTCTCCTGTAAGTTACATTACTACATTTAGAAAAACAGATCGTGTTAACGATTATACTGCTGAAAAACTTGGTGAAAGTAAACTAAGACCTGAAGCTGTTAGAGTTTTAACTAATGAAGACTATCCTTGGAATGATTTCTGGAATAATTCACTTGATTTTCAAGAAGTTACTATTGAAATGTATGAAGATGCAAAGGGTGGATCTATGACAACAATGGACTCACAAGATGACGATGATGATGACGACATGCCATTTTAATTAATTAATAAAAAGAGTGGGGTAAAACTCACTCTTTTTTCATTATTATAACACATTATTATATGATTTTAAAAGAAGACGTGCTACATGTAGTTAGTGAAAAAGATATAATGGAACATTACTGGGGTAAAACACTAACTGATAATAAACCTGTGTATAGAAATCCTACAAGAAGTGACTGTAAAGGTAGTTGTTACTTTAGATGGGTTAGAGGTAAGTATATATTTCATGATAGAGCAAGAGGTATTACTGCTAATTTTGATTGTTTTAAACATGTAATGTGGACGTATAACTGTAATTTTGTAGAAGCATTGCATAGAATAAATGGTGATATGAGATTAAACTTAGAGTCTAAAACATTTGATTCTAAACCAGGTAGGCGTACTGCTAAGATACCTAAAAATTACACTAGTAGAAAAGTTAATTTTAAAATTAAAACAAGAGAATGGAGACAAGAAGATTTTGATTATTGGAAGCAATATCATATAACACTTGATAGTTTAAATAAAATAGTAAAACCTGTAAAATCTTATAAATCAGATGGAGGAGGTTCTTTTAATTTTAAACTTAAATATAAACACACTCCTCATAATCCTTGTTATTGCTATTTTTTTAAGACTAAAGCACTTCGTGTTAAAATGTATCAGCCTATGTCTAAAGTATCAAAAATGGAGGTCAAATACTAACGTAGGAGATATATTTTGGATGGAACAACATAGATTATACTAAAAGCTCATTATACATAGCTTCTGGTGGTAAAGATATGATGTGCATGTGGGAAATGGGTTATAATACTATAGCTCCTATTAGTGAAAGTACAGAAATTCCTGAAAAATATATGAATGAGCTAATGCCTAATTTCAAAAACATATATGTAATTTATGATAATGATAATACAGGCATAGAAATGTCTAAAAATTCTGTAAAAAATATAATCTAACAAATATAATATTACCAAAGAATGAAAATCTAAAAGATGTTGCAGATTTTTGTAAAAACTTTGGTTTAAAACAAACTATAAAAATTATAGAGAATGTCAAAAGAAAAAACATTGAAAATAGAAAAACAACCTGTGGAACAACCTAATCCTTCTAACACACCTATGACTGAACAGCAAATGCAGCAAGTTATGCGTAAGGACATGGAAATGATTAGACTGAGAGCTTCTGTTTTAGAACTGAAAGCAATTAAGTGGAGAATGATTAAAGAAATGTTAGAAGCTGAAATTAATGAAAATTCTGTCATTGATTCGATTGGTCTCCAAGCGCAACTTAAAGAAGATATGATTAGTCTAGCTGAATCAGTTTTAACTATTAGTGCCTAATAGTTTTATTAAAAAATAATTAAGATTCTTATATTTAAACTAATAAGGATTAATGAATAAAAGTACAAGAGTTATTATCAGACATAGTAGTTTACAATAAGTACGCTAAATATAATTCAGAATTACAAAGAAGAGAAACATGGGATGAGATTATTAATCGTTATGAAAACATGATGATTGAAAAATATCCTATGCTTAAAGAAGAAATCAAAAATAACATTAAGTTCATTTATGATAAAAAAATACTTCCTTCTATGAGAATGTTACAATTTTCAGGAGAAGCTATTTCTAAAAATGAAGCTAGAGGATATAATTGTAGCTATGCTCCTATTAATGATTATAGATCTTTTAGTGAAACAATGTTTCTTCTTTTATCAGGATGCGGGGTTGGATATTCTGTGCAAAAACATCATATTGATCAACTTCCTGAAATAACAAAACCTACCAAGAATAGAAAGTTTTTAGTAGACGATAGTATTCAAGGTTGGGCTGATTCTGTTAAAGTATTACTCAAGTCTTATTTAGGTTATAGTAAATCTAAACCAAGATTTGATTTTTCAGATATTAGACCCAAAGGAGCCAGATTAGTAACAGCAGGAGGTAAAGCGCCAGGACCTGAACCTCTTCGAAGATGCTTGCATGAAATAGAATTAATTTTAGATCGTAAAGAAAGTGGAGAAAAGTTAACAACTTTAGAATGTCACGATATTCTTTGTCATATTGCTGATTCAGTATTAGCAGGAGGAATCCGAAGAAGTGCTATGATTGCTTTATTTTCCGCAGATGATCAGGATATGATTAACTGTAAAGCAGGTAAGTGGTATGAAACTAATGCTCAAAGAGGTAGAGCTAATAATAGTGCTGTACTGTTAAGAAATAAAGCAGATAAAGAATTTTTTATTAATTTCTGGAAACAAATACAGGCATCAGGATTTGGTGAACCAGGAATGTACTGGTCTTATGATAAAGAGTGGGGTACAAATCCGTGCTGTGAAATTGCACTTAGACCGTTTACTTTTTGTAATTTATGTGAATTGAATGCAGGTAATATTGAATCTATTGATGATTTTAATGAAAGATGTAAGATTGCCTCTTTCTTTGGTACACTGCAGGCAGGGTTTACTGACTTTCACTACTTGAGGGACATATGGAAACGTAATACTGAAAAAGATGCTCTTATCGGAGTAGGTATGACTGGTATCTGTAATGGAGTTGTTACTAAATTTACTAGCGATCAGTTAAAAGAAGGGGCTAATGTAGTAAATGAGGAGAATCAAAGAGTTGCTGAAATTATAAACATTAATAAAGCAGCTAGAACAACTACTATTAAACCTAGCAGGGACAACATCATGCGTATTAGGAACTAGTTCTTGGAATTCATGCATGGCATTCTGATTATTACACTAGGAACATTCAGTGCGGTGTGGATGATGAATTATATAACTTTTTTACTAAAACATCATCCTGATTTTGATTAAAGTAATGGATTGGGATAAGAATAGTGCTGTAATAGGCTGTCCTCAAAAAGCTCCTGAAACAGCTATACTTAGAGAAGATGAGACAGCTATTGAGATGTTAGAAAGAGTTCTTAAGTTTAATGTTAATTGGGTTAGGCACGGATTTAGATCTGGTCAAAACCATAATAATGTATCAGCTACTGTATCTATTAAAGAAGATGAATGGGAAGATGTAGGAGAATGGATGTGGAATAATAGAAATTATTACAACGGATTATCTGTGCTTCCTTATGATGGCGGCAAGTATACAGACGCTCCTTTTCAAGAATGTACTGAAGATGAATATAATTCTAAGAATGAAATTAATAGAAGATAATCCTATTGATCTAACTAAGATTATTGAAAATGAAGACAATACAAATTTGAAAGATCAAGCTGCCTGTGCAGGAGGTGCTTGTGAAGTTAATTTTTAAAGCTTAGTTAGTATAAAGTACCACTTTAATTAGTGGTACTATTTTTTAATTTAACAACTTATTATAATGAAATTAAAAACATTATATAAAAGAAACAAAAATAAATCTGTTTCTTATTTGGAACTTTCAACACGTAAAGTTTCTAATAAAGATGAGTATTATAAAATTCGTAAAACAGGAATACTAAATAAAAGTAAAAATAGTATTAGTAAAGTTCTTGTAGAAAAAGGTAAAAATATTGGTAGAAAAAATGAAACTACCTGTAAGGATCAAGCTGAAAAAGAACTTAGATCTGAATGGACTTTAGAACTAATGCAGAAAGGTTGGAAAGATGATTTAAACAAAGTTCCTGATGTACACAATACTTTTTATGATGATAGTGTTATGCCGATGCTTTTAAATAAATATTCTTCATCTAAATTTAAGCCAGGATACGCACAGAAAAAGTACGACGGTGTAAGATGTGTATTTGAAAAACATAATGGAAAATACCGCTTGAAATCACGCAAAGGTAATGTATTTAATGTACCTCATATTTTAGATCAAATGGTTAAAATTGCTAGCAAACAAGCTGACTTTACATTTGATGGAGAATTATACCTACACAATACTGAATTACATGACATTATTTCTGTTGTAAAAAAAGGAGACCCTGAAGGTATTTTAAACTATCACATATATGATGTAATTGAACACGACTTAGAATTTACTAAAAGAAGAAACATAATGCTTGCATTAGATGCTTCGGNTAAGTAAAAATATTTATGTAGATTCAGGAAAGTTTGTTGGTACAAAAGAAAACCTAGATAAGATTAATAAATCTAACTTAATGTCTTTATTTGAAGGTACTATATTATGTAATCCTGACTCGCTATATGATGCTGGTTTTAGAAGCAGTTCTAAAGTTAAAATTAAACCTAGAGTAACTGATGAGTTTGAATGTGTTGATCAATATTGGAATAAAGGTAAAATGTCTAAACAAACTACATTAATTTGTAAAAATTCAGAAGGTAAAACGTTTCATGTTAAATTAAAAGGTACTAGTAAACAAAGAGAACAGTGGGCGAAAGAATTTGACACAAAAATTAAAAACAAAATGATTACTGTAGAATATAGAAAACTTAGCAAGTACAAAACTCCTATCGAAGGAGTAGGTGTTGCTGTTAGAGATTATGAATGATAAATTTAAACTACACATTTGATTCAAATGAAGAAAGGCATTTTTATAATTGGTCATTAGAGTTGTACAATAAAGGTTATATAGAGTGGATTTATTCTGAACAAAAAACATATTTAGTTTTTAATAAAGTATACGGGTATAATCCTAAACAGTTTACTTTAATTAAAGATAAACACTACACACCTGATTTTATATTTAAATTTTCTAAGAAAGCATATAATTTATTTTACTACGATGAAAAAGGAGGGTTCTTAAAGAAAAAGAAACCCTTCTTTTATTGTAATAATAATCGAGGAATTATGTATATTGATGTTAAAAGGTGCTTTTACTCGTAATTTAAGCTCATCTATAACATTTCCTGACAGGCAGTCACAAAATGGCAAATAGATATAACATATATGTACAAAAAACAATTCCCTATGATTTATCAAATAAAAGAAAAAATACATTATTTGTTAAAACATTTACACCACAGTCATTAATTGACGAAGAAGTGTATAAAACAACGAGGAAAAACAAATGGAAAAAAGGTGACTCTAAACTAAAATATTCAGTAATAAAAATAAATGATTTTTTATGATGAATCCTATTTTATTAATTGACGGTAGTTCACTTGCATTTTTACATGCAGGTAAATCAAACTACAAAATAACATTAAGAAACCATTTAAAAACACTTCTGAAAAGATTTAAAACAGATGAGTTTTTAATAATCTTAGAGGACAGTAAAAGTAATTTTAGAAATAAAGTAGCAGTAACAAACGTATATAAAGGACAGAGAAGAACAGAAAAGCAGAAAAACAATATTAAAAAATATCTTCCTTATTTAAAGGACGTGTTTATTGAAATTAAACTTAATTATAAACCTATTACTTATTTAGGTGTTGAAAATGATGACGCTATTGCTACATTACACACCAGATTAAAAAATAGCGTAATGCTGGGAAATGATGTAGATTATACTTCAGTTCCAGGAATATATTACAATATTAAAACTAATAAGATACAAAGAATACAGTACCCAGGTCATATTAAACTTGTTAAAAATAACAAAAAAATTGATGCTAGCGGGTATTACCAGGTTTATTCTCAGGTTTTAAAAGGTAGTTCTAAAGAAAATTATAAAGGNTTGACAGGATGCGGCCCTGTTGCAACTTATAACCACCTTAAAGATTTAACTACTGAAAAGAAATGCAAGATGTATGTCTTAAGTTATTTACTGATAAATACGGTTTAAAAGAAGGTATTAAAAAATTAAACGAGGGTTTTAAGTTATGTTGGGTAATTACCAATAATGATACAATTAAAACTCCTAAAACAATACAGTTTTCTAAACTAAACTTCATATAATGTCAGTAAAAACTTACACAAACATACGACACAATAACTTAACTAAAATTGCAAAATATATGTTCTTTATGGAACAATGTTTATACATGCCAAATTACGTAATAAATGCTTTTCAAAAACTAGAGCGTCAGCTTTCTGAGAAAATAAAAAGTCTCAACGTCTTTGTTGACGACAATTCTAGAAGTGATTATAGTTTGCAAGAACAGTTGGACTCTGACTCACCAGAATATTTATATTATGTGATAGCAGATACTACTAATCCTAGATTTTCAAAGCAACTAGCAGAATTAAAAAAGTCAGAATACTTTGTTGATTGTTATCAGCATAAGAATATTGACTCTAATAAAGCAGTTATTAGGTTTAAAGTTTGTGTAAAATCTAGATTTGAAAAATTATTAAAATCAGAATATAGTAAAATGTTTACAGAAGAAGAGCAGTCTTCTATATTAAAAAATAAACCGTTACTAAGAATGTACACTCATTATAATTTTGAAAATGAAAGAGATGAGTTAGATTCAACACTACATGTTCTGATGCACACTGAAGAAGGGTTGCAAAGATTAGTTGATAAATTTACAATAGATGACCCAGACACTATTGCAATAATGGCAGATCATGAATATGATGATAAATTTGATATTGATAAAGAAATATTAAATTTTAACACATATAACTAAAAAAATAAACCTTATAAAATATAACATAAGAGTACCTAGGTACTCTTTTTTTAATATGAAGTATAAATTTAAATTACCAATAGGAGATTGGTCAGATGATGGTCATGGTAAATGTGACTACTATTTTATAGAATCTAATGTTGAGCTAAAAGATGTAATTTTTGCATATAAAGAAGCATGTAACAAGTGGAATATAGATGAAATTGCATCAGAATTTGAAGAAAACACAGTGGATAAAGACATCATAGAGTTTTTAGAAAAAGAAGGTTTTAAAAAAGAAACATTTATAGATAATGAATGGAAAGATAATTATTACGTATCTAGCATAGGTTTGGCACAATTAATTATAGACGCTGTAATGAAAATAAATCCTTCTATAGTTTTAAAAATAGTTGATGATTCAGTACCTATGATGTGCAACTGGTCAGCAATGGATTTATGTAACATAACAATTGACTTACCAGGATACGGTTGTTTTAACTTATAATATAATAATATGACAAAAGCAGAAATAATAGCTCATTCTAAAAATAAACAAGGAGATGAATTAGTAACTTTTATAGTAGAGTTTCCTAGAATAATACTACCTGAAGTATTAACTCATAGAATGTTTAGTAGAAATAGTGCAAGTTCAAGAGCTATACCATTTAAAAAAATGGTTAAAAAAGTACAAGAAAGTCCTTTTATTCCAATAGCTTGGCAAGAAAACCATAAAGGAATGCAGGGTAGTAAATATTTAGATCCAGACACAGTAGCCTGTTTAGCGGCAAACAAAAGTTGGTTAAGAGCTAGAGATTGGGCTGTAATAGAAGCTAAAAAGCTAAATGATTCAAGAATGTCAAATGTTACTAAACAACTGTGTAACAGACTTTTAGAACCATTTATGTATCATAAAGTAATTATAACTACAGGATTGCAAGGATTGCATAACTTTTTTAAATTAAGATGTCCTCAATATAAATATGCTGATGGTATCTATTATAATAGTAAAAAAGATTATCTAAACAGACCTTATGAGGACTACGAAACTCCTTTTGATTCAGGAAAAGCAACTAACTTAGAATGGTATTCTATTAACGAATCACAAGCCGAAATACATATACAAGAGTTAGCAGAATTAATGTGGGACTGTTATAATGAATCTACACCTAAAGAATTAAAAAAAGATGAATGGCATATTCCTTTTGGAGATAATATTGACGTAGAAAGGTTAAAATTAATAGACATGGGAGTAATGTCAGATATTGAAATAAATTACTACAAACTTCAAATATCTACGGCTAGATGTGCTAGAATAAGTTATGATAACTTTGAAGGTAAGGATGATTATGAAGCTGATCTTAAACTGTTTAATGGGTTAAAACAATCTGAGCATTGGTCACCATTTGAACATGTTGCTAAATGTATGACAGATGAAGAGTATAATGCTCATGTTAAAGGATATGACCATACTGTATTAACAAGGATAAGATCTCGAGGATGGTGTAGAAATTATAAAGGATTTATTCAATTAAGAGAACAATTAGATTAATATGGAAAAAGTTACATTTACTAAAGAAGAAGTTGAATGTCTAATGAATGAAACTGAAGAACTGATAGATATGAAAGGTATTAGTCAGTTTTATCTAGAATATTTTAATACAAGTGATAGAAATATTACAGAATTTCATCTTTGTGATTTTGAAGGAAGAAGTTTTATGAAAGCTAAAGGAAAAACTAAATACAATAAGATAAATAATGAAAATATTTTAGCTCTAGATTTTGATGAATTAAATTTTAATTTTATTCCTAGAATGAGTTTTTCTGAGAAAGAAATTGACAATATGGGATCAGGTTCCTTAAAAGATTATAGTATAGACTATGATACTGATGATGGTTATTTTGATGCTGAAAAAAGGAGCAATGATGGATTTCTCAGTATTTTTATATTACAAAGGTGAGTTGATTGGTGAAACTAAGGGAGGTTATTATACATCACAAACATGTGATTTTAACGGAGGTTTAAGTTTTGATGAATATGAAGAACCTTATGAAATAAATAAAAATGAGATAATAGAAATTATCAATAGTAATGTTTTGTTTGATTCTGAAAAATATGATAAGCTGTACGACATGTTTTACAAAACTATTTTTAATCAATAATAATATGGAATTATTTATAGAAGATATAGTAACAAGATATTGGTTTTCTGAAGAAGCTTTAGATTGTATTGAAGGCTGGGGAATGTACAGATTTAAAAGATGTAGATTATAATATTGAAAAAGGATGTGTTTATTGGGAAGCTGATTTTACTAACACTATTGATAACTCAAAATGGACTTGTGAGTTTACACATTCTAGATTAAATGGTGTAATGGAAAAAAGATATAAATTAAAACAAACATAAAACAAATAATAAATGATTAAACAATCTCTTAAAGGTCTTAATAGTAGGAGTTTAGCAGATCCTTATAACAAAGGTTTCTTACCTATTATTACAGCTCCTATGAATACTGTATTATGTGAACAAACATATAAACATTATTTAGATAATAATATTAATACGTGCATGCCTCGTAATCAATCTCCTCATATGAATAGTGTTAACTGCTGGGTTAGTTATTCATTAGATGATTTTGAAAAAATCTATTTAGACAATAATGCTGAATATGAAGGAACCTTTCCTCATTACATCTGTATTGATACTGCCAATGGTAATATGCCTAGATTGTATGACAGTATTAAAAAAGCTAAGAGTAAATATAAAGATGATTTAATTATAATGTCAGGTAATGTAAGTTCTACAAGTGCTTATTTTGGTCTTTCTCACTGCGGGTGTGATTATATTAGAGTAGGTGTTGGGGGAGGAGATGGTTGTACCACTACTGTTCACACTGGTGTAGGTCAAGACTGTTTATTAGAACTTGTGAAAGAATGTGTTAAAACTAGAAAAACGTACAAGTTTAATAGTAAAATTGTAGCAGACGGTATTTCTTCTTATATTAGAAAAAATAATTTACATTCTAACGGGTATGCTGCAATTAATAATCTTCTTTATTATGGTGCTGATTTAGTAATGATAGGTTCAATATTTACACGATGTAAAGAATCAGCTTCTGAGTCAATTGTAATTGATGAAGAGAATGGTCAAAAATGCACGTATAAAATACACAGAGGCATGTCGACTAAGGAAGAGCAAGAAACTTACAAAAATGGACAGTTTAAGCACTCTGAAGGTGTAGAAAAAAGGTACAAAGTAGAGTACACTTTAAAAGAGTGGTTGAAAGGTAGTTCTAAATACCCCAATAAGTATCCTGGATTTATTAATTGCATTAAGTCAGCAATGAGTTATACAGGTAGTCGTAATTTAAAAGAATTTAAAAATGATAAATGATATAAATAGAAACACTATTAATAAAACTGTTGATATTTTTGAATGGACATTTAAAAAAAGTAAAACAATTATCAGTAAGTGGAAAAATGGTTCTTTTAAACAAATAAAAACAATAAATGATAGTAAGAACAAAAGATGACAAAGAAGTTGACATTTGTATTTTAGAATTAGAATCACATGTTAGATGGTGGGAAGATTCTGCTGTCAATGGACTGGCTGATTACCACGGATACTTAATTCCTTTTAAGAAAAACGACTGTTGGTCACCTAAAATAAAAATTGATACTGGACAAATAATAGGATGGCCTTTGGGTAAAGTAGCTAAATTAAATTATAAAACTAGAGATGAAAATAATTATAGGTTTTTAAATGAGTTTAATGAAGTTATTTTAGAAAAACAAGGATATGTTATAGAATCATTATCAATTTTAAGAGAGGGATATGGTGATTATGTATCTTTAGAAATAGATGAATGGGGTGTTATTAAAAATTGGAACTTTTTAGAAAAAGATTTTAATTTTTTAAACAATGACTAAAAACAATAATTTAAAATAAACAACTTAATAATTAAACAAATGAAGGTATTTTTTAAAAAAAACAATCTTAACGCTGTAATTCCTATGAAAGGAACTGAATTATCAGCAGGACACGACCTTACAGTTACTGAAGTTGTAAGAAAAGCAAGCAATAAGGTTTATTGTAAGATAGGATTATCCATGTCTCCTGAGGAAGAAAATACTAAAATAGTATTAGTTCCTAGATCTAGTCTTACTAAAACTAACTGGGTCATGAATAATAGTCCAGGAATTGGTGACTCTGATTATACAGACGAATACCAAATTAGATTTACTGCTATTCCAACAGGAATAAATTATTCATGGCAGTGGAAATGGCCTTTTGTTAAAACCGAACTAACCTATGATGATTTTCCTTATGAGACTGGTGACAGAATAGGTCAAATGTTTTTATCAAAAGTAATTCCTATTGAGTGGGAAGAAGTAGATCATTTAATTAAAACGTCCAGAGAAGGCGGATTTGGAAGCACAGGTAAATAATTAAAATATGAATAGTTATACTGAATTATATAAAAAAGATTCTAATGGGCGTATTAGAATATTAAAAATGTGGACTGAAAAAGAAAATTTAGTTCAAGAAACAGGGTTGCTAAACGGAAAATTAGTTCTTTCAAAATCTTTATGTAAGGGTAAAAATAAAGGTAAGAAGAATGAAACTACTTCTTCAGAACAGGCTATAAAAGAATTGCAATCTAAAGTTAAAAAGAAACTTAGAGAAGGTTATTTTGACAGTAAGGAAAAAGCAATGTCTTTTAAAGTTGAAAAACCTATGTTAGCTAAAAGTTTTGATAAACATAGTAGCAAAATAGACTGGTCATCAGGAGTTTGGTTACAACCTAAGTTAGATGGGCAAAGAGCTAAAGGACTTCCTGGTAAAACATACAAGTTGTTTTCTAGAAATAATAAAGAAATAGAAACAATGTTTCATATTACAAGTATGTTACAAGGGTGTAATCTAATATTAGATGGAGAACTATACTGCCATGGGATTAGTTTTCAAGATAATATGAAATTAATTAAGAAATATAGACCTGGAGAAACAGAAGAAGTATGCTGGAATGTATATGATATTCAAAGTGACCTTCCTTATTCTGATAGACAACATTTATTGCTGACTTGGTAATGAAAAACAAGATGAAGAAGTTAGAAAAGTAGATTAAATTAGTACCGTAGTTACTTTTGTCAAGAAGAAGAAGAACTTANGTATCGACATCAGAAATTCTTACAAGTAGGATACGAAGGTACCATGGTTAGACATGGAGTAAAACCTTATAAGGTTAATGGAAGATGTGATCAACTACTTAAGTATAAAGACTTTATAGACAGAGTAGCTGTACTGACTGATATTGTTCCAGAAGAAAGAAGACCTACCATGGGTAGAGCTATTTGTAAAATGATTAATGATTCCGGAAAAGAGGTTGTATTTACATCATCTTTTAAAGCATCTCACGCACAACGCGAAGCATATTTAAATAATAAAGATATGTATATAGGTGAGACTGCAGAAATTAGATTTTTTGAATGGACTGACGAAGGAGTTCCTAGATTTCCTGTTTGTGTAGGTTTTAGAAATGACAAATAACTATTAATTAAAACACCCTTTAGATTATTCTATTGGGTGTTTTAACTTTCCATACACATTTTAAAATAATTAATATTGTTCACTTATGAACGATTATATGCGATATTGCAATAAAACAAAAAACATTATAGAAACTTCATATAAGTCTGCTACAATTGACGAGATTGTCAATATTATTAACAACGCAGGTCTTACAAAAAGAAGTAAAAACAACATTAAGAAATATATAGACACCTTAGTAGAACGTGATTTAAAACGTGAACTGAGGCGTTCTAAAACTTGAAGACTGGGCATTAAAAAACCCTATAAGATATAGATCTAGAACCTTAGTAAATGGTGCTAAATCTAGAGCTAAAAAGAAAGGAATACCATTTAACTTAACTGTAGCATGGGTTGAACAAAAATTAAGAAACGGAGTTTGTGAAATATCAAGCATACCATTCTACATTAAACCTTATTCTAGAAAAGAAAACTATGTCAGTGTTCATCCTCATAGCCCTAGCCTGGATCAAATATGTCCAAGTCAAGGCTATACCATGGATAACGTACAGGTTGTTTGCGACCAAGTTAATAAGTTTAAAGGTGATAGACATATTACTTCTGCAGTAAATATTGCAAGAGAGCTGATAAAAACTTATGAACAACGTAGTAAACCAGTAGTAATACTAAAATAAAAGTATTAATACGTTATAATGAAGATAAAGTATTATAATTGTGTGAAAAATAAACATGATTATAATACTTTTTTTAAATATAAATAAATGGCGATCATAAAAGGTTTTAAAAGAGCAGGAGTAAGTGATGTTACTCCTTATGAAATGCCTATTGATGAAATTGCAGACGGTGTAATTAAGTTAGAGAATAGATCTACAACCAATAAAAACTTAATAAATCAAACAGCAAACTCATTAATTAAAGATGTTAGAGATCATGAAGATGATCAAAATAAAGCTATAGAAATACAGAATGATTATTTATCAGATGTTGAAAAAATAATTGACTCTTCTGAAGGAGATTACTCTAATATTGACTTGTCTGATTTACAAAACTTAGCTACTAACTACTTAGGTTCTAAGGATTTTAGACAACTTCTTGACAATAAAAGAAATCAAGATGAGTTTGTTAAACAAAAAAATGAAATAGAGTCTAAAGGTGGAGAAGCTATCATATTCGGTCCATTAGATCCTACCAGAGATTCATTTTATGATTCTGAAGGTAACTCTAATCGTTTCACTGGTTCTTATAAGGTTGAGAAAAAACTAGATGCTCCTAAAAGAGCTAAGGAAATGTTTTTAAACATAGGGCATGAATTACAAGGGTTGACAAAGTGGGAAGAAGGTAAAAGTGGTGATTGGACAACATACTGGCAAAAGTGGTATAAAACAAATAAAAACAACAATGAAGCCGTAGATGCTGTTATTAATAATGCTACTCAGTCTTTAATTGATACTGAACAAGGTAGTCAGCAGTATCGAATATATGTAAGAGATTTGCTAAGTGATGGTTTAGATAAAAAAGATGCTGAAAAAGAAGCATTCGACAGAATGACGGATCTTCTTACATGGACAGGTGACAGTGTTAGGTATAATGAAGATGACGAAAAATCTACAAGACAACAATACAAGGATTTAAATCCTGATGCTATTAGTAAGAAAAAATCAAAAAATAGTAGAAAGGGTTCTGGTACTGAAAAACCTAAAGTAGTAAGATCTGCTACACGTGAAGACATCACTATTAGTGAAGATGGTTTAAATATAAGCACCGCAACAACAACCGCTCAAAATTTAATAGATGTAAATCAATCTTATGATGCTTCTGACTATGATAGAGGAGCTATATCTAATGCTAATTGGCAAAGTATTAGAAAATCATTATGCTTTAGCAGATAAATATACTAATGTGATGCGACCATCTGATGATGGCAGTACAGATAAGTTAATTTTCCCAGGAGTATTTCAAGAATTAGATTCTTCAATTAATATTGATTATAAAGAAAATAGAGCAGTTTTAAATTTAAAAACATATAAAGACATTCCTGCAGATAGAGAAGAAATGTCTAAACAAAAATATGATGTCACTAGTCCTGAATTATGGAGTAAGTTAAAAAAAGATGATATTAACATTCCTGCTGAAACTATAGCCGACAATGCAGGAGATAATCTTTTTACGTTAGATGATTTTAAAAAAGCATATAAGTTTAAAAAATTTCCAACTAACTCAAATGACTTGTCTTTAATAAATTCTACAAGCTTAGATATACAAAATCCTGGACTATCTACGTTGCATGTAAACCATGATAACGAAGGTAATGGATTGATTGAAATACACCCGTCACTGTATTCTTTAAGAGATTACTATCAAAATCAGTTAAAACTTGAAGAAGGATCTACTACTCCTAATGACGGTAGAATTAAATTGTATCAGGCTAAATTAGAACAGGCAAATAGAAAAATTGATGCCACTAAAAACTTTATGGAAGTTCATAAAGATGCATTAGAATCTCAACAAGGACAATTTAAAAAGATATACTTAAATCATCAAGTAGTAGAGGATCATTTGAAATACCATTTTAATAGACATGGTTTTAATTATGAAGACTTTAAAAAAGTACAGGAAGAGTATAAAAAAAATCCTAATGTTAAAACAGTAAATGGAGTTGACCAAAAAAGCTTAGATAAAAATATAAGATTGTCTAAATCTATGATTAAATATAGTCAAGATAAAATAAAAGCTTTTAGTGAGTCAAACCCTCTTGCTTTAGTAGCAAGTAATTATGTAAATAAGGTTTACAAAAATGATCCTAAAAAAAGATCTGAACTTCTAAAAAAAGTACCTGTTTTAATAAACTCACTGATGTCTGGAGGAATTGACATGTCTGAAATTAAAAATTCTCCCTGGAATAAAGATAAATTAGGTGTAAATAGTTTATCCAACTCATATTTATTATCAGGGTACATTAAAGATTATTTAGAAATACCAACATCTGCTTGGAGATATGAAAGTTTTAGTGCAGGTGTAATGTCAGGATTAAATTGGAGTGATGGTAAAGCTGAATATTCTAAAGAATACAAAGAAAAATTTACAAAAAATTATAAAAACACTTTAGAAAAAAAATACAAATCTAATCCTGCTATTAAAAACCTAATGGATGAATTAGATGACTATACTAAAACTGTAACTAGAAAGGACTATGTACTTGCTATACCTAAAGATGAGGCTAAAAATAATTACATATCTAATAGAATAAAAGATAAGTTGAAAATTGCTTTTGCTGATCAAAATCTAGAAATAAGAAACTCTATATTTGGTGGAGAAGAAGGAAATGAGTCTAAATACATTACTGAAAAATATGACAGAGACTTATTTTGGGATGAAGTAACCTCAAGCTGGGTGCTTTCTCAGAGTCAAACTGAACAAGAAAAATACAGTGGGGCTTCTTCAGCAATAATAAGGAAAGATCCTAAGTTTCAAAAAGAATTTATATCTAACATTACCGAAAACAATCTTATAGGAATTAGACATGATTTAACTAACATTGCTAATTTTGGACAAGATAAAGAAATAAAAGGTAACAGCGCATTTGTAGCACATTTTGATTTTGGATCTGGAAAACTATTAGAAATTGATCTTAACATGACTCAAAGTGATATGATTGGTATAATGGGGGATAGTGCGTTAAGATTAAAAGTTTTAGAACAAGCTAAAAAAGGGTTAAAAGAATCTAACGGTTTGTATTTTAATTTAAACGGATTAGCTAACAACTCTGGAACTAAAGTCTTTAGACAACTAAGTAATTCATTAGGAGGAGTTAAGGATCAAGCTTATACTTTTGGTTCTGATGTTCCTGAAAAAATTAACAGAGGTTCTTTTTATATTTTATCAAAAGGACTGGATGATGTTAATGCCGGGGACCCTAATTATAGAATTGGTCAAGAAGGAATGTATAAGATGCAGTTTAAAACTGAAACTGACTTGATACAATGGTATAGAAATAAAAACAAAGGTAATTTTGAGCAAATTGAACAAACTGCTAAATATATTCAGTATTTAAAGCAAGGGTATACTGCTGAAGATTTGGGATTAAGTGAAGATCTTCAAAATTTAGATAAAAACTCTTTAATAGAGCTTTTAAATAACAGAATTAATACTTTGTATAATGGTAATTTAGACAATAATAAAACAGGAGGGGCTCATATTGGTAATAACATTTCTCAATATGTTGATGAAGGTGTTGTTAAAAAAACTAAAAGCGGTTATAACATACCTCAAGATAAGTTTAATAGTTTAAATAACAAGAAAAAAGCTGCTATTGCTAAAAGTGCTAACACCTCTTTATCTAAAGGGTCTTGGTATGATCATAATAATGACGGAGAAGTTTACAGAGTGCCTATGAAAACAGAAGATGGAACTCCTGTGTTAGAAGACATTAATGAAGTTCTAAATAACAATAGTAGTTTTAAGTCGGTAGTAAATTCAAAATATAATAAGTTGCAAAAACCTATTGCTAATTTTATTTCAACAATAGATAAAATTAACAGTATAAACAGTAATACCACAGGCACCACTAGTAATTGGAAAGGTCCTCTTGAAATGATTGACTTATTAAGTGGAGGTACTTGGTCGCAGGCTGATTATGACGCTATGCTAAAAGATTTTAGTATATTACAGCCTAATGACACAATTACCATAACTAGTGCATTAAGATCTTTACAGACAAATTTAGGTGCTTATAACACTCCTGGTGGAGATCTAACTAATATAATTGACAGTAATCATATGAGAGGTTTATCTATTGATATTAGAACAGAGCCTATACGTAATAATAAAAATGAAATTATAGAAGATCCTACGCGCAATTATAAAGGTGGTCAAAATTTATGGAAGTTTTTACAAACTCCTACAGGTAAACAATTGTTAACTAAGTTAAATCTTAGTGCTTACTGGCATACTGTAAATAATAGTCAATCAGGAATGCATATAGATTTAAGTATAAAAACTCCTAGTAGACCTACTATATATCAAAAATTACCAGGAATGAAAAAAAGTCAGTCCTTATAATAAAACTAATACTCTAAAAGAATTATAAAAGAACGTCATGAACGAAGAAGAATTGCAAAAACAATTAGCAGAACATTTTACTAATAAAACTGCAAAAGATACTCAGTATGAAGGTGTTAATAAAAACCTCAGCATGTTAAAAGACTGGGATGATTATTATGAAGAACATGAATGGGTAGCTGGTCAAGGTACAGAGTTAGAAGATGTAGATTATGACTTTGAAACTTCTATAGAAGCCGACAGATTAGGTGCTGATTATGAAATAGGAAGTAGGTATAATCAAGAAGCTTTAGCTAGAAAACAATCTACAAGTGAACAAGTAGGAAGGGCATTAAATAAGACTTTTTGGAATACTATGTATGATACTGTAGGAGGAACAGCATCTATGTTAGATTTTAAGAACTATATTGGTTATGAAAAAGATACCGGCTCTTATATGAATCAGCTGAGTCAGTATATGAGAGATCTTAAAAAAGAACAGCAAAAACAAGATAAGATATATTTATCTAAAGATGCAGGTATTGGATCTTCTGCTTGGTGGCTGGAAAACGGCTCAGGATTAGTATCTAGTATGGCATCCTTTGGTTTACAAGGAGCCGGGATAGGAAAAGCATTGCAAGGTGTTAAGTATTTAACTAGTTTAGGTAAATTAGGAAAAGCTTCAAAAGCAGCAAGAAGAGGAGAAGACTTAGTAACAGGAACAATAGGTAAAGGGGAAGGTTTAACTGGAGCAGGTATTACTAATTTAAATAAAGCAAAAGAATTTGCTGGTACTGCTTTGACATCAACAATGCTGAACCAGTCTGCTGCTGTAATGAGTGCTGCAGATGTATATGATGATACTTACAATAAAGCCTTAAGTTCTGGGTATGGTGTAGATTATGCTAAGAAAGTAGCATCAGAAGCTGCATCTAATACTATTAATATTAGTAGAGCTAATATTATATTGAATATGACAATGGCTAATAAATTTTTGAAAAAGCCAACTAATATTGCTAAAACTAAAAAACCTACTAGGCTCGATAAGCTAAAAGAAGCTGGTAAAGAATCATTACAAGAAGTTGCTGAAGAAAACATTGAAATGATTGCTGAAAAGCAAGGTAGAGCTTTAGGAGATAAATATCTTAAAGACGGCAGAGATGCTGATAAGTTTAGAAATAATATTGGACCTATTAATATTGACGGTAATGTATATGGAGATGCTAGTACTAAAGAAATACTAGAGACTAGTTTATTAGGTGCTATTGGTGGTCCAATGCAGATGGCAACTATTGATGGAGTAGGAGGAAATTTAGGTAGCTCTGAAGGAAGGGTAGGATCTGCTTTAAATAAAGTTACCGGAGGTGGATATTCTAAGTTATTTGGTTCTAAAAAAGAACGCAGATATGATGAAAATGTATACTACGAAGACGGTAATCTCAAGTTTAATAAAGGCGACATCATGTATGAAATGGAGCCTGACACTTACACTGATGATGAGGGTAACACTGTAGAAAAAAAGAACCTAGAAGGTGAAACAATCATGAAGCCTAGACTTGATGATAAAGGTAAACCTATTGCATTGTATGAACAAGGTAGCCAAGGAGATGATAAATATTTTAGTAAAAATGAACTTCAGGATTTTTACTGGGATAAGCAAGATCAAACAAGAGCTACGTTAGAAGAAATTGTCAAAAAGCAAAATGCAATTGTAGCTACAGCAAAGTATCAAGCAGGTTTAGAAAAAACAATTGCGGATATAAATACTTTAGTTGACAAAGGTGCTGCAAATTTAAGTAAAGAAGAAAAAGATATCATGGCTGACAATATGACTAAGTTAGACATGATCAATGAAGGTACTGTAGATTTAGAAGCCGATAATGAGGCATATCAAGCAAGGCTAGATAAAAATAAAAAAGAAATTGAATCGCTTAGTGGTAAAGATCTTCGTAAAAAACAAGATGAGTATGCTAAGTTTTCTTTAGCTAGAGCAGCTGTAGAATCATTTCAACAAGGTAATAAAGATGTATTTACTACAATGTTGGAAGAAATGAAAGCTCTTACCCCAGAACAAGCAACTACGGCAGGGTATGATCCGGATACTTATAAGCAAAAAATAGACGAGGCCGTTACTCTTGTAGATTCATATTATAATAAGTGGTTGGAATATAATACCAAGCATGATCCTAATATAGCTACTGCACTGTTTAACAACAGAATTTCTTATGATTCTGCAGTTAATGATATTAATGATTTAGATTCTGACTTAGAAACTCTTGCTGATAGTTTAACTGATAAAGATATTGTAAATAAAGATGGTAAACCTACCGACATTAATGAAGATGGTAGTTCTGTTAAAGATAATTACAAAGAAGCATTTAAACTAGAACAACAAAAACAGCGTAAATACCTAAAGGATAAAAAGCTTCAAGAATTAGAAGGTGAGAAAAATACTCTTGAAAAAGAGCTAAATGATACATTTCTAACATATCCTAGTAATGAAAAAGAATCAAATGCTAAGATTAAAAAACTAGAAGATTTACAAAAAAGAGTTGATAAAAACTCTAAAGATATTGATTCTAGAAGAAAAGAACTTGGTAAAAATGAAGATGCTAAAATTAAAAAATTAGTATCTGATTTAAATATGCAAGAGTATTCTGACTTGTATAATAAGAAAATTCAATTAGTTGAAAAACTTTCAGCTTTAAATAAAAAATACGACGGGTTAATTTCTGAAGATAGTAAAGACAATTATTACAAGTTACAACAACAAAGACAAATTGACATCTTAAAAAACAGACTGTACAGATCTGCTATCAAGAACTTGTTTGAAAGTCAAGAAAAAGGTGACACTGTATACTTTAATGGAATACCAGGTAAAATAAGCCAAGATGGTACGTTTACAGTATCTAATAAAGATTCCAACGGTGAAGACATTGTGCTATATTTAACAGACGAGCAATTAAAGTCTGATAAGTTTAAAGAAACGTTTAAACCAAATGATTTAACTGATGACAGCTCGTAACTTTAAATATACTGGCGAAGGACGAATTGAGCTGTTTAATGATTTGGTTAAAAGTCTTAGCTCAATTGATAACTTACAAGAAATTATTATTAACGCAGATGGTGTTGAAGTTTCCTTAAAAGATCATATTGATGCTATTAACTCAAAAATAAAAGAAGATAATCCTGACTATAAAGAAATTAAAAGACTAATTTCTAACTTATCAGGTAATTTAAATAATGACCTCAGTAATAGAGTTTCTAAGCTAGAAGAAGATCTTCAGAAAGAAAGATTAGATGCCGCAGACGATTATACAGGAGTTGTTGATTTAGAAAGAAAAATTAAAAGCTTAAATGAATTTATAAAAAGTGATTATAATTCAAACTATGTAAATGCCATAAAAAGTTTAGAGTCTTCTATTTACAACACTGAAAGAATAGGAACTGATATTTCTAAGGCTACTGTTAAAGACGGTGTTAGTTTTAGATTAAATTATCAATCATTAAGTGATAATGCAGTGTATTCTTTATCTGAAGATGAAGCTAAGGTGCAGGAAGCTTATGAAAAAGTTTTCAGTATTAGAAATTATAGAAATTTTACAGCATCAAGTAAAAGATCTGATTTATTAGATAAGACTATTAAGGTTCAGGACAGAATAAACAATGGGGAAGACTTAATAGAATCTAACTTGAGAAATATTACTAATTTAGAAGAAGTTCTTAAAATGATCGGTTTTAAGAATTTAGATGAAAATTTAAAAATTAATATTTCAAACATAGTAGCATTACTTAGCTCAGATTCTGAAACTTTACTGAAAGAACGCACAGATAATTTAAAACAACTTATTGACAAGGTATATAATACTATTGATGAAAATTTAGAAAAATTAGACGTATATGATAAAGCAATTCAAGATAAATTAGTAAAAGTTGAAGAATTACAAAGCAGAACAACTAGTGAAAATGAAGAATCAATAAGAGAAGAAGTAGAGCTCTTAACTGAAATTATTAACAGCTTAATAAAAGAACGTGAAGTTGTAAGGTCTAATATTGCTGTATATGAACAAGAGCTTTCTAAATATCAAGATATACTAGACTCATTAAATACTTACTCTCAAGATCCTGTCTTTTTAGATGATTTTTTAAATTCTTTAAAGTCGGATATACTAGGAATAAAAAATACAATCAACAGTGCTTCTGAAATTATAGGAGAACTTCAAGTTGTTGAATCTGAATACAATAAAAGAATTGCTGTTTTAAAGAAAAATAGAAAAGTATTATTTCGATTTAATTACAGGAAGTAAGTATATTAATCAGTTAGAAGAGGATTACACTAATTCTTTAATGAACTTATATACTATTGTAGATGAAGCTGATTACAAGAAAGGTTTAATTTCTAAAGAAAATAGAGATAGAATAAGGTTCTTATTTGATTACATTTTTGAAGAGAAAGCAAACGATATTGATTTTGGTCAGATAAGTAAAGTTCTTGATTCAATGTCTATAAGAAAAGACATTAAAAATAAATTACAAGCTGAAATTAATAACATGGTTGATATTCGTTTTAACATGAATGAAACTGTCAATAAACTTGGTTATAAGTCAACCATGGATCCTGCTCAATTTGAACAACAGTATAATGATGTTATGAATGAGCTAATACAAATTGAAGCTGAGAGAGAAGCCGTTATAGAACAATCAGGTAAGCTTAAAAACCAAATAAAAGAGAAATCAGAAGAAGGTCGTAAATTATATGAAACGTACGGTAATTACACCACTGTATTTTTATCACTGATGGATCCTAATGCTACTTTTGATTCTTCTAAAACTATACCTGGCTTAAACGATTATATTATAAATTTAAATAATAATATAGGATTTTTGAGAGATGAGCAGTCTAAATACGAACAATTAAAAAGTGAAATTGAGGCTGAAAAAGCTCAGTTAGATGAGCAAAATAAGATTATTAAATCAGCACTAAAAGCTTTAAATAAAAGTTCAGACACCGCACTAGCAGTAATTGTTTTAGATAAAGACAATAAAAAATTATCTAATGAAGAAAAGCTTGAGTTGCTAAATAGTGTATTACAAGAAACATCAGAATACTCTTCTAAAATCGAAGATAAAATAAGTGTTCTTGTTTCAGAATTAGAATTGTTAAACGCAGACAGTGCTAAGTTGTCTATACTAGCTAATTTAGAAAGTGAAATACTTAACGTAATTGATGGTAATTATGATTTGAACAGTGACCCTGTTATTGATCAAGCCACTATATCCAGACTTAGAAGAGTAATTCAAAACTATAAGCAAAAGTGGGTTATTAATAAAAATGATTCTGAAGAAGTTAAAGAGTTTAAGAAAAGTATTATACAAGGAATGTACGACATGTTCACAACTGTTGATGCTAAGAAAACTAGATTATTTTTTGAAGAGCTTGATGTAATAAGTGCTATTACAAATAACACTGAAGACTTTGACTTAAGAGATTATGATAATCTTACAGCAAAAGTATACCAGGATTTAATAAATACTTACAAGTCTTTTGAAAAAAAGAACAGCAATTTGAGGAAAAACCCTTTTAAATTTCCTCCTTTAGAAGAGGTAATAGGTTCTTCAGAAGGTTCTTTAAAAGACAATAGTGCTTTAATGAATATGGTTTCTAAATTAAAAGCTCATGTTCATAATGTCAGTAATAAAACACCGATTATACTTTCTAAAAGTTATAGTGAAAAGTTACAAGTAATAACTAACGCTATTAATACTAGAATGCAAGAGATTAGNACTTTTGAAAAAGATGGATGAAATAATATCTGATACTTTTTCTGAAACAGAACTAATTAATCTTGATAAAACAAGACAGCAAGTAGTTGACTTAATTAATAAATATAATGGGTATAGAGTAGGTAATTTTAACAAGCAAGTTTCTAAAACAAAAGAGACTGTTACTGATAATAATAAAGACTTAAAAGAAGAAGGTGAAGGTTTGAATTTAGGTCTTATTAATAGTGCGGGTAATAAAGCAGCTGCACAGCAATCAGGCGAGGGGCCAGCAAACCCTGAACCTGAAGAAGGGTCAGAAACTACAAATGAAGTAGATGATTTAAATAAACAAATTTCCTCTACTTTAACTGGAGATAACCCTGAGTCTGATGCTAAAGAAAATATTAGAAGTACTAAAGCTCGTCATTTAGAATGGGATAGAGAAACAGGTCAGAGAAAATACTCACCTAACGGACTTCCTATAGTGACTAAAGAACCATATGATTTAACTTTTGGAACTACATTGAATAAAATATTTGACAATGAAGGTGAGAAAAACGGTTATCAAGTAAGGTTTGTAAATCTTAATGATTCTGATTTAGATCCTGATAATTTAGAACTAGTTCAGCGTAATGGTAAATCAGAAAAAGCAGTTAACCTAGATCCTGATAAAAATGGAATATATGTTGTACTAGTAGATAAAGAAAACCCTAACTTAAGAGTTTACGTAAATGAAAATGGAGATCGTAAATTATTTAATTCATTATCTGAAGCTAGAAATGAAGGCTATGATCTATTATTTACATTTATGAATGATTATCGCCAGGACCAAACTGTTATTGGTAATAACACTTTGAATTACTGGCTGCAAGATAACAATACAGGATTTGATTCTCTTAAAGACCTGGTAGAATACTTTAAAGGAGATTCTGAAATAGTAGCTACAATAAATGATAGAGAGTTAACTTTAGATAATTATAGAGAAGTCTTAGAAGAATTAATTAAAGAAGAGAGTGACAATAATAGACAAAACATCAGAGAACTATTAGATGAAGGAGAAGTTGTCGTTGCTGATCTAACTGCTATTTCTACAGGAAATGAAATTACTGTAAGGTCTGGTTCTGAAAATAGCTTGACTTCTTTTATAGAGGGTAGTCCTAAATTTGATTTTGATAAATCAACAGGTGTTTTAACACTGAATAACGAGGGAAGATCCGTTAGAGTAATACCTAATAAAATAACAGGGTCTGATCTTGTTAAAGCTAAAGCAGAGGTTTTACACTCAATTTTAAAATTAATTAATGAAGATTCTAAAACATCATTCAAAGATTATATAAAAGTTGTAGATCAAGACGGTGTAGAAAGTGATATGAAAATCACAGATATACTAGCTAATCTTTATGTGTCTACTTACACTAACGATAAAAGCCCTTATTATTTTAAAATTGATTATATTAAAAATGAAGACGGTACTTCTGATTTTGTAGTTAAGTTTAATTATAAAGACAATGATCAAATTATTAATGCTCAATATTCACTTAGAAATAATGAAGACATTAATAATATTTTACCTGAATTAGAAAATCACATCAGAGGTTCTATCGAGCCTGTGAACCTTAGTGATATTAAGCAAGGTATTGAAACACCTTATTCTAAACCTCAGTTTGTAAACGAAGATGGTCAAATTGTAATTAATTCAACTACACTAAAAGAGAATATACTTGAAGATACTAAGACAGATTCATTAACAAATGAACAGTTAGAATCAATAGGACTAGATTCAGGTATTTTAGGACGTTATATTGAATTCGGACCCGTTACATCATTTGAAGAAGAAAGTGCCTCAGAAGGCCAAAATAACAATGATGGAGATGAAGAAGTTACTTTAGAAGATATTCTAAAATCAAACTGATAAAGAATTTACAGATTTTGTATCAGAATTGTTTGGAGGAATGCCTAGTGCTAATATTGAAGTAGACCCTACTATTGGAATAAACGGTAGTTATAATAAAAACACTAACACTATAGTTCTTAAAAACATTCAAAATACACCAGTATTACTACATGAGTTAATGCATAAAAAGCATTATGACATGTTAGAGTCAGATTCTAACAATGAAATGTACAATGCTTATTCTAAGTTTAGAAATGTTTTATTAAGAAAGATGAAAGGAATGAATCTTACTGACTTTTTTAACAATACTAAAACTGTAAATGGTAAAGAAGTTAATAATATTTTTTATTTCTTATTTGGTAAAGAAGCGTCTACTCAGTCTAATATCAAATGGATTACTGCAATAAAGAAAGGTAACGTTGAAGAAATGCTAGAAAATCTTTCTGATGAATCATTGCACGAATTGTTTCCTAGCTTAATGAATGAAAAATCATTTGTTAAATTTTTAAACTCTATTGAGCTTACAGCTGAAGATAGAAAAGAATTAGGTATTGAAGACGGTCCTAAAAACATGACATTATATCAAGCATTTCTTAAAATAATAAGTAAGATATTTGAATTAGGAAATACTGATATTAATAACACAATGTTAGAAGCGGCTATCAGAGTAGGTACAATGGATATTACTAAGAGTACTGAGACTGATGAAAACGTTGACGAAGAGTCAGAAACAGAAGGTCCTTCAGAATTTAGTCTCGACTTTATAAATAATGCTGGCAGTAAAGCCGAAGAAGAACAAAACAATCTAAGAAAAACAATACACTTCTAATGTTACAAAAAATGATAATCTAGGAGATGACTTGTTAGATAGTATGGATGATTTTGATCTTGATCTTGACGACATAGTAGACGAGTCTCCTATTGATAATACTATGGATAACATGAATCTCACACAAGAATCTTTAGATTCAGTATTCTATCCTAGAAGTAATATATAATAATGATGAAGTATTACTTTTTAACAACTTAATAGATAATGAAGATATATATGGTATATATGAAGATTACATAACTGGTAGATTTACTGAAAGACCTGATTCAATTAGCGAAAGCGATTGGACTAAAGTTTCAGGCATTTTTGATAATATAAAAAATTATTTAACTAATTTAAATACATCTAACGTGGATACTAAGTCAACGATTTTAAGTTCTACATATGATTTCAACGGAGTTAAACTTAATCAAAAAACATTAAATAATTTAATGGACGGTTTGACATCTGAATTTTTTAATATTATAAATAGTGAAAATAACACAGAATTATTCTTTACAGATCAGCTTAACGAACAAGAAACATACAGTCAGTTAAGAGGGATTTTGAAAAATAAATTATCAAATATAGTAAAATACTATGATGAGTATTTTAATGACTTTAGAAGTATGAACGGTAAATTCAAACCAGGTGATTATACTGGTATTGAAGATGATCCTGTAAAAGTATTGGCTCATAACATGGTGTCAAGTACACTCGCTGTATTTAAAAGAAAAGCATCTAAAAGCTAAAAACTTCAGCTGAAAAACTAAGTATTCTTACAGATGCTTACAATAATAATAGCAGAATAGTCAGTATTAAAAAATTTATTATCTAACTTTTTAGGAGATGATAACGCTTCTAAAAATAGATTTGCAGATATTGCTAAATTTCATACAGCTGAATTAAAAAGTTACTCTTTCAAAGTGTCTGAAGACTCTATTGACCAAGATAAGTTTAACAATGAACTAGAATCAGGAAGAGATCCTATTTTTAGTAAAGACAGTACTCAAATTGATCCTAAGTCAGGAATTCCTGTAGCTACCAAACTACTGTTATCGTCACAACCTGTTTATCAAAAGAAAACAATTAATGGGAAAGCAGTAATGGTTCCTGTAGTTAATGAGTTAGGTTTGACAGTTCCTAATGACTTTAGTAGATTTTATAACTTAGTAGTTAAAAGGCTTGCCGGATTACCACCGGAAAAAAGAGTAATGATGAATAAACTACTTAAAGTTTATCAATCTGAACTTAGAGCAAATCCTAACAGTGTTGAACTGCATGATTTAGTTACTACTACAGAGAGTCCTTTAATGTTATTAGAAAACAAATCAATTGATGAAATTACCACTGATGATCTTAGAATGGTAAATCAATTTATTCAAACATTTTCTAAAGCTACTCCTAAGTTTATTTTAAGTACAATTACTAATGATGGTACTGTTCAAATGTACGACGGTAATAAAAATAAAACAGTAGGGGCTATCATGAATGACTGGAGAAATGAGTTTGATCGTCTTTATCCTAATGGAATCACTTTGGGTAAACTGAGAGAGATTGTGGTTAAGAAAGGTCAAGACTTTTTAAATCCTTTAGGTATATACATTGATTCTTATGCTGAAGTTAATAAAGAACATAAACTTAACGCAAATGAAACAGGTAGTTTAACTGTAACTTTAGACATAGTAGATCAAATAAAATCAGCACTGATTAAATCTATTAAAAAAGATTATAAAGGTAAAAAAGATGATTTGCTAATTACTGATGTCCTTAGAATGCCTGAGTTAAATCAAGATTTGACAAAAGTTGCTAGAACTGTTTCTAATTTTAATCAAGTTATTGACAATCAGTTAATGAGTGTTGATAATAAAAGATTATATGGAATCACTTTAAATAACATGTTGAGTTTATTTACTCATAGATACAATCAGGATTCAGGTAATAAAACGTCTTTGGAACAAAACAGTCCATGGTTAAATACTGCATGGAACAACACCTCTATTATGAAAAATAGTATTGGTCTTGGTAATGAAATAGAAGTCGGTATATTAAATGGAATTACTGTACAAGGTGACTCTAGAGGTAGTACTACTAAAGATTTAGGTAAAGCTGACAAGTGGTATCAAATGATTTCATCTACAATGAATGGATACTATACATTCTTTAGAGCTGCGGATAGAGGTACTGAAAACTACTTTGCATTAAGATCTAAAGCTGGAAGTATAGTAAAACTTCACAATCATGATAGAAAGAAACTACTTGAGTCTTATTTGGATTACTTAAAAGACGAGGTTACTTCAATTTACAACTTGAAAAATGAAGGACTAGGTTCTAACATTAAATTCTACAATGGTAAAGGTCACATGTTTAGATTTTTTACAGGTAAAAAATTAGGTGGTGATATTATGAATCAGCTTAATAACGCTTTAAATAATGATGTTACAACCGGTAATGACTTAGGTCCTGTGCAAGCTCCTAACAGTTTAGAATCTATTTTAGAGTTTATTGATAAAAACAAAAATACAATTGTTTCTAACTTAAAAAATTATTTTGTTAATAAATCAACTTCTAATAAAGGCATTATTAATACAGAAGGATTGTTATTATTACATGATAAGCCTGATTATCGTACAGGTAAGTATTTTGTAGGAATTCCTGCAGATCTTTTACTAGACTACTATAACCCTAAGGATCTAAGAAAAAAAGTAAGTGAGTATAAAAACACTTTAAGGAAACAAGGGTTAAAGTCTGCTGAACGCAATAAAGCTAGTAAAAAATTTATTCAAGATGAAATGGAAAAAGTTGTTAGCAACTTGATGTATGACTTTACTTTAATATCTGAAACAGCTTATATTGAACAGACTAAAATGTTTACAGGAGATCCTTATATGTATAAGAATCAAGATGACTTCTTTAAGCGCATGTCGATGTTAAATTCTACTAAAAAAGTTTCTGTGGAAGATTCTCGCCAAGATGAAATATTAAATGCTAGAAATACATTTAAAGTATTTTATGAAGGGTCTGACATAAGTATAAACCTTGATAAGGAAGTAGTTAAAAACCTTATGACTGAGATTCATATTAACGATAATAAAGATTATCAGTCATTAATGGAAAATAACTTTACTCAAAATAATATTGACTTAATTAAAGAAAGAACTGGTACAACTGATGTTGACTTTAGTAAATTAGAACTAGTGCCTGACATAGGGTACAGTCCTAGTCATTTAATATTCGATACTGCTACTAACAAGCATAATCATACATTTACGTCTATGATATTGAATGATGACGAGAGTGTTTCCAATCTTGCACTAGATACTGATGAAAATGGAGACTTTATTAAGTCTAAAGACATGAGTATTGTAATTGACAATGGTGATATAACTTACGGTCATAATAAAGATGGTGAGTTTATAGAGCTAGATAACAATAATGTATCAGTATTACGTAAATTGTTTACAAGAGAGTTTTATAATGATGGTATTACAAATCCTGTAAAACTTCAAAGTAAAGTTAACTCTTACTTATCTAACTATCAACAAATGGAAGTTGCAGATGGTCAAGCATGGGTTACATTACCAGCGTATAGAGAAATCTTAATTAAGGCAGGTGATTGGCCCGCTAAGTCTGAAGCAGCTTATAAAAAAGCAATACTAGGACAAGAGCTAGATACCAATGAAACTAAAGCAATATTTAGAGTATTAAAAACTCAATATGCAGGTCCTCTAGATGTAGAAGGTTTGTTTGTACCAACTGGTTATAAGCACTCTATAGCACCGTTAATACCTAGCATGATTAAAGGTACTACTTTAGAAAACCTTAATAAGATCATGTTAAAAAATGGTGTATCAGTTACCCATATGAGTTCTGCTAATAAATTTGGTAGAATCTTAGATGATAGTGGTGATATTAATTCAGTTAACATAGTAGATGATACTGATAGTCAAGTTGTTACTCAAAATAACTCTTATGAGTTTTATGGTGTGCAATTAGATCAGGCTCCTAAAATGAAAAATAAGATTACAGCTTCTACTCAACATAGAAAGTTAATTTTATCTGATTTATTACAAGAAGGTGTTCCTGTTGATTTTCAAGGTACTGAAAGTCAATGGAGATCATTAAGCGAAAATGAAAAAGCTAGTCAATCTAGAGTTTACAATTATTACAAAGAATATCATAATTTACAAGCAGAGTTATTCCAAAAACCTTTTGATCAATTAGTAAAAGAATTAGACATCACTGTTGATAATAAAGGAAAATATAACATTGGTAACAGAGAGGCTCTAGTAAATGTTGCTTTAGAAATGGCAAATGACAGAGGTGTTTCTGATAATATCAAGAATAGTATTAGAAGTCTTATAGGTAAAGATTCTTACATTGAATCAACACTAAATAAAGATAAGATTGAAAATGTTATATTTGTCTATTATTAATTCTAGAGTAATTAGAGAGAAGCGTAAAGGTGAAGGTTCTCCTCAATTATCTGCTCAGTACTTCCAAGATCTTGGAGCAACTGCAGAAGGTGAAATGGGTAGAATATATTCACATGATACACTACGTCACTACGAACAAGATAGTGAAGGTAACGTAATGCCTTCTCAATGTATGATTGCTATACCTCGTGATATGATAGATTACGTAAATGTTAAATATGGTAGTTTAGATAAATTTAATGAGGTTGTATCTGATTTGAATGATAAAATTTACAATAAAGAACCACTCAATGAAGAAGAGCAGGAACTAAGTAACATTATTAGAGTTATTGGATTCCGTATTCCTAACCAGGGATTAAACTCATCAGAGTTTATGATAGTTAAAAAGTTCTTACCTTATGAAGCTGGTGATACAATTATTGTAGCTCCTGAGATTGTAGCTAAGTCGGGTGCGGATTTTGATATTGATAAAATGAATACTTATTTGGCTTCTTATAAGCCGCCTGTAGTCAAAGATGGTAAAGTTGTAACAGGTCCTAAATACATTAAATATGACACTTCTGAAAATACTACAAGTGAAAGATACATTCAATATGTTTTAGATTCAGTAAATAGTCAACAAAAAGCACTAGGTAAAGCTAGTGAAAATATTGTAGACTTCTTAGACGAAGCTAACAAAGAAAAAGAGTTAGCAAAAACTACTGCTAAAGATGCTAGGTCTGTTGCTAAAAAGAAAGTATCAGATGCTCAAGAAGATCTAGATGATGTTAAAAATATCGGTAAATACTTATTCTTTAGCATTCCTTCTAGTAAAATCATTGATGATTTCTTAGACCTAAATAAAGAATACAATAATGCTGGTATGAGTGGTATTGAAAAACAAGCTCAATTCTTATATCATACTATTAGTTTAATTGATCAGCTAAAAGAGTTGGAAGAAGACTTTGTAAGTGAAAACATTATAGATGCGGGATCTTCTAAAGAAGAGTTAGTAAAAAGTTTAGAGGTGCTAAGAGATTATTATAATGAACAATTATCAGTAAATGCGGGTATAATTAATTTTAGAGATACATTAGAAGGTAAAGAATTTAATAAAAAACTACAAGAGTTGAATAAAGCTCGTCAAGAAAAAATAATCTAAGTGTAAGTTTTGCATACGAAGATTATAATGAATTAATGAGCGATTATAAATTTGTATTAGCAGAAGCTGTTGCAGAAGCTAATGATATGATTTCTCTTGATGAATTTGCACAGCTGCCTATTGAAAAACAAAACGGAGTTAAATCATTACAAAATAGAATGATTGAAGTTCAGTTTGATATTATGTCATTACCTGTAAACTACAGACCGTATTATGGCACCTGTATCTGATGCAGTATTAATAGATACTGAAGATGGTGCCGTATGGAATGTAAGATTCTGGATTGCTAAAGACCAAGCCACAGAAGAATTAAGGGATAACTTCTTGTATGGAAAAAGAGGTGTTAAAAACAGAATTAAAAAGTTCCTTAAAGAAAAAGGAATAAAGAATACTGAATTTGTACCTGATGATTTAATGGGTGAGTTCTTAACATATACTTACAATGGTAAAACTACTATTGATGAGTATGTTAGTACTATGTCTACATGGGCTAATAAAACTAAGAATGATCTTAAAAATAAACATATTTCAAGTATTATTGACCCGGCAGTTAATGTAAATAAGTTTATTGAGTTTTTATCTGGTAAATCAGGAGTTGGTCAAACAGCTGTACATATTACTCACCATCAATTAGGTATGGCTAGTAACTTACAGTTTAATAGACCTAACTCATTATGGGTATTTCCTCATAATAAAAGTACAAAAGGCAATCCTTCATTTGCTTTTAAGAATAACCAATCGAATGAGAGAATTTCTGAAATACTCTCAGGTTATTTGAATGCTTATGTAGATATTGCTAAAGATCCGTATGTTCAAGATTTAATGGCAATACCTGAAACTTCTAATGTTATTTTGTATATGATTAGAGGCGGTGCTCCTATTAAATGGATTAGTAAGTTTTTATCACAACCGATTGTTAAAGATTTTATAGCTTATAAAAAAGCAAATAGGTCTATGTTCATGAAGGCTGCAGGTAAATCTATGACTACTCGTCAAATACTTACAGATTTAGCAAAATCTTATCAGGTATATGAATACGATAAGAAAACTAAAACTAGTAATGTTGACGACCTAGTTTATTTCGATACTAGAGATTTTAACAATAGTGTTACAGCATTATTTGACCTATATTCTGATGGAGTAGAAATAACAGATGATAATAGACTAGCTGCTACATCTGAATTAAATGATCTAAAACAGAATTATTACTCAAGATTAGATTACCACAGTTCTAATGTAAAAGACTTACAAGATCAAAACTTGTTCACAGAACAAGCGTTAGATGAATACTTACACTTAGGTAAAGAGTACTTCACTAATGCTGATAACAACTCATCTAAAGATGATAAATACAGAAAAGCTCAATTAAATATTTTAGATTTATTTTTAGAATATCAAGAGCAAAGTAACGATATGCAAATGCTAGTTAGATCTACCAGTGTAGATGCAAAAGGAGCTGGTAAAAATTTAAATGATAATAAAGCATTCTTAAGAGAAGGTAATTTAATTACTTTTAAAGACACCTTTAATGAAAGTGCTATTGATTACATTTTTAATAATACCATTGTAAATTCTCCTCAAAAAAGTTTAGAGACAGCGGTAAATGCTTACAAAACATTATACTTCTCTGAACAAAACCCTATTGTAAATGCTCATAAAAATGCTCTTACCAAAATAATAGTAGACGCAAATGCAGTCAGTAAGAAGAGTAAGAACATAGACAAAGAGGGTAAAAGTGATTTACAAAAAACTTACGATAATGATTTAGTAGTTGCACTGCTTACATCTAATGTAGGATTAAGTGCATTAAATACACGTAAAGTATTTGAGCAATTGTTTATTAAATCTGATTCAAACTACTATATAAATAATAAAGGTGAAAAAGCTCCTTTAGGTGAAATTATTTATGAGCTAACTCAACTTAAAAGTAGAAAGCGCGGCACATTAACTAAAAAACAGTTATTAGCTCAAGCTAGAAAAACTGGAGTTAAGCCTACAGCATTAGTTCTATATAGCTTAAGAAATGAGGAAGTATTTAATAATTTACTTGGAAGAATTCCTAAACAGCAATATTCTAGTTATGATGACTTCATTAATAAGAATGTTGTAGATAATAGTAAAGAAGGTAAGTCTCTTTACAGTATTGAAAATAGTTCTAATAAATTAGACTCTTCTAAAGAGAATAAAATTAGAAACTCTTTTATTGTTATTAAGGAATTTGCAAATGCTCAGATGGAAGGAAGTCCTGAAAGTAAAATTTATAATGACTTATTTAGATTTGCAATACATCAGTCTGGTGTACAACATAATAGTCCTATTACTTGGACCAAGTTGTTACCAAATGAGGATGTTGAAGTATTAACTAAATCCGCCATTAGTACTTTTGAGTCTTTGTCTAATCTTGAAAAGCAAGTATTCTTAGAGAAATTCCAAGAACAATTCCTGGCTAGAAATACTAGGTATGTTCCTGTAATGGATACTAAAACTGTGACAGATCCTTTTAGTCAAACTGGTGTTAGTGTAGAGCTAAGTAACAAATTTTAATAGTAAAGATTCAAGATCTAACTTTCCGATATTGTATAATATTAGTTATAAAAAAGGCACGTTTATTAAAACTGCTTATTATAAAACTAAAGCTGGAATAAATAAAGATGGAAGTATTAAATACGTCTACAAAAAAGGAATTAGTTCTTCTGTCCCTGGTATTGTAGGTAAAGATAGATTCTTTATGGGGTATGATATAAATATTAATGATGTAAATCATAATACTAAAAATACTGGTAAAAATGAGGAAACTCAAACTTACACGACACTTCCTGTAAGTAAGAAGTTTACTAGAAGTAGTGTAACTGCTGATACTGAATATTTATATTTATTTACAGATAATGCAGGTAGAACAAGCGGTAAAGGTAAAATTGATCCTAACTCTACTTATGCTAAAGAATTTGGAGCAGGTAGTAGATACCCTTCTATGACTCAAGCAGTTATAAGAGGTTTAGATAATTCTGCCCCAATTACTACAATGGTTGATGATAAAAGAACTCAGTGGACTGAAGATAGATTTGATGAATTCAAAGATATTATTGACAAAGAGTTTGAGTACATTGAAACTAAGATGAAATCTGGTAATTACAAAGGAATAAAGTTTTCTGATCAAAAACCTTTTGGTCAGGGAACTTATTCTAAGTTACCAAATAATCTACAACGTTATTTAGATTCTAAACTATTAGAAATAGGAATTGTTAATGACTCTGGTGTAAGCAATGAAGTGCAGCAACAGTCTAGTCAGTTACAACCAAGTACATCTTCATTTACTTATAAAGGTAAAACTATACCTACTGAGTTTGAATTATCAAAAGATCAAAGTAGCGCTTTGAAAGACTTGATTGATTGGTACACTTCTAGAGGCACTGACCCAATTGTACTACAAGGACCCGCAGGTACAGGTAAAACTAGTGTAATTGGATATTTCCAAAAATACATTGGAAGTACTGTATTGTACACAGCTCCTACACATGCTGCCACATTGCAACTGACTTTCGCAGCATTTAAGACAGGGTCTAAAAAGTTGGCTAGTACAATTAGAAGTTCTGTTTATAGAAAAAAACAAAAAGGTAAAAAAGATAGAGCTGTTTTAACAATTAAAGCATCTAAAAAATTAGGATTTGGAAATACAATAGTAGTTGATGAGTCATCAATGGTGGGACCAGAAGAACAGTGGTTATTAGAAGATCTTTCTAAACAAGGTTATAAAATAATCTATGTTGGTGATAAAATGCAAATACCTTATGTTAATCCTAACAATCCTAGATCTAAATCTTTAACCGAAGTATTTACTAAATATGAAAATGTTAATTTAGAAAAAATACATAGAACTAAAGATCCTGTATTAACAACTGTTTTAAATAAAATAAGAAACAGTAATGTAGATCAGTTGTATAAAACTAATGATTCAGAAACTGCAACTTTTTATGGAACTAATGAACTAGCTTTTAATCAAGAGTATGTCAGAAATTTAAAGAAGAATCCTGAAGAAGTAATATTTATTGCTTATAATAACGGTAAGGTACAGGAAGTAAATCAAAGTTCTAGAGAAGTTTTAGGTAGAGGTATTTCTCCTGAAGTAGGAGATATTATTACAGGATATCTATCATATGCAAGTAAGCAGATTGAAAAAGGACATCTTGCTAATTCAGTAATCTATACTATAACTGACATTAATGCTAAAGAAGATGATAGTAGTGCTAAAGAAATTCAGTTTACTTCTAAAAAATTAGAAGAGCTTAAAAAGAAAGGAGTCCAAGGAATCCCTGAAGCAAGTGACTTCAAAACAACATATTACCAGTTGTCTAGAGATGATTCTTTTAATTTTGAAGATTTAAATCAAAATGATTTTGATAAAAATAATAGAACTGTATCTTCTTTATTTAGAGAATTACACAATGAGTACAGACTTTTGTTACCACTAAAAGGTCGCAATTATTTCGTGTGGTTGGAAACATTGGACGCATTTAAAGATATAATTTCTAAATTAGATTTAGGAAATACTTACATTTATAATCCTAGTTCTAACAAAATGGAGAAGTTTTCTAGAAATAAACATCGTAAGTTAAAGTTTCAGTTTCCTCATTTATTTATTGAAAAAGGAGCTGATTATGGACATGCTATTACTGCTCATAAATCTCAAGGAAGTACTTATGATAATGTATTTGTAGATGCTAATAGTTTTAATTCAATCCCTAGAACTAGTATAATGGAAGATGGAAAACAAATTAATACTGAAAAACAAGCAGTAGCATATGTTGCTCTTTCAAGAAATTCTAAAAAATTACATGTATATGAAGGTAAAACTAACTTTAAGAATGTTAAAGTTGATGATCAAGTTCTTGGAGTATGGAAAAACAGAAGGACTGCTACATTGGATTCGTTTGATACTAAACCTGTGACTAAACCTGATTATAATTTTAATCCGGCTAGTGTGTCAGAAAAAAGAAGAAATGAATTTAAAAAGTTCGTTTTAGACGAACTGGGAAATCCTTCATCAATAGAATTTGAATCTAAAAACGGAGATTCTTTTTATAAATTTACGTTTAAAGATGGTACTTATATAGAGACTCCTGCAAAAGGGCGCATGTTAAGCTACCCAAATGCACCATCTAATAAGATAGCAGAGTTGTCGAAAAAATACGGCGACTATGATATTAAACTTTTAGTAGGGTTAAACAAACTTGCAGAAGAAAAACTAAAACAACAACCGACTAAGCTTGCGCCTAAACCTAAAAATAACGTAACAGTTGAATATAAAGGTAACAATTATTCTGTTGATTTTTCTAAAGGAGTAATAACAAACTTAAAAACAAATAAAGTTTTAAAAGGAGGTGTTACATCACCTGCAGGAGATGCTATTTTTAACTTAGCTTTAGCCCAACAAGAAGCACAACAAACGACCAAACCTGCTCAAGTTGAACCCTCTACTTTAGCTAATAGCAATATCAAGTGGGCTGGATACATGGCAAGATTGGTAGCAAAAGCAGTAGAAAAAGATGTACTAAATGTTTTTGAATTAAAAGATTTTACTTTAAAGAAACCAATAAAAACTAAAAATGGATCGACAATAACTGAAATTATTCCTGAGCCAGGATCAGGAAAATTTACAATTATGTTTAAAAGACCTACAGGAAATTGGATGGTTGAAATAAAAAGAGGTGATAAAACAAAAGGTACTTTTAAATATGAACTTTTGTATGAAGAAAGTAATAAGCCTGGTTCTTTTTTAGGTGTTCCAAATACATGGAATGATAAACGAATACTTGAAACTATAACTGAAACACTTCCTTCTGATTTATTTTCTGAAATTAAAAAGGATTTATTATCAGTTCCTGAGCAAACCAGTCAATATTGGAATAAAACAGATTTTGAATATAATGAGTCAATTGATAAAAAATATGGGATAACTAAAACGCTTGGAGATATAATAAATGAATTAGAATCTAAGGACAAGGAGGATGACATTAATGATAATACTACAAATACTCCAGACTTATCACCATTAGATATTAGTAATGACATAACTAATTCTAAATTACAAGCACAGCAGGATCTAGATAACGCAATCAATGATCCTTGTAACAAATAATTTAAATAGTTAATTTAAATAATACAACACACACAATTAAAGAGTAGTAATTAATTTTACTGCTCTTTTTTTTAGCACTTGAGGTATAGACATAAAAAAGGTACAGTCATTACAACTGTACCAACTAAAAATAAAAATATGATTGTAAAAATTATTTATAAATATATTGACTATTATGAGGGCTAGATATCCAATCATAAATGTTATCCACATTATCTCTTGTATCTAAAATACCTGTAAAATCTCTGAACGTCTTACCGCCTGGTAACCATTCTAAAGAATAATAGCCTATTGTTTTTTTATCTTTTTTATCTTCAACTTTAAAAGAAAAAGGTCCATCTCCATACTTAAAGTCATAAGTTCTATCCCAGCTTTGACCAGATAGCACATCAACTACTTCATCTGCTGTATTACCAATTGTTTTAAGAGCTTTGTCAATAACACCAGTGGCAGGAACAGGACCCCTTCTAAGCATGTTAAGAGTTTCACTCCATCCAACAATAGGTGTGAAGAAACCTAGTTCTAACATAGCTCTATCAAATAACTGACTAGATATTCCTAAAAATCTATTTTGTTTAATGTTATCCTCACCCCATCCAAAATCCCACATGCTACTAACAGCTAATAATGCTAAGAATAGCTGTATCTCTTTAGCCAAGGCTCTTATCTGACCTTTATAACCATTCATATAGTCTTCATAACTAACTTGATCAGGAGAAGGATTTTCAGGGTCATATTCTAACTGAGGGTTGTCAGCTATAAACTTAGCATATAACTGTTTCATTCTAGGACCATCCATTACTTGAAGATCGTCTTTTACAAATGGTATTACTAATTTAGTTAAACTTTTCCAGCTTTTACCAGAAAGCTTATCTATTCCTTTTAACCAAGCTATCCATCTACCTACTTCAAAACTCTTCCATTGTCATGTTATACTCTTCATTCTTTATTCTTTCTCTAGCCATAGCCGGCAGCCATCCTTTATATTGCATCAATAATCTTCCAAGAACGTGTCTTTTATATCCTGCAATGTCATCATCGGACATATTACCTTTAGTTTTAGTAGCATTATGACGTGCTTTTCTTCTAAAATCAGTATATGTAGATTTACTTATCGTCTCATTAGTATGCTGAGAGCGTATAATGGGCTTTTTTTCGCCATCAATTACATTTTCCATATCAACACTTTCCCATAATGATTTCCATTCAAAATCACCCCCATATTTTGGATCATCCTTATATAAAGTTTTTAATCTTTTAATAGGGTATGTTCTTCCAGTTTTAGGATCAATTCCGTAATCCATCATCATAGCTGTCAACATTGTGTTGTCAATAGCATCATCAGACCATCTTTGTAAAACGTATGCGTAATCTTGTTTAAACTTCTTATTTAAAGAGTTAATAGAAACCTCATTTGCTTTTTCATAAACTTTATTATCTTGAGATAATTCAAAGTATTCTGAAGCAAAAGCTAAAGGTGATGAATAATTTTCAACATTGTCTTTAGATTTTTTAAGAAGATTTTTAAAATTATTAACTTCTTTCCTTGCTTGAGGTAAACTATCAATTGACCCTTTAGTTGCTAACATTGTTAGGTTAGCTTCAGCATTTATATGACCACTAGTCGCAGATAATACGTTTAATGCTACATTAGATCTACTGCCAGCTGATAGTAAAGTGTTTACTACCTTATTACCTAAAGCATTTTTATCACCTTCACTAGCTGATTTTTTGTTATAAATATAATAATCAATCCAGCTATTTATGGCTTTGACAGTATTAACATTACCGTCATTTGTTTGAAGAACACCATCTATTCTTACTTTATCACCTAAAAAATCTTTTTTAATACCAGGTGTATTTTCAATTAAATATTTAATAGACAATGACATTCCTTCAATGTCTTTAACACCTTTGTAATTATAAACAAAATCTGAAAACATTAAAATAGATTTACTCAAATCATAAGATTTATTATCTCTACCTACACTATCCATAAACATTATTGGAATTTTCTTACCGTCCTCAACACCTTGAAATCCTTGATCAGTGTCATGTTTAGTAAAATGATTCCACATGTTTTTATACTGTTGCGTCATACCTGAGAGCATTAGTCCATCTTGAGAAATAGTGTCTAAAAATGACTTTCTTATTTCAGGTATAAAATTAGAACTAACTCTAAAATCTAACCTGATCATTTAAAGTAGTTAGTAATTTTTTATAAAAATCATAATAATCTTTTAAGGGTTTATTTTCAGGTTTATTTAACTCTTTGTATTTATCATTATAATAAGACTACTTCATTGTTTTTAGGTTCTAACATCCATTTATTAAAAGAGTTAAACCACGCGTTGTTATTACCTTTTTTATGAGTAATATCATTTTCTTTTAACCAATTATTTATATTTCTGGTGTATTGCTTTTTAAGATCTGATGTTTTTTTCTTTAATTCTTTTTCAGTCAAGTCTTCATACTTCAACTGATCTNNTTTTTTATCTAATTCTTTTTGATAAAATACCTTAGTTTTTTCATATCTAGCCTGAAAGTATTTTTCACCAGCTTCATTCCTTTGGTACATTTCTTTCATTCTATTTTTACGAGCTTTTATTTCACTAGCTTTTAACCCTTCAGTGTTAGTAAGCATGTTTAACTCTTCGTAATATTCTTTTGAAAATTTACCAATTAAGTCTCCTTTATTATTAATAATGCCTTTGTAAATATCTACACCTTTCAACCCTTTTTTACCACCCCATTCTTGAAGTTTGGTATCATGTTTTAAAAGTTGTTCTTTTATAGCATTTACTTCTTGTATTCTATTAGTATTAACTTTATCCAACAATTGACTAAATAAACTAACTAACGGGTGTTTAGATTCTCTTAAGTGAGTTTGAAATACTCCAACCATGGTCATATCAGTTTGACTCATAAAACTGTTGAACATTTTTTCACTCATTAAGTTATTACTCTGTACATATTGTGACATTTTTAATGTCATAGCATCTTGAATTTGACTCTCAAGAAGTTTTAATTGAGTAATAGCTCCGGACAGCCTGTTTTTAAAATGCGCAAAAGAATCTTCTTGTTTTATTTCTTCACCTAAAGCAATTAGCGATTCTTCTTTACGTTTCATATCTTCAATTTCAGAAGACACCGCATTTATAAAAGAACCATATAACTGAGATTGATTTAAATAGTTAACATATTCTCCAAACACAGCAGTCTCATCACTATCTATATCAGCTGTTCTATCTAAGGTAGATTGAATGTTGTTATTTAAAACTTCAATATAATCTACAATAGTTTTAATATCTCCTGTTGTTTGTAGTTTTTTGATAGTTAAATCAAGAGTATCAATAGCATTGTTTATTTCGGTATCATTAAATGCTTTTTTATCTAATCTTTCTTGCATTAACTTTTTCTTCTCACCGATTAATTTATTTATAAATTGACTTAACTGGTCTCCATCTTTACCTTGAGACTCAACCTGCATAGGTATTTCAGTTAAACCAAACATGTCGGTTCCTGTATTTAAATAAGCTACTCTTGACTTTTCTAAGTCATAATCAAGTTTATCTTTACCATTTTCATCCACACCTACTTTATGTTTAGTATAAGTTACTTGAACAGGTAAGATTCTAGCATGTCTTATATTTTTGACACCATATAATTCTTTTAACATTTTGAGCATAACGACCTAGCTGTAGATTCCAAGACTCTTCTTTACTTTGCATTTTCTTTTTAGAAACNCCAGGAAACATGTACACAAAGTTTTTACCTGTTAAATCCCTGNTGCTTCTTTAACTGTTTTAATTCTGATTTTTTTAAACCAGTATCTTTATCATTTATTTTTTCTAAGCCTAGATTAGTAAATTTATGATCATATACACCAGCGGTACCATCACTATACAAGACTAACATGTCTATTGTGCCTGCTTCGTCAGCTCCTTTATCGTAAAAAGGTTTTTCTAATAGAATAATGGGCTTATGATATACATGGTTATTTGGGTTTTTAATTTTACTGTTTTTGTCCCTGTTAATTCTATTCTGAGTAGATTGTACACTATGCCATTTATTTAACATAGATCGCACCATTTTCTTAATGTATTTACTTTGAGTCTCTGGGTCAAAAATGTTATTGTCCCTAGCGTATTTTTCTAATTTTAAATAACTAGCAGACTTAGTACGTTTAGTTTCACCATCTTCATCTGTGTAAGAATCATACATGAACTCATCTGTTTTTTTGTCAGAATCGTTCCATACTGAAAAGTTAGATAACATGTCGTTACCATAAGGTACATCAAATGTGTCAGAATCATTACTCATTAATTCTTCTAAAACCAGCTCATTCATTCTATGCATTTTAGTACCCATAGATTTACTCACATCAGAAAAAGAAGTATTTTCTAACTTTTCAATTTGCTCCTTAGTCTTACCTTTTAAAAAGTTGACATCTTGTTTCATTGTAACACGATACGTTACATAACCTTTATCGTTAGTGCTTGCGTATAAAGTAACAGTGTCATTTCCTCTTTTTTCTAACTCTTTTTTAACATTATAAGGTAGTTGTAAACTAGATATTTTAACTTCAATTTTACCATCTTTAATTTCAATACCAGTCTTTGTAACTCCGTTTTTAATAAGCTCAATTATGTTATTATTGTATCTTTTTAAAACATCTAACTGTTGATCAGAATAACCATACTTAGTATTATAAAATTCAAAATGATCTAAGTCAATTTGATAATTTTCATTGTTTTCTTTAACAATTTGAGCCGTCGGAGTTTGTTTTAAAACCTCTTCAGATTTTAACTCTTTGTTTACTTCTTTGGATTCTTTTAACTTTTCTTCAGCTGCTGTTTCAGGTTCTAATTCAGGTTCAGCAGAATTTTCTAAATCTAACCCTTCAAGTGCTGAATTAATAGCATTTAAATCAATACCTTCTTCGTTATCCATAGGCGATAGATCTACGTTATCATCCATCAATAATATACTGTCTTCACCATTACTAATAACACCGTTCTCGTCGATAGCAGGTTCATTATTACTATCTAAGTTAGTAGAGTCACCAAACCAGTTTTTAAAAGAATCAGATTGAGTCAAGTAGTACTTCTCTAAGCTTAACGCATCCTCTTCTAGTCTAGTAGATTTATAATCATTTTTTACAACATCTCTAATCCCATCAAACAAAAAGCTCCTTTTACCATTAGGAGCTTTTACTGCTTTTATATGACCAGGAATAGTCTTGAGTGTATTAGGATCTTTGTCTAATATAATTTTACAAGCCATATTTCATATTTTTAAAGTCTTTTTCTTAATCTTTTAGGTTTATTTTTAATTAAGTTCATTATAAGATTACCTCCATTTTTTTTAACCGAAACAGTAGAGCTAGATTGTGAATTGCCTGATTTACTTTTAGACTCAGCTTTTTGTTTAGCGTCAAAAATATCTTGTAATGCTCTTAAGCTAGATTCTTTACCTGATTTCTTATGTATGATCCTAGTTAAACCATTCTTATCCATTATAACTTTGTAATCAGGACTAATGTTATTAACATAATTAGTTAATCTAATGAAATCTTTTTGTTCACTACCGTATAATTTACCTGCTTCAATATCAGCCTTGCCTAATTCTGTCATAGCGTCAGATAGTAATTGTTCATAAGATGCTCTATGTTGGATGTTTTCATTTTCTACACGACGTTTTTCAGCAGCTTTTAACATCTCATATTGCTGTAACTTATCTTCAAACTGGTCTTTACGCTGCATGTTATCAAGCTGTTGTTGTCTTAGAGATTGAGAAATATTAGCTTGCGTGTTAGCATTTAATGTTTGCAAGTTACCCATCATCTGACCCCATCCTCTAGAATTTCTTCTAATTTGAGTATTTGCTAAATTACGCTGATTATATATAGGATTTAAATTAATATCTCTTTCTCTATATGTACTTTTAAACTCCGGAAGTATTTCTTGTTGAACAAGAGGATTGTCTGTTACAAATTTAGCAAAGTTAAACGCAGCAGGGGTGTACACTCCTCTTTTCTGCAGTTTATTACCGTACACATTTAACTTTTTAGGATTATATTGAAACTGACTTGTTGCAACATCGTCCGTATTTATATTAGTGTCCACATAAGTATTTTCTTCAACAATATCACTAGGATTAACGTACACAGGATGCATAACGTTACCTTGTGCGTCTGTTCTAGCCATAGGAGCTATGTCATCACCTGCTCCTGGAAACAGGTCTCTGTATGAAGGAATACCTCCACCTTTTTGAGCTTTTTTATAACCTCCTCCTCTTGACTTATAAGTTTTTACTAACCAAGCTGAACCGTATGCGCTAGGCCATGTGTCAAACTTACTTTTAGCTTCAGATTTAACTCTTGAGTATAGACTAGGATTAGTAGGAGTATTGCCTCCGCTTTTATATTTAGACATATACCCTCCCTTCATTTTAGACTCTAGCATCTCATCTAACTTGTTTTTAGAAGATTTTAAAAGCTCTTTACTTGTGGCATCTCCATCATTGCTTTCAGGATTATACTCTAAATCAAAACCGTCATACTTTTCTACAATTTTATTATACCTTTTTAAAAGATTATCCATTTTTTTATAATCTTTATCAGAAAGCTTTTTATTACGACGTTTAGTTTTTTCGTCTTGACTTACTCTTTTTTCTAAAGGAGTGTAAGTTTTTTCTTGATCTGAATAAAATTTATTAACGTTTAAAGCGTTTTTTCTTCTTTGCCTCTGACCTTTTCTTTTTTCAGACTGAGAAAGTCTTCTTCTATTTATATTATCAACTTTAATGTCTGCTTCTAAAGGTCCCAATTCTTGTTCTAAATCAGCTTTATCAAAAGCTTGTTCCACTTTCTTTTCTCCTCTAGCACTAATAATTGGACGTTTGTTTTTAGAAGATTCTAATCTTTCTTGAAGATTATAGTAACGTTTCATTTTGATTACTAGTTCTTCTAGTGGCTTTATTTTTTTGCCTTTCGTTCTTTATTTTAGACTTAAGATCTTTATTTAAATCAATCACATCACCATACGTACCTTCTCTATAAGGATTTTTATCTTTAAATAAATTAGATACAGACTTTCCTAACTCTTTAAAAACATTTTTGGATTGTTTACTTTGAGAAGGAGTAGTTTCAGATTGTAAATAATCCATAGCTCCTATGTCATTCATAAACTCGGATTCATCATTATAGATAATATCACTATTAGGAATTACTTTTCCAGATTTATCAACTTGTTTCTTAACATATTTACCATTTGATTTAACAAATATATAATGATTATTACCATCGAAATAAACTGACTGTTTATTTTTACCATAATCATTTAAAGATACAGGTTCTACCTTACCGCTTTTTTGATATTTAGGTAGATTATATTTATTATATTTCATAATATTTATCGTTGCTTTATTTTATATTCTTTTCCTTTCCATATAAAGATAGGATATTTATTTTTTCTAGCCTCGGCAAAGGCTTCTTTTATGCTCATATTTGATAGATCTACCTTTTCTACTATGGTAGCTCCACTCACTTCTTTATCTGTCCCAGGAAGCATCATTTGCTCATCTATTTGATTACCTTGCTTATCATAACCTTCTAGTACAATAGGGTTGTCTATATCTCCAGATTTAGGAGTAGATGTCATACGCTTTTTACCTAAATAACCAAAAGGAAACACATTTTTACCTTTATTTAAACCCTTAGTAAAATCATCTTCACTTATAGCAATATTACCACCTTGTTGAACAGTCGTAACAAAATTATTGTCATTCATTGCTATTTTGTTCATAACATTTTTAACTCTTTTTTTAAAAGTTTCATTATTTTTACCTAGTTTATTTACAGAAGGTGAGTTGTCAAAAATTGATAAAAATTGAAAAACTCCATTAGGTACTTTACCATCCTTGTAAGCTTTATATAAATAATCAACATGTTTATCCGTTATCTCTTCACCTGGCTTAAGAAGCCCTTCGTTTACTAATAAAATTTCAGCCTGTCTTTTTTTAGCTAATATTTCACTAGGATTAGTTTCATAAATTCTTTTATCATCTGGATCAATATTTTCAGATAATGTCTTTAACGCATCAGGTGTAATATTCCAGTAATTACCATATTTTAATCGAACATCATTATTTTCCCAATATTTATTTTTATCAAAATTATAAGAACCAATATTTCTATAATAGTCTCTTGTTGGAAAATGAGAAGAATGTTCTAACTCTTCTAATAAAGTAAAATAAGCACTGCTATTTTTAATTCTATTTGATAATTTTTTCTTTAAAGAAGGAAGTGACATCATTAAATTGATATCATCATTGTACTTTTTGTTTTTATTATTTGCCATTTCTTGAGCAGAACTACCATAAGGACTTGTATTAAAGTCAGTATTAGATTTTGCTACTAAATTACTGTTTAATGAAATTCCTCTGTTTCCAAAAGGTTTGAATTCACCTAATGACACTCTTTCATATCTTGATAGTTTTGGGGTACTTTCATTCCATTTTATTGGAGTATTACTTACACTTTTAATTCTATCTTGTAATAAGTCATTAAATTCTGGATAAACATTTTTATACTCAGGATTATTTTTTACAGATTCATCATACTCTTTTTTTAATTTTTTAACATATCCTTTACTATTATATATTTTATTTAAATCAGATCTACTTTGAGTTTCTAAATTTATAATTTTTTCGATAGGTTTATTTTCTAAAGTAAAATTATAATTATAATCTTTATTTGAAACTATTTGAGAAGGTTTTTCTTTTCCAGAGTCCCACGTATAAGGATTACTAACATTACCACCTTGTTGTAAATAACCTCCGTTTAATCTTTTATGATTATAGTTTATTCTTTTACTTGAAGTTTTACTTCTTTTAAACTTAGCTTTTTCACTAGTTGACATTTCAGAAGTAGTTTTAGGAGTATCTTTGTTTACTCTTTTACTAGGTCTACAGGCAGGATATCCTTTTCTTTTCTCACCTGAACTTCTACCACACTTCTTACCAGTTTTAACATCAACCCACTTTTCTGCAAAACCATCTTTTTAAACCACCTCCATTTTTAGCATACATTAAATCATTATAGTTAGAATTAGATTCTGCTAACTTAAAAAGCTCTTTGGTTCTATTAAACATTTTACGTCTATCTTTACCTTTTAACTTACTAGGATCTTTTACACCACTAGTTGATTGCAATAATTGAGTGCTCCCTGTTTGAGGATTTTTTAATAAATAGTTTAAATGCCGAGACTTAAACTTATCTCCATAATTAAATATACCAGCATCTTCTAACTGAACTTCAGCCCTGCGTTTTTTAGCTAACACTTCAATAGGTTTAGTTAAATAACCCTCGTATGGTTCTACATTTTTTTCAAAATTAGTTGTAGTATTTTTCTTAATTATATTCTTTGTATATTCAGGTATTTTATAAGAACCTTTTTCTTTTAATGAAGTATGATCAAATTCTTCTAATCCTGAAAAAAAAGGATTTGCATTACTGAATGCATATGGGTTATACCCAATTTTATTTCCGCCAATTCCTGATGTACTTATTGCTCTTAAATTAGGTACTTTTTTTAAATCTGAATCTGAAATTGGAAGCACTTTGTCTAATCTATTTACACTAGTATCATTAACTCTTTTAATCCTATCAGGATATTCTAAATTAAAATTTAAGTTTGTATTTGCAGATTTTGATATTTCATTTTTTAAACGATTTTTATACTCAGAAGTTGACATAGTTTTTAACAGTCTGTCTTTAGCGGAATACATTTTATTAGGTATATCACCTCCTTGTTGTTTACTATTCATCATAGGAGCAACGTCTTTGTAATTTTCTGCAAAGTATATCGCATCTTCAGGATTATTAAAATACATGGCATTTTTAAATCCTTGTTTTTTATGGTAATTATACACTTCGTCAGGATTTCCTAACTGCTTTAAAGAAGTTCCTTCTCTTACAATTTTAGGTAAAACATAATTTCCGTAACTACCTAATTGGTGAGTACCGTACATATCATACCCTTTTTCATCTTTTCCTAAATATAAACTTTCAGGATTTTGTTGAGTCATTCTTCTAACGAATGGTAGTGAGCTATTTTTTGCAATAGCTGTTTTCATCATAGCATTATTTAAAACACCTCCTTTTTGCCAAGTACCAAATCTCTTGTGCCAATACAAAGGACTAAATGGATCTTTAGCTTTAGCACTATTCTTACCTCCCATGCGATCCCAGAATCTTTTTTTACGATTCTTATCTTTATGTTGTGTGAAATCTTTCATTCCTTTGTAACCACCATGAACGACCTTATAAGAGTCATCTTTTTTAGCTAAAACCATCCATTTTTTACCAGGTCTAGTAGATTTCTTTTTACTACCTACTTTTGTAAATCCTTTGTTTTTATATCTTTCAGGAATACCTCCTCCTGATGAATATGAGTTTATAGACCCTCCTGAAAGTAAAGTTATTAGATTCTTTTTTAGTATTTTTAAACCGACTGGGGTTTTATAAGACAATCTATCACTATCTGATAACATCATCTTATCAGTGTTATAAAGTGGTTTTATGCAAGTTTTACTTTTTCTTTTCATTTTTAATCAATATATAGTGATAGAATAAATTAAATAATAATTGTTTAGTAGTATAATAAACTAACAAGCATGTTATAAAGTTGAAATTAAGCATTTTATAAAAACCAAATAAGACCAGAAAATACCCAAGGGTTCTAAATGAATTTGACAAATGCCATATGTCAGTTAACCATACTAAAGGATAATGTAACAACCAATTAATTATTTTATTATTATGATCTTTTCTAACCCATGTTTTATCTTTAGGTCCAAAAAAAGAATTGTCTTTGTAATTAACTGACAAAACTGAACCATTCCAGTTATCAGAATGGTCAGTTATATCAGCTAACGCTTTAGATATTCCTATAATAATAGAACCTATAATTATAGTAGCTAAAAACATTTTAAATTATTTATCTTCTGTTAAATCTTCATCTTTACTAACATCATTAGATGTTTTCAGATTCATTGTACTTAAATGAGATAGTCCAATTAAAAATAACAAAAAAGGACCCATAGAGCAAATTACTGCAATCAACCATCTAAGAAAGTTTCCTTCTTCCATATAAGGAGATAAAGCAAACCATACCCCCATAAAAATAAAAGCAACTGGTAAAGACATAATTCCAAATACTACAAATCTAACATGCATGCTTAAAACCAGCATATAATTGTGCTGCTTTTTGCAAAGGTTTTAACAGATTTTTAAAAACATCTTTCATGATATAAATTTAAATTTAATTTTAATATTTGTTGTTAAATTTTTTCATAACTGCGTCCAATGTCTGATCAGTAAAATCCATTGAACTATCATTATCATCCCAAGAACTCATCATTCCACCTTTTTTCATCTGAGGAGCTTCCTCTTGAGGAACTTGATTCATCATACTCTGTACAGCAACCATAAATTGTTCTGGGTTTGCTTGAGCAAGTTCCATTAGCTGAGGATCGTTCATAACCATCTGTTGAATTTCAGGAGGTAATTGAGAAATCATTTGTTGTACTTCTATAGGAATGTTTGCCATTTCTGCGTCCATACCTGCTTCCATTTCTCCTTCCATCTGACCTTCCATTTCAGCTTCCATCATTTGTTCATCTGGACTCATTCCCTCAGCTTGTAGCATTTGTTGCATTGCCATCTCAGATTCAGCTCCAGGTTGCATTTCACCACCTTCTTGTAGCTGACCCATTTGATCACCAATATAAGGCTTCATGACACCTCCTTCCATATAATATTTCATTTTACCACCTCCCATGTATTTATTCATTTTACCGCCATACATGAAAGGACTTGTGTTAGCTCCTGTTCCAACATCAATTCTACCAGTAGATCTATTTCTACCAACAGTTCCTTTAGTAGGATCTTTTGTAAGCAAAGGTCTTAATCCTAGCATTTTACGTTGTCTGTTTATTTCTTAACAGGTCTGTATAATCTTGCTGCATGCGAGCCATTGAAGGATCATATTCTTCTAATGTAGGAGGTCCTGCGTAGTAAGTAGGTTCAACAATAGGTGTTTGATTTTTAGATCTGTTTTTCATACGACCATAACTCACACTGTCTCCGCTTACAGGAACATTAGACTTAGTATTATATGCTTCGAGAGCCATTTTCTTTCTTTTCAACTGCTCCATGTATTCTGGAGTAATTACAACATTACCTTTTTGATATCTAGATAATTTTTTTCTTCTTTTCATTTTACTAGGTTTTTTATAATTTTTATTATTAGAATTTTTATTTTCGTTAATTATTTCGTAAATCTTTTTACCAGAGTTACCTTTCATTATATCTTTTATGGGAATATTTAAGTCATCTTCTGTAAGACCTTTGTTATAAAGCATTTGTTTATATTCATCAGAAATAACATCATTTTCTTCACCTGTCAATGTGTTTACATCAACCTCAGATTTTATTAAACCAGGAACTCTTTCTGCTAAGTTAACAATATTTTTATTAATAACAGGATTAACCGAGTCTTCCATATCATCCATGTCATCCATGTCTTCTATGTCACCCCCAGTTTGCTTTTCTATTTCAGTATCATTTTTAACAGCTTCATCTAAACTCTTAAACAACTGAGGATCTGATTCAATCATTGCTCTAACTCGATCTCTTTGATTTTCGTCTACCCCTAACATTTCCATTAACTTTACTTCTTTCTTACCCATTTCAGCTTCATTCATTATTTTATCTAAATTATTTAAAGCTTCTTCTTTAACAATAGGGTTGTCAAAAAACTTATCAGAACTGTTTTTTTCTGCTTTAGATAAAAGATCAATGTAAGGTTTAGCTGTAGCAGCAACACTTTTGTTATTTTTACCACCTTTTTTTCTTTTTTTGACCTTTTTTCCATTCATTCCTAAAAACTCTGAAAAAACATAAGATCCTTCAGGAAAACTACCAACTATCCCTTCATTACCGTCTTTATCAGAATCTGTCCCATGTTTGTCTCCATGAAACTTAGCGGCATATTTTGAGTCAGAACTAGTACTAGCATTTTTACTATTTAAAGTAACTTTTGGAATATTACCATTAGGGTCATATACAATCTCACCGTCTTCTATTTCAGCATTAGGTTTAGCATTTTTATTATATTTAGGTTTTATTAATGATCCTTTTTTAGCATAAATAGTATCATTTCTAATCTGACCAGTATAATCTCTATTAAACATTGACCTGCGATTATCATCATACTCTTGCATTTTATTAGCTCTGTCTAATGTCTCCCTACGTTTTCTATAACCTGATGCTCCAAATGTTAAGTAATTTAAAAATCCTTCTCCGGCTCCATATTTCTTACCTATGTTAATAGACTCTTTTAGTTTTTCACTAGGAGAAATTAAGTTACCAATAACTTCTTGAGCTTCAGACGAAGCAACTCCATATTTATCTTTATCTTTAGTAAGTCCAGACAAAGAAGTACCTAGTGTGACAAAGCCGCCCCACTGGTCCCAATGCGCTTGCTACTCCAGATTTAACATTGTTAAATGTATCATTACCTTCCGCAATCCCTTCAGCTACATTCTTAGTATATTTATTATCAGGATTATAATTATTAGACTGCAATCCTTTTAGTGCAGATCCAGCAAGATTAGCAACATTACCCAAGTTATTAGTGTTTGAAAAATAACTACCTATTTTATTACCAAAACCTCCACCTTTATTTCCCATATCAGAAACATCTATTCCCGATCCTTCTGCTGAGTTTAAAGAACCAATTATATTTGCTGCATCATCATACCCGTTGACATCTCTATCCCGCACACTTAGACCTCCGCTTTGATACTTTAATAATACATCTTTTTCAATTAACTTACCACCTACTTTATAGTATAGCTTTCCACCTATTTTATAACATTTTAATTTCTTTTTATTCATTATATTCTGTTTCTTTTTTCACCAGTTAAGATTTTAACTGATATTTTATAATTTTCGTCAGGTTTAAAAAATAATCTATTATTTAAAAACTTTTCTGTAAACCTTTGTAATTTATATACAGGTTTATTCAAGTTGATTATATTAGGATTAATTATCTTATCTATATATCCAAAACCATTATCAAATTCATCTTGGTATTCTGGTTGATTCCAATCAACAGAGTGTTTAGACAATACAAGTAATGACCTGTTATCTGACTGATCTCTCAGTCTATTAATTCTCCAATTGTCTCTCCATTTATGCGCTGATGCATCATTTACATCATATTGTATATTATAGTAAGAATTCTCATTAGAAACTGTTATATTCTTTTTGTTATTTATTTGAGTATTATTATACACGTAAAACTTATCAAATGTAACAAAAGGTATTTCTATCCACTTTTTATCTATTGCACTTTCTAACCACACATTAGAAGTGTACTCTATTGTGTCAAAAGATTTATCAGTAAATCCTTGTTTCTTATAAGGATAATCAATAATAAAATCAAACTTTTTCTGATAGTATTCTTGAAATCTTCCGTAATTATGCTCCCATGCGTAATTAGATATAGATGTACCTTGAGGTTGTGCCCCAGGAGGTAACGGCATGTCAGGCTCTATAAATACTCCGGACTCATTAGTTATAAATGAATAAAAAGTATAAGAGTCATTATATGTCCAGTTAGGAATGTAAGAGTGCCAGCTAGACCATACGTTATCTTTTAATGAAAAGCTTGTAGTCCAAGATTTATTTTCAAATAAAGTTTTGTCAGTAAAGTCTAATCTTTCTAACAACGATTCTTTATCACTAACTTGATTTCCATTTCCTATTCCTATATATACACCTTCATCATCAAAATAATAAACACCTGTTTGAATACTAGGAAGATACTCGTCCACGTTGTTAGGATCTATTTTTATTTCAAAAATGTTGTTTATTAAATCGTTTAACGCATAGTAGTCTTTTTTTGTAATAATATACCTGTCATGCTCAGGATCAAAAATTGATTTATAACCTACACTGTTAATACAAGAAGTTCCTAACAAAGGATAATCTTTTCCTGTAAGTTTTTGATACTGAGTGTTAAATTCTAATTCTGAATTATTAGAAAACCATCTTCTCATTCCAATGTCTGATATAATATTGATTCCTTCTCCTAATGAGAATATAGCATTAGAATTTCGATCTAACCATATAAACTGACCACTACAAAACCTTGATGTAAACTTATCTATACATCCTCCTCTACTAAAACCATCATCATTATTAAACAGCTTAATAGGCTCTCTATTTAAAAAGTCACCTTGTCCTACCGAAATAGTAGCACTGTCTGTTTTTATTTCTTGAGGTGCCACCGATAGTTTCCATAAGTTATGCTCTGTATGAACATATAAATCAGAGTTTTTTACAAACATATTTGTAATTTCACCTGAATGGTTAGGAATTGCTTTTTCGGAGTTTGTTAAGAATATTTTATAAAAATCTTCTGACTGACTATCTAGCGAAACTTCAGAATAATATAAAGTATTAGGGAATGATTCTGAACATTGAGAGCAATAATTATATGATTCATCTAAAGCAAAACTTTGTATTTCAGCATTATAAGAAGAGTAATCTAATTTATACCTGTAAACAATTTCTTGCTGTTCCATAAAGTTATCAATATCTTCTCTAGTAGTCCCTCCGATTACGTTAGCTGCTCCTAAAAAATTAAAATAATCTTCTCTACGACTATAAGGAAATGTTCTAAATAAATCTCCTTCTTGTAAATGAGTAAACTGGGAATTTATTTCTGACTCCACATACCCTGCGGTTAAAGTAGTTACAAATTCTGTATTCTGATTGAAAGCATTATCTGCTGTACCAATAGTATTATCACCTAAAGGTCTCCAGTATCCTTTTTCAAATTGAAATCTATTAATAAAAGTATCACCTCCTGTAATTGCAAAAGAATCTACATCTCCAGAACTAGTTCCTGATGGAATCATATAAGAGTGCATCTTAATATAATTTATACTAGAAAAGTCTTCATATGGTGTTATTGAAGATTTTAATGCAGCATAATACATATAAGGAGAGTGAGGTACTGAAAATTTATAATTAGACGTAGCATTTGTATTTGTAGACCATGATCTAAAATCGGCATATCCATTATTCGCGTCAGAACCTAACATTAAATCTTTTAATGATTTCTGCATACTTAAAGGAGGTCTTACAAATAAAACGTTAAGCTCATCCTGTAATATATCTCTTTTTTATTGCATCATAACTGTAAGGAAACGACAAGTCGCATATAGAATCATTAATTTTGATTAGGAACTCCTCTATTTCCTATATTTAAAACAGAAGGTAGTCCATTTGTAAACTGAGGGGCCACTTCTGTACATTTTTGCTCATATTTTCCGACTAAAGTTCTTTGCTGATAGTTAGCATTATCAATTACTAAAGGGACCCCTAATGAGTTAGTAGATGGTTTAGAGTTATATCCTGCATATTGTAAACCTGATAAAGGTATGTTATAAACAAAGTTCCACTCGTCTTTAGTATATCTAGATTGAACCCTTGGATACTTGTGTCTGTTTAGAAACACAGAAATACCTGTATTCCATCCTATATTTCCTGACAATCCTGCTAATTGATCAACGTATGTTGAACCAGCAGGAGGAAGAGATAGCCCTCCTCCGTTTAAGTTTCTATCAAAAAACATATACTCCAAAAACAGTAGCTTCTAATTTAATATAATCAGCTGATAGAACTACGGGGTTGTTATATTGACTTTTAGGGGTTTTAATCTCAAGAATATTCCACCATGCATTTATAGGTAGTTTAGTTCCTGTTCTTACCTCTAAAGGTGAAGGAATGGCTGTGGTTGCAAAGTTTATGTTATCAGAGTTATTTTTAATACTAGGTGTTAAAAAAATATAATTAGGATATATTTCATTTTCTGTTAAACTATTTTCTATCGCTTTTAGATCCTAGTGTCAAGTTACCACTAGGCCATTCTTCCTCACTTACTGTTGTATCCGAAACATTAATAAATCCTTTATCTACTACTGTTTTATTATTTGATCTATCAGATCTAACTATGTAGTATCCTACCACCTCATCTCTAAATTCTTCAGGCGGTGCTACATTGTGCAGCATTATCCCTAAAGGAAATAGTTTTAAAGAACCTTCTGAGTCATTCATTTGCCAGTTAGCATACTCTGTTAAGTTACTAGAAACATCAGTTGTAGATGAGTTATACCAATCTGTAGCATTATCATGACCAAAAGAATTAAAAAAAGGAATGTCTACATTATTCCAGTATTCATATAACTCTTCAATTCTATGATCAGGAAGTTTATGATGCCTTACTGGACCTTCTGGAAAAACTCTATTACCATCACAATCTATTAAATCTGGATAGTTAAGTCCTGTATCATAATAACCAGGAACCCCTCTATACCCTAAACTAAAGGTAAAATAAGGATTGTTTCCTGATAAAACAGGATTGTCATCTGGTGATGACCATGATAAGGTTGATTTTCTCCTAATAGCTGTATTATAGTAATTCCATCTTTCAAATGTATTACCGCATGAGCTATTACTAACAGGTAGTTGATAACAACAACTGACCCTGTCATGATACCCATAATTATATTTATAGTCATCTAATTCTAGATCAACAATTAAACCTCTTCCTTGAGGTAAGTTAGTTAAACTGTCACTAATCCAACTTCCTGTAAAAGTTTCATGGGGTTCATACGTTAAAGGATCTGAATCAATAGATTGATTTCCAAATGAAAAAGGTTCGAAAAACAAATAAGGAGGAGCATTATTAACACCTAAACTTAAGGTTTTTAAATGATTATTAGCATAGTCAGCATAGTCAAAACCATCTATTAAATAGTTAGAAACTTCATAACTAGTGGGAGTATTACTAAATTTAGGTCTTCCTGGTATATGAAATACAGGTGACTCAGAACCATCATTAAATACATATATTATTCCTAATGCATATACTTCGTCTCTCATTAAAGACATTCCAAATGATAAAAACAAAGGATCACTATAGTTAGTTCCTATTGCGTCATTAGATACTTGACTTAAACTAATAGCTTTATTTAATGCCTGCTTACCAGAAGAAATATAATACTCTTTATCATCATCACATTTAGGATCATTATAATCAACTTTAGAATAAGTAAAGTATTCTAATTTTATATTATTTGCTTTTCTTTGAAATTTAGACCAGTCTCTAACAGTTCCTTTTACATTGCCCACAATAAGTCTATTGTTGATTTGAGCATGTGCTTGAACTACATCTATTTTTCTAGTTCTTGTTAAAAGTGAAGCTAGTGGTACATTTACATAAGAAGACCCTGTTGCAGAATTAAATATGAACAAGTCGCTTCCTGATGTGGGTATTAGTTTAGGACCTGTTCTGTAAGAGTAATTAATTGCATTTAAATTTATAGATCTTTCTACAACAGCGACCTCATAATAATCAAAAGAACTATCTAGCTCATCAATTAATAATGTTATAGATTTTGAAACAAATGTTTCAGTATTTGCATCAGGGACATATATTCCGTCTGTATTATCTGGTACAGAATCGTGATTAAACGTTCCTTGTTTTACAGTAATTGGGTTTGACCACGTAAGCCAGTCTGTAGGATTAAAGTCTTCATCTAATAATCTTACAAAAAAAGTATATGTTCCAGTCCTTAAAGAACCATTAGTTCCTTGACTGTTATATAGAATATTAGGATGTTTTGAATATAATGATAGATAAAACTCATTACAGTTCCATCCGTAGTTACCGGAAGCGTCTGGGTAATTAGCAGGATTGTCCCCTGTAAAAACTGTACCTNCTGGAATATGATTATCAACTTCATATCGACCTGTTTGTTCTTCAACAGAAGTTAAATCTATACTTTTATATTTACTTTTGTGATCAAGTAAAATAAATAATAATATCACATCCATTATGGACTTTAAATTTACAATCAACTTGGTCACACTTTTGAAACTCTAAACAGTCTGTTCTTATAAGTTCTTTGTAAGTATTGTTCTTTTTATGAAGAGCTATGATTTGAACTTCATCATTTGTTATAAATAACACTTTGTCTTGATTCGGTAAAAGGCAATCTCCTACAATAGCATAATTAGATATGTTAGTAGGAAATCCTATAATAGGTTTATTACCTCTTTCATTTATAACGCCTCCTCGTTCTCCTATTAAAGATTCAAATACTCCATTTAAAAGAAACCTGTATGTGTTATCAGGTTGAAATTCCTCGTTTAAATCAATATTTAAACCTTTTACTGTAAGTTGTGTATTCTTCATTATCTAAAGCTTATGCGTTCTTTACCCCATCCTCCATATATTTTAGTAGGTGAGTCATCTTTATAGAATCTGTTTTGTTTATCTAAATTAATATAATCTGGTAACCCTAGCATCATTAATTCACCTGTAGCACCAGCTGCTAGTTGTTGCCATTTTTGTAAGTAATGATTATATTTTTGACTAGCACCTTGTTTAGAAGCATGCCATAACCTTTGATATATTTTAGAAAGTACATATGACTCTAGTGCTTCTGCTACTAGTGGGTGGTCAGGGATTAGAAATTGCCCTTTTTCATTCTGGGGAAATCTATAATATGCAACTGCAATATAACCATAATCGTAAGACACTATGAATCTATTATTTGAATGATCTGGAATAAACCAGTGCTTGCATTTATTTGTATTTATTTTGTAATTACTGTCTAGATTACATATTATTGATCTATCCCACGCATTATCAGACAAACCTAAATAAAACCATCCTGTTTGCTGTAAGTTAATAGAATTAAAATCTAACAACTTATAAGCAGTAGAAGATGTAGTTTCTGTAACTACTTCNAANTTTTTATCTACTTCATTAACATTAACTGTTGTATCTGAAGTGGCAAGATATTTTATAGGATCTAGATTAGAATTCAAATTACCTAATACAGCATGTATACCGTACATCCCAGGAGGATATGCTGCCTGACAGTTAGAAACTGGTATAACACATACTGCTCGCTCATAAGTTTGACTTACAGCAAGATGTTCCATCCCTCTTACTGCAAATTCCATAACTATATCTTCAGACACAGTGTGTTCGTTATTAAATAAAAGATAAATATCTTTTAGTACACTTTCTAAGGCAATTAATTTTGATTTAATCTATTTTTTTAATATTTTTTTACTAATTTCAGCATACATTTCCCAACCTTTATCTTTGAAATAAGGAACAACAGATAGTTTAGGTATTGTTTTTATTATATGAATTAGGTCTAATGTTAGGTCTTGTAAATTTTACAGAGTTAAAGTCTTTTTGTTCTAAACCTTGAGTTATTAAACTTATGCCAGTGTAATCTCCACCAATAACCTCCTGTAGATTTATTAGTATGAGTTACTGTTTTATCAACACCTTTTTCTTTAAGTTTTTTAGTTTGATAAAAGTCTACGTATTTTCTAGCAGTAGAATTTTTATTTTTACACTGAGCTGAATAGTTATATCTTACTATCTGAAGACTTCCTAGTCCATGAGGTAAAATAAATCTATCTCCATCTTTAATCATGTAATAAATTACTTTTTTAAAAAAAGAATTCATTATTTTAACATATAGTTTTTTACTTATATGCTTACTGTGAGTAATTTCATATAAGTAAGGTAATGTTTCTTTACTGAGATTTATACTAGAAGCTCTTCTGTCAATCATATTATATTATTAACTGGTCAGGTGTTGAATTAGCATTGTTAGAAAGATCTTCAGGTAACCTTTTAGAGTTAAGAAGTCTCTGTACAGTTTTTTGAATTAACGCACCTTCTTTAGTTAGTGTAAAAGGAAACCCTGTTCCGCTTAATTTAGGGCATTTACCGTCGTTACACGCAAAGTTCAATGCTTCAGAAGGGTCTTCAAATATACCCTCTAATTTGATGTATTTTGGCGGAATAAGGAGGTCATCCTCACTAAGTATGAATAAATACTTTTCGCCATTAAAATCACCTATATAATAATAGTATTTGTTTTTATATTTTCTATACTTAGATATTCTAAATGTTTTTTCAGAAACCTGATTTATATTATCTCCCCAGAGCTCACTGACGTTTAAAAGCAGTCCATTTTCACTCCAAATAGCTTGAGGTACAGGATTTACACTTCTGTACACTTTATCTGCAAAATTAAAAGCATTACAGCCACATTCTATAAAGTCAGAAGGACATAATTTTAAGCAAAATCTTTGATACAACCATGGACTAAATGATTTATTATTAGAATCCATTTGCATTATTAATTCTGCCCTGTTTTCTAAGATTAATCTAAATATATATTTATCACTAAATACACTATCATCAGAAATTTCTCTTATTTCTTGCCTTACTAAATCAACTATTCCTCTTATGCTTAAATTAGACATTTTTTATTTTTTTGAAAAAAGACCTCCTTTCTTCTTAGAATTACCTCTACTGTCTTTTTTGGCAAATAAACCTTGTTTAGGTTTGGCATTAGTAGAACTTTTCTTAAGATCTTTTTTGTATTTATTATAACTGTTTTTTATTTCTTTAGATAAATCATCTGTTTTATAAAGTTTAAAGTTCTTTTCATTCAAGAAAGGTGTCACCCTTTTAATTTTATAATCAGAATTTCTATCAGAATCTTTTTTATTAACAGGCGCGTCTCTTAACCAAATCACCCATCTTTCTTCAACGTCAAAGTTACTATTTTTACTCAAAACATAAGAGTAGTCTGATAGTTGTAATGAATACTTATTGTAAGAAGTTGAAGCCAGATGTTTAAATTCTCCTTTTAAAGATTTATTTTTATAAACTTCATTTATATTTCTTTTATTAGTTTTCCAATCAACTATTACTAAGTTATTTGTATTTTTATTATACAATACTAAATCTATAGTACCAGCGTGACATGTTTCTTCATCATATATTCTAAGTTCTGAGAATAACACAATGTAGTTGTCGGGCAGCCACTCGAAAAAATCTAAAATTCCTTGTTCTCTCCAACAGTAAGGAAGGTCGAAATCAGGAAAACATTCCGCGTACAAATGAACTCTATTACCCATGTTCAAAGACTCATCTCTTACAAATTTCCAACGATCTCTATAAAACTTTCCATCTCTCCTATCTGTTGCGTTTTTAGATAGTTTTGACTTACCCTTTGCTTCTGAAGCAAAATAAGAATTAAATTTATCTGAGAATCTACTTAAATAAGATGTTGTACTCGTTAGAGTTTTTCCGTTTAAAGTGTAAGTGTGAGTTTCTTCATCAAAGTTAAGACCTTTAAAATTATTAGATATTTGTTCTTTTATTTGTAATAACGAATGATCATTATTTACTTGATTTTTCATATTTTTTTATATTTTTAGTTCACGTAATATTACGAAATTTTTTTTAATAAGTGTACCAAAATATGAAAAAAGTCTCTAATTAATTAAAACTAGAGACTATAAACTAAACTAAAAACTAAAATATGAGAAAAATAACTGTTTAATTCTTACAAGTACTATAAATACTGTGTAAAAATTATTTATTTTTTTTAATTTATGTACATTCAGGACATAAATATTTTTTTAATATTTTTGCTACAAACTTAAATACTTTAGTAGGATTAATGTTAAATTCTTCTCCTATTTTAAATTCAGTTTCAAAATTTAAGTTTTCTGTATTAATTCCTGATGCCGAATAAAGATTTTCTTCTAATAAGACTATAGTTACACTACCTGTGTTTCCATTACAATCTTGATATGTTGCACTAAAGGATTCTAAGTTTCCATCTATTTCTAAAAGTTCTATGTTACATGTCATTTGTTGCAAAGTTTTCTGGAGATAAAGGACTCCCGTTACTAAAATCAATAAGTAAATTTGTATCTATTAGCTTATAAAAATTTAAAACCATTGTATTACATGAAGTAAACCCGCTTGCTAGTAAAGGGGCAGAAAAATTTAAAATAGATATTAAGGCTATAATTTGAAAAAAATAACACTTCTTTTCAATTTTTCTATATTCATTTAAGAGTCTGGAGTTTTCTTTTATCGAGTTACTGATTTCTTTTATGGTTTCCATAGCTAATTATATTATCTAATTTATCACTTAATCTATCTAGAGCTTCTGCTGTTTTTAACTGAAGATTTACTAGATCTTGCATAAGATTGTCTTTTTGTGTTTCAATCTTTTCAACTTTCTTATGCATGTAGTAAACAGCTATACATAAAAGTATAATGTTAAAGCCTTGCTCTAAAATTTTTGTTAAAAATTCATTTTCCATTTTAAGGTTTATTTTGTAATTTATTTGATAGTTTGTTATTTTGATAATATTTTTATTGCTTCTTTTCTACTTGCTATTCCAAATTCTTTTAATTGATTGTCATCTGTTTCATAAATTTCATCTATAAAACCATTAGGACACTCTATTCTTATGTAAGGAATATTCTCTACCTTACATAAAATTTCTTCAATTAACGCATCTTTATAACCTAAATAATAAGTACTTATGTTAAGAACCTGAGTAATGACGTTTATAATATTAGAATCCCATGTTTTATTTTCAATTATCCCTCCTACTTTAATTGGATGTGAATATATTGATAAGTATTCGCTAACATTCTGTAAGTCATCTTTAAGTACCCACATGCCAGGAGAAAATGAAATGAATCCTCCGTCAATATGGCCATCTTTATGTTGAACGATTGGTGTCATTCTAGAAGACCTTTCTATTAAGTCTATTAAATCATCTATACTTTTAGACTCATTTAATAAATTAAAACAAGGAGTTCCATTTTTTCCTAATACTGAAAAAGATATACAGTTAATATCAGAATTCTTTAAAGCATCAAAGTGTTTTTGTTTAAATACTTTCTTATACAAAGGTTTTATATCTTGCCATCCTAAATGATTATGACCTCCTATTACTCTGAAAATAGACCCTATTGATATTTTACCATTCTTTTTAAAAGGTTTATTTCCTTTATAAGGAAACATGTCTAATACATTTAAGCTTTGCGCAAATTTAATAGCTTCATCTAATAATTCGGGATAAGTGTACGAAGCTGCTATAATTGGAGCAACCAAAGCACCTGACGATGTACCTATTATTATATCCGGTCTGTCTTTATACTCAGTGCAAACTTTAGCTATTTCAAATAAACCTACAGCTTTAGCAGCACCTCCAGATATGGACCATACTTTTTTCTTATGAGTGTTTTGTGTATTTTTCAAAGATTTTATTTATGTAATTTGATATAATAGAATTTGTCTCATTGAAAGACCTGTTTCAGGATCTATATAATCTAATTCTGGTATTTGTTCTGTTGTTACTCTGTTTTGTAAATTAAGATTACCTATGCTTTCGTACTCAATTATTTCATCTTTCCATAAAATCCATAGTGAATCTATTAAGTTTGAGAAGGCTATTGCTTCTGACTTATCAGGTTCAGGATAGTTTTCTGCTTTACTTCTTAATGCTTTTCCTTGAGACTGTAACCATGTCACTTGATTCCTACGAATCATTTTGTTAAATTCCTCTAGTTTTTCTCCTGTAATTTCTTTCTCCAATCTTTTAGTAAGACCTATTATTCCTGAGTTATCAAAATATTCAATGTCAATAGTAAAAGAAGTAACTGTTTTATTATCACTTGAGTCTAATGTGTAATTGTATTTAAATTTTACAGCAGGGTCTCCTATAGTTCCATCGTTATTTAAAAGATGGTAATCTCTAAATGTTCTTCTACCTCTATCAAACTGCCATTGTTTTTGAGATAAGCCTAATAAAGTTACATCTATAAATGGTAAATCCTTTAATGATGGTACTTGAGATTTATTAATCAAAACATTAAAAACTCTTAAGCTTTCTATATTTTCTACGATTGTAGTTATCATCTTTAGTTAAATATTTGTAAAGTAATGTCACTAGCCGCAAATGTTCGATAAGCCGTGAAAGTGACGTAAATATTATTAAGATTATAAGTTTTAACATCATTATAAACAGATGTTCCATTTACAAAGACTTCTGCAGAACTATTGGTCAAACTTACCTTTACTGTGTCATTGACACTAACAGTTCCTAGACTACTTTGATTTCCTGAAGAATCATAAAAGGTCAATGTATTAGAGTTCTGAATATAGAGTCTAGGATTACCTGTTGTGCTAGGGTTGTTTGTAGTGTTGAATCTTATAAAGCAATATGCACTACTATTACCTGACAGTCTATCTAAAGTCATATTGAAATCTAATCTTGTAGCAGAGCTTACAGATCCAAAATAAGCATGTTCATTCCATCCATTTCCACTAGTATCTTCTGCTTCAAAAGTTCCTAGTCCTAGTACAGAATTATTACCTCCTCCACTTTTAACCCATAATTCAGGAGCTGTTCCTGAAACGTCAGGGGTTACTACAGTTATGCTCAGTACAGAAATTTCTGTTAGTTCAACTTCTCCACAGTTTCCTACTAAAGTTAAGATATGGTTGTCTACAGTACTGTCCGTAGTTATATTTATTGTTAGTTGATCATAAGAATCAATACTAAAATTATTTACTGTTAAAGTTCCAGTTCCATTCTGAGAAGCAGATGTTATACTAGTAATTTGATCTAAAAATGATCCTTTTACTATAACGTCTGTTGTTGTATTGAAACCAAGAGCAGTTACACTGCTTGATGACACACTAGGTTCCGGGCAATAAATTTCATCTACCTGTGGTACAAAGTAAGTAGGTTGATTATAAGTTTTTGCTCCTGTGTCCATTGGTTCACCAATATAATTAAGTTCTTTTGACATCTTATTGTATGTTTATAAATAAATTAGATTCAGATAAAAGTACATCTACATCATCTACAGCATTTCCTATAGAACTTCTTAAATCTAAGAAATCTCCATTATTAAGTGTAACAAACCCTACAAATGAAACAGAGTTTGAACCATCTCCATTTATTCTATGGTAAGAATACTTTTTACTTTTAGTATAATAGCTGTATTATTTATGTATATTTGATGGATGGCAGTAGATCTAGTTGCTGTTTCATTGTTTATTGCAGATATAGAAAATCCTATCTGAGCAATACAAGTGTTTCCGGTATTATGTAACTACTCCATTAGTGTTAGAAAATACACCACCTGAAGAAACAGACGTGACATTCAAGTTTAAAACTTGAGCAGCACCTGCTAAAATGTCATAAGAACCTGTTCCATTACAGTCATATAATATCCTTGTAGTAGTAACAGAAACACCGCTCTCATTAACATAAGTAATTGTATTATTTAGATTATCCGTAATACTAGTTGCTGTTTCATTAACAACAGGGTTTAGTGGATTTGTATTGTCAACTATTCCTCCTGTAACGCTTTGTACACCGGGTGCAATAGAACTGCTTAAATTATTTAAAGCATCGGTAACAGTCCTTCCTGTAACCGTAGATTGATTTATTGTGTTATCAGTGTCAATACTTTCAGTCGCAGTTGTATCAATAATGACTACACCATCTAGTACACCGCTTTTGACAACAAAGCCAACAGGGTTGAAAATACCAGTTGTTATATTACTTTTTTGATCAAAAGTTCCAAAATGTTGACAAATATATTGTTTCACCGACTGCAAATAAAGAAGTGTTTATATCTTCTATAACTCCTATTTTTACAACCTCTATTACAGAACCACTATTACCGCTTTGCAATGCCATCCCTACAGTCTTATCTGCAAAAGAAACAGTATTATCTGCAAGTCCTACTATTACATTTCCTGTAGTAGAATTTCTACCTATTCCATATAATAAATTACCTTTAACTACATTCTGGTTTAATTGGGCTTTGTAAATGACGTTTTGAGCTTTATCAACTATACCATCATTATTAGAATCATAAACACTTTTAGACATAGAACCATTCTGTAAAGATTGTATATCAGTTGTATTCTGAGTAATGATTACTTCTGCATCAGCAATATCAGTAGTATTTTGCGTAATGTTTGTTGAATTAGCAGTAATAGTATTTTTTTCTGCTTGAGTTACAAACTTATTATTAGTTGAAGCATCATCTACTTCATCTGCATTAGGAAAAGCTAATACAGGGTTTTGTCGGATCCGTATTGTTTACACCGTCACCAGTAACACTCTGTACATCATTAGATGTAGGAAATGGTATATTTCCATTACCTTCTAAAGTAATTCCACCTACAGTTTTTATAGGTCTTTTACTTTGTATCGTTGATGTAGTCTCGTCACCACTATTTGTATTAGTAGTATTTAAAAGTTTTGTTACTTCTACATTAGTAATAGTTCTTGTATTACCTTCTAATACGCTTCCAGCAATGATACCAAAAGTCTTTTATTGAAAGCTGTATTTTTTGAAAAACTATCTTCTTTGCCATTTAAAGCTGTTTGTGTAAGTGTTGATATGGGTTTGTTTAAATCAGAAGTATTATCTACATTACTTAAACCTACATCAGACTTTGTTAAGTCTATGTTTCCCACACCTTCCAATGACTGATTTTCAATTGTCTTCAAAGGTCTTTTAGACTGAATACTTGTTAAAGTTTCGTCTCCTGTATTTTGTCCTGTCTGTATAAATAACTTAGACTTCTCAAAATCAGTAAAAACATTCGTGTCAGCATTACTTTCATACTTCGTTTTTATTGAAGCAGGAGTTTCTTGCGTGCTAGCTCCTAACTGAAGAACCCACTCGCTATCTGTACTATCCCAAATATAACTCTGAACATCTTGACCTGATCCTGTATCAACATATGCGTAGCTGCCTATTGGTGCTGATGAAAAAGCAGACTGAAGAGCTGATAAAGAAATAAACTCTCCTAAAAACTTAGAAGATTCTAAGCCTGACAATTTAGATTTTTCTAAATCAGTAAAAGCATTAGTATTACTATTGTTTTCATATTTAGTTTTTATACTAAGATCCGTCTCATCTCCACTGTTTATCCCACTCTGATTACTGAGGTTATTTCGCTCAAGTAGTGTTATTATTTCGCCACTTCCTGCTCCAGATATATCACTGTGAGTTGTTACAGAACCATCTGCACTAACTTTAGACAAGTTGGTTAATACATCATTATTACTTGAAACAGTTGACTGAAAGTCATTAATAGTAGAAGATGACTGAGTTCCGGTATGGTTTCCTCGATCTCTATTATTTACATCTCTATTGTCTAATTGAACAGGAGTTTCAAATCCAAGATTATTATTTAGCAAGCTAATGTCATCTCCTTGAACTAAAGAGTTTATAAGACTAGCTTGACTAGAAATTACAAATGTATTAACATTAGAAATTATAGAACCTGTTCCGTCTATTAATATAATAGTTCCATTATCTACAGATGCTTGTAAATCTAAAGACACTCTAAGCTCTTCTAATTCAAACTCATTTTCTGCTATATTTGAGTCATACATTACAAAATTAGAAATAGGGTGTGTAAATTCAACATTACCTAAGTCCTCTATAGCAGTAGTACTTACTGTACTTAAAATTATTTTACTCATAATTTAATTGGTTTTAAACCAAGCTGTAATTCTTGGTCTTCTGAGATTACCTACAGTGTTTTCTTGTCTTAATCTAATTTCATCTAATTTAGACCAAGGTATGTTTAAAATAGGAGAAACTGATTTACTATCTGCAACTACACTTAAAAAATAAATAGAAGTTCCATTTTTATAAACATGAGCCTCCCATGTTTCAACTCCGTTAGTAGAACAAGTGAGTCCTATTAATGTGCAGTCATCTTTAATAATACCAGGAGTTTGGTTATAAAAAACATCTCCTAGTTTCATGTCTCTATTTAGACTACTATTTCCATTTAAAGCACCTGTAATAGAAAACACTCCTTTATTCGCATTTGAATTATTTACTATCATATTTTATATTTATAAAATTGAACAATAATGTCAGCAGTTCCACTATCAGTAGCTCCTTTCCATTGTAAGACTTCATTTTCGTCTTGTGACAAATATTCAGGAGTTTTACCAATGTGTACAGATGCTCCTGAAGACACAGGAACTCCTAATGTAACCGGATCATTGACAGTAGTACCTGGTTGTATTACACTATATAATGTTCCATTTTTTACAGTTATAATAGCTCCAACAACATCATCTATATTACCGAATATAACTGTGTCTGAAAAATCAACCACAGTAGTTGTAACAGTAGTAGCTACGTTTCTTAATATAGAACATTCCCTGCTTAATATTTGAATTTCATTTCTAGTATCTTGAAGATCTCTTCTTATTAAGTCTAAGTTATCAAAATCAGGACTAGCTAAACTAAACGTAGTATATGTACTACTAGAAGAACCATCATCATTTACAATAACTATTTGAGCAATACTAGAAGGACTAATTTTTGCTTCTTCTATTACTAAGGTAGTACCACTTGCAACATTACATGAAAATGCAGAAACGTGAGTATTAAAAATATCACAGAAGTCTTGAAGTGTTTGAACTCTTGTTGTAGAACCATCGGTAAAGAAACTAATTACTTTACCACTAGTTAATGTAAAAGTAATTCCTCCAAGAACAGCAGGTAGTGCTCCAAAAAACCCTCCTCCTAATGACACATCAGGAGAATCTGAGTCAAAAGTAATTCCGCTATAACTAGGTATGGATCTTACATTTACTGCAGAACAAGAACCGTATTCAAAAACTGTGCCCGTAGGTCTTGTACTAGTTATTGGACCGTTATCACCCTGTTTATATACAGGTTCAGAATTATCTACGCTAGTTTGACCAAATTCATAGATTGCAGAATCAGCAAAATACCATTGCACTCCATCTACACACATTGGCTGCCAGCTTATAGTCTCAGTATCAAACTCAGTATGATCTCTAATAGTTTGCAATTCATTTAAAATAGCAATATTCTGATTACCCCCTGTTTGTGATAACTTTGCTACTTCTTCACTAATTCTATCAAATCCTGTAATGCAAGGTGTTACACTTGAGATATCAGATAATACATCTTCTCCGTCAATTGTAAACTCAGACATTTCAATAACTTGACTGGCTGGTACAGTACCATCTTGTATTTCTATTGCATACTCAATAAAAATAAGAGATTGAGATAGTTCAAACGGTGTAGGATCGGCAAAAGTTACAAGGACATCCTGGTAATGCGTTTAATACGTTTATTAAGTCAGCTTTCGTTGGATAAGGATTAGTTCCTCCCGCAATAGCACCTCCGTCACTAAATGTTCTGTTGCACACCACTATTGTCATAGTACTCTAGTTCAAAATCAGAAGTAACATCTAATGCGCCAGGAGTGTTGTTCCACACCATGTAATACTTAGATGGAGTTTTAAGAATGTAATCTTTAACCTCTAGTAAAGTAGATTCACTAGCTCTTGTAGACAATGGTACATCTAGATTAAACAAGTTAGCTAAAATAGAATTCACTAGCGACGTAGATTCTAAACTAGAGTCTTTCAGAAACGTTCCTATTAAGGTATAAGACACGTCTTGATAGTCAAAATACTCAGTACTTTGAAGCACGTTATCTTCATACTTATCTACTCTTCTTATAATTAATTCGGCAGGATCTGTAATCCCAGCAGCAGTTATATAGTTCCAATTATTAGAAGATATTGTATAAGATCCTGAAACAGCGTTAGGAGTAAGTCTAATTTTAAAAGTAGAAAAATTACTAACAGAATTATCATAAATTAAATTTATAGTTTCTGTTGTTCCTAAAGGAACTCCTACTAACCCTGTAGATGTCGCCACGACTGTATTTCCTGATGATTCTATTAGTTCTACTGTAATCGTCATTAATAGATACTCCAGATGTATAAGTGAAGTCTGCTAATATGTTTACAGTATTTAATGTAGAAAAATCAACGTCAACATCTACTTCTAAATAAAACGCATTATTAAAACCACTGTAGACAATAGAGTCCCAGGATGGGACTATTCCTAATAAAGGTGGTGTAAAAGATCCTGCTATTATTTGAGTAGTACTTTGACTACCTGGAACCATTGTCCAGGAAGAAAGAGCATCACTATCTCTACCAAAACATTGTAGTACTTCATAATCTGGCTCATTAAGAATGTTCTGTAACTCTGCTATAATATCATCCTGCTTTGCTTGAGTTGAAAAGTCAGTTAAATTTAAATTTTGTAACTCTGCTAACAGCTGTGTTAATACAGAAACAGGATTTAAAAAATTAACAGTCCCCACTGGAGTAGCGGCGTTACCTTGAGCATCAATATAACTTATAGTTGTAGCTCCTGTGGTTTCATCTTTTTCAAAAACTAATTTAAAAATATCTCCATTAGAATCTTCTACTGAAGCTAATTCAAAGTCTATTTTATTTTCATTTAAAAGACTTGTTAGTACACCACCATTAGCAGTAATGCCAGCAAGTACACTTTGAAGAGTAGATTCCGTGCTATAATCAACACCTAGTAAAGAAGTAAGTAAAGCGGATTGAACTTGTTGTTCACTTAGTGTAGCAGAACCTGGTGTAACACTAGACGATCCGCTAATGACAGCTTTCAAAAGCTCATTTAACTTCCTAGATATTTCATTTAGTGATGATAACGGAGTATGTCTTTCCCCATCGTATCTCCCTGGTATTCTTCTATTAAAAGTCATATATTGTATTGTTTTATAATTTATTTTAGTTCTCTTACTAAACTACATAAGAAATTGTGTTACTGGTAGTATTGTTGTACAAATCTCCTAATTTTAAACCGCCAGCTTGAGCACTTGCAGTGTCAGCAAAATTCAGGAAGAGTCTTTAGCCAATTACTTACAAAAGTATGTAGTGCAACAGGGTTGTCAAAATAAATTTTAGATTTTCTTCCATTTACGGTACCTCTTCCGTCAATATACAACGTTGGTTGAGTTTTCATGTTATAATGTTTTTATTGTATTATTAATTTTCCGTCAAAAGGAGTGTCACAAGTTATTGTAACATCTCCTACGGTGTTTATTTTTATACTTTCTAAAGTAGTATTAAGAAGTCCTAGTGAATTACCAGGTATCATAACTTCGTTTCCTGGACCTATTACTTGTACTATAGGGTTAGCTCCTTGATTATGAGTACTAGCAGTTACATCTATTTTTACACCACTTACCCAATCTGCAGCTACAAAAGATACTACTGTTTTTTTATCTTTAAATTCTGATTCACCTGTATTACTATCTGTTAATGTTAGTATTTGATTATCAGAAGCTATTGAGTTGACTACGTTAGGAGTTCTTATATTTAATAAAGTTTCTCCTGTTATGCTTGTATTATCACCTAGTAGGTCAAGAATTGCTATTCCTTCTAAAGAAGTAGTAGTAGCAGAATAAAAATAATTCATCTACTAATTCTATCTTAAAGTCAAAACCTGAACCATTGATTTCAGTATGTTCTAATAAAGGTCCTCCCATTACTACGTAGTTGAATATATTTCCATTAACTAAATCAGTATCTATTTTAAGACCATTTCTTGCCCCAATTATCCCAGTTTGACCTGTTAAACTAACTATGTATTCAGTTAAGTTAAAAGGATCATCCATGAACATTCTGGACTTTTTCCCATTTACAAAAAATCTTTTATCTATATAATAATTCATACTAACATCCTCTACATATTTCCAAAGTGTTAATACTTTGAAGTGTTAAATTACTTTTGTATTTATTTAATTCTGTTATAACCGGACCGCTTATCCCACATATTGTAAGATGATCTTCTATAGTTATTAGCCGCTTAACATATCTTATATTGCTAAATGATGCTTCTAAATTTTTATTATAACCATTTAATACCTTTTGAGCATATAATGCTACTTGTTTACTATAATGACATTTTAATTGATCCATTTTAACAAGATTTACATGGGTTAGAACTTGTACCAATTCCCGAAGGATAATTAACAGGAACAGTATTGCTAGATATCGTGCTAATTTTTGTACAATTACAATCATCTAATCTTCCATAACATCCATCTGATGTTATTAATATACTTAACAATTCATACATTGCACACATTTCATCATATGAAAGTGTTTCTGTACAATCATTAGACCATAATAACGCCTGATAAATATCCATAATATTAGAATCAACACATTGTACTAATTTATTAACAACCTGACATCTTACTGAATCATCTTGGTCAATAAATACATGATTCTGTATACAAGTGCTGGAAACCTCACTAAAGTGTTCACAAATAATGACTTGATATACTCCATCTGGTATAATTGAAAAACCAAATAAGGATTGAAAGCTTAATGCGTCGGCTATTGTCGAAGCTGTTCCTCCTGTTAGGTTAAAAGGACCAGATGTAATTAAGGGTATATACGTGTTTTCAAAAATACTATCATTACTTGATAATGATACAGTGTTTAAAGGATTAGCTGTATTCCAATTAGATACTAGTACAGACAATGTAGTTACCCCATCAGGAACAATACTTATTAAGTTTCCATCTAAACCTCCTTTGTCCGCAGTTAGTGTAAACTGAAATGTTAAGCTAGGACTAAATGTAATAGACGCAAAGTCTCCATCGTTATACTCTACTATATTATCAGGTAGAGTATAGTTTACATTAAAACCACTAAATACACCGTTACAAGAAGTTCCATTTTGAGTAAAATTATATGTAAGAATGTACTCAAAGCCTTTAGTTGTTGTAATTGTTATTTCATAAAATGTTGCCCCAGCTAATGTAGATATCAAATCTTCAAAAATAATCCTATCTGAACTTACAGTGTACCCTGCATTTACAGGAGTACTTCCGTTTACAGTAAATGTCATATTAGAAACCAAAGATGCGCTTATACCATCTAATCTAAAATTATATAAATCAACTGATGGTTGATCTAATACGCAAGAAAAAGTACTAACTGACAAGTCGTATTGAGGTGCTATAATAGTTGTTATACCAGGATTACAACAATTATACGAAGTTGTTACAGAATAATAAGAGATATCAGTATAATCCTTACTAGGATCTCCTAGTATGTACTGAACATACTGGAGATCTGTAGTAAGAGTTTGTATAGCAATATCATCTTTAGAATCTATATCTGAAAAAATAATATTAGACATTATAATAATATTAAATTGCTAAAGTAGGAATGCTTAGGTTGTTATTTGTAACAAATAAATTCAAAGCATCTTGAATATATGTTTTTTGAGGATTAGCAGCTCCTGTGAAATAAGGAGTTGATGGATCTTCAAAGCTTACAACTGCTACTATTGTAGTAAAGTTGTTAAAGGAAGGCATTCCTGAAGTTGCAGTTCTATCATCACAATGTTCAATAACAAAGTAATCATATGTCGCGTCTTTCAACAAGCCAGACTGATTGAATTCAAGGTAGTAACTTTGATAAGGGAATCTACTTCTATGAGTCTCTTCATATCTGTTATGTTTTCTAAATTGAATATCTAATTGATGAAATTGACCTTGACCTTCGTAAGCCTTAGTAATTTCAGCTTGAGCTGTAGTAGTAAAACCTTCTACCAAACCTACTTCAATTCTACGTTTAGTATTAACTCTATAATCATAAGCAGCTTTTGCTTCATCTAGAGCAATAAAGAACAAGTGATCAGTTTCAGAAACAAGAGTACCAGCAACAGAAGCAACAGCAGTAGCTGGTCCACTTACTGTACCAGGAACAACATAAGGTTTCATCAATGCACCAGCTGGAACTAGAGTTGCAAGTTCTGCAAAAGTAGCTTGAATTTCTTTAGTCATTACAAAAGTGTGCTGACGACCTTGTGAGTCATAGCCAATAACTATAGGAGTTCCTACAGGAGTAGTAACAGTGTTAGCCAAGTCACTAATTAAAATTGCACCTGTACCAGGAGCTGTTCCCGCAGCATCAATGCAAATTGCAAATGACATCTGACGAGATTTAGAGTTAAAATCTAAAGCAAGCTCTTGTGTAATTAAATCACGAGATTGAGCATCAGTGTAACCCAGTGCTGTAAAGTCAGGAGCCTGATAGAAACCAAAAGTAGTAGGAGTGTTATAAGCTCCGTTAAACCAGTCTGTACGATCTCCATGACCAGATACTTGTACTTGATAGTTTAGGTTATCTTGTACTTCAATTTGACCACTGGCAGCTGCATTGGCAGCACCTACTAGATGAGAACTATTAGTTCCTGTATCAGCAGCAATAGCACTGATGTTAAATTGATTTCTGCAAAAAGCAATTAATCCAATCAGAATCTTCAAATAAACGAGTATACAAAGGAGAATTATCACCAGTAGTATCTCTACGCTTAATAATTTTAATAGCATTACCAGGAGATGCACTAACTTCTTGGTGATTACCAGAACCAGCTACAGGACCATAAATTGCCACGCCATTAACAGGAAGAGTCAATAGACCATTAGAGTTATTATACAGAGGATTACCTACTGCAGGAGCATTACTAACACCAGGTGCTAGTATTACTATTATTTTGTTTGCGTAATGTTTTTCGTACCATTTTAATTTAAATTTAAAATTTTTATTTATTATTTTGTATTATATCTTTGTGAAGAGACTTGTTCAGGTAAACTGATTATATCTCTTTTTGTCTAATTCAACTGCTATTTTGACAATGTCTGGATGAAATGCTTCATCTATATCGCAGTGAATTTGAGCTGTTGTTGCTGTAGAATGCTTATCAATATGATCATATCCTCCTATAAATACTCTATTAGGATATTTTATATAACTAATACATGCATCTAGGATCTCATACTGAGATTCACCATTTGAATTATTAGTATCTAAATAAATAGATTGTAGTTGATCATTGTTTAAACGTTCTGTTATTAAATTAGGGTCGTCAATAATATTAGATGTAACGTCCATAGAATCCGCAACAATACCAGATTCTACAGGTAGTGTTATAAAATTAGATTTACCAAAGTTACCGTGTACAATTCCCCATTCAAAATCAGGTTCTTCAAACGTGTTCTTATTATCATCAGTTTGATAAAGTTTAACTCTAACTTTTGAAGTACAATTGTTTTTACTTATAGTAACTTCAGCTTTGGTTAAGAACAAATATCTAAAATACTGACCATTAATATTACTTCCTAATAAATTTAAAGGAACTTCATAAACACCATTGTTTAGATTTATTGGTGTTACAGAAGGTTGTAACTCTGGAGATTTAATATGTAAGTTAGATAATTCAGAAATTCTTAATTGATTTATTTCAAAACCACTTTTATTTGGGTTTATAATATATCTTTCTTTAAGAAATCTCCAAATTGCATTATTAAGATATTCATCTATCTCCCAAGGCATGAAGTCAGGTCTATCATTAGAGGCTACTCTATCTAAACCTAGTTCAAAACTGGTAATGCATTTGATCTATTCTCATTTTTATCTAATTTTGTTTTCATATTCTTCTTGTAACAGCTCTACATGCTCTTGCATTGCAGGGTCTAGAAGAAACTCATTAATAAAGTTATTTTTACCGTTAAATGTAAAATTTTCTGTTGCTTGACCAGGAACTGCTTTATACCAGGTATATCTTCCGTTTTTATAAGAAACTACTCCTATACGAATATAATCATATACTTCTGAAGCAGCAACAAAACGATTTCTAGTACCCGGATCTTTCCATATAGAATACCAATCCATGAAGTTATCAAACTCTTTACCGCCTTTATTATAATATGAGAAAATTGCGTTAAACGCTTTATTCTTAGTAATATTTTTATCGGAAGCTTCACTTAATTCTAAAGCCTTAGCCATTTTAATAATTGCGTCAGAATTACTGTCATTAAGTTCTTTAATAGCAGAACCTCCTTCAACAGTTCTCATAGCTTTAGATTTCTCTCTAAGTTGTTTAGATTCTTCATCTACAATATACCATGATGCATCAGTATTACCTCCATCTTCAAGATCTTCCCAAGAGCTAGCAACATCTTTAGATGCTAGTAATGTATAATAATTAATACGATGAACCGGATTGTTCATGTTTAAAAACTTAACATTACCATCTAACATTGGTTTAGATTCAGGTAGTTGAAAGAATTTTTTATTAGGTTCATCAGAAGCTACTGCTCCCTCTGGAATTCTATGTGTCAAGTAATCAAATGCAAAATCAAATTCATATTCTAATAAATGTTGCAAGAGAACCTTTTCTTTACCTCTTAGTATTCTATCTGCCCATTCTACCCTAAACACTTCTGTATCCTTATAAGGGTTTTTAACAAGAACATTTAATCCTGTTTTAACACCGTTATTAGTTCTAGCGACACATAAGCGAGTATGGGTACCGGGTACCCTGTATAATGACTCTGGTGTTTCATCGACATATACAGGATTCCCGTTTAAAGCAACTACAGGCACTCCATTTTTTATTTTCCTTACTCTCATTTTAAACTTCTGTTTGACAGGTTTAAAAGGATTAGGTTCAATACGAATTTTTCTTTGCTCATTTCTCTCAAATAATGTAACCATAATTTTTAATTTACTATTGTTATACGTTTTAGTTTATGTTTAGTTTAGTATTAATCTTCAGTAGATAAGTAAATTGCACCACAACGTGTAATATCAGCAATCATCAATCCACAAGATTTTTCTCTGTGAATAGTATAACCTGATACACCACCTGCTTGACCTAGTCCTCCATCTGTAATAGGTAGACCAGATTTACCATCATGCTTACCATACCATTTACCATTATAACTAATGTTATAATCACAGTAAGATTCTTGAACCATACAGATATTGTCTGTTTCACCACCAGCTCCTTGTTGTTTACTTGAACCAAAGTCAAGAATATCAGCTCTCCAAGAGTCAATACATACATTTGTTCTTACAGGGTGCATTTGTGGACAGAAGTACTGATTATCATAAGCAGGATTTTCCATTACAGAAATGTCAACTGTAAAACCACGATAAGTAGCAAAGTAAGATCCATAATCTAAATCACGGAAGTTCTTACCGTTACGAATGAATACAGAATCCACTGTAGTAAATGACTTAGCATCAGCTTTAATCATTCTGTCAAACATTTTACGGAACTCACGACCAGCACTCAATACGATTTGTTGTTCACCTTCAGAAATCTTATCTTTCATGATAGAATCAAACCAATCTTCCATTTCTTCTAAAGAAAGAGACCCGTTATGACGTAAAGTATAACCAGATTCTAGTTGTTCACGAAGACCAGAAGAAGTAAGAATTTGATGTCCTTCAGGAGAAACCAAGTTATTTGATTTCTTACCAAACATTAGTGTCCACTCACAGTTCTGATATAATTCGTTAAATGCTTCAGCATCCAAAACAGCCATGAAGCGAGCAAGAGGTTTACCTTCTACTTTATCACCATAGTCTACCCATAGCATTTTAAGATACTTACCAAATTGATCATCATTAAAGTCACCACGATCAGCAGCTTGTTTAGATCTACGAGCAGCTTTATCAGATACAGCTACTTTAACAGCATGTTGTTGAATTTGACCTTCGCTTTTCGAAGATAGAGTAGAAGTGGAATCCACCAGCATCAATGTTATCTTCATCAGCAACTGCACTAGATACTTTACACCATTCTGAACCTACTTCAATAAATTTACGATCCAAATATTCATTAGGGTTAGAAGTGATATACTGTATTGTATAACGGAACGCATTAGGTCCTACTTGGTGATGAGAACGAGATTGTCCTTGACCATACGTAGTTACACGACACTGCTTTCTGTTACTTTGAGGTATGATAATATCAGATACACTAAACCAAGGCTTATCGACAACAATGTCAAAAGGTTGGTTGTGAAGACCTGGGCGATCATCAGGACATACTGTTTGAGTAATACGTGCTTTTTGTGTATTACCTCCGGAAAGCTCCCATCGGAAACCTCTACGATCTATTGTTTTTACTTTACCTTTCGCTTCGGTCATACCTACTAAAGGTTTTCCGTAATAACGATTAGTTGCTGAGAAGATTTGAGCATAACCCATATTAATGTTAGCTAAACCTTCTGTACCAAATGCTTGTGACAAGTGAAGACCTGAGATGGTTCCATTAGCTAGGAGACCATCAGTTAGAACGGTAGGTCTCAACTGCCCATTGTGTATATGTTTTGCATTTTCAAATGTAATTGTTGCCATTCTATTTTAAATTTTTTGTTAAATAAAAGTGTAAATTAATTTTTTATAATTATTTTCTTGGGTCAATAATAACAGGTTTTTCATCATTACCTCTTTTATTAGAAATAAATCTACTGTTAGTAGTGCCTTTTTGTTGTTTACTATTTAGTAATTTTTGAATTCTAGTAGAAACTTGTTTGTTAATACTAGTATTTTTATTTTTAAATTTCCATTGTATAAGGATCTATGTCAGACATAAAGTCCATTAAAACTTGAACCATTTCAGGTTTTTTCCATAAGTTGTTCCATTTGTATTTCCACATTTCAACTTGTTCTCCAGAATCTAATTCAACAATGTCAAATTGAGAAACTACACTGTCTTTCTTTTCTCTAGACCACTTTCTACTTTCAAGACTGTTTCTAAAGTTTTCCGCCCACATTGCTTCTTCTTGGAGCTTTAATTGTCTTTGCTCTTCTTGATAAATTCTATCCTGCTCTTGTTGTTGAGCAAGTATTTGCTGTTCTTGTTCAAACCTAGAAGCAAAGAATTCTTTCGCTTTACCAGCCATATCTTCAGCTTCTAGCCTGTCAAATATCGCATCTACATCCTGATCTATCTTAGATAGTCTTAGTTTATGAGCAGGATTATCAGGATTTAAACCATCAGATAAGAACTCTTCAATTAAATAACGTTGATGGTCTTCATTAGAAGTATCGAGATTGTTGACATTTATTTGATTGTCAATATTATCCTGCATTGCCTTAATGTCGTCCCATGTAGCTCCGTTATATGCATATTCTAATAAGTCAGCAACATAATTATCTCCTGCTTGAGACTTAATATCATTAAAGACATTTTCATACTGCATTCTTTTATTTTCAGAAAGAATATCTTCCCACATATCAGGAGTCATGCTTCCTTCTAAGTTTTCAGGAATGATTAAAAGATTATTTTCACGAGCTAGTTCTAATGCAGCAGCGTAAGCTTCATCACTATAACCATTGATTATATTGTTATCTTCACTATTAGAAGGTTCTGTTTTATTTTCTTGTTGAGTAAGAACTTCTTTTTTAGGTTCAGAATTATCTTGTTGAGATGCCTGCTGACCAACCATGTTATTAGTGTTAGTTTCAGTAACACTCTCACTTTCGTCTACACTGTCCTCCATTAAAGATTTGTTTTGTTCAACAATATTTTTCAATTAGATAGTGGACTAAAGCTTAATTCTTCTTCTGGTACGTTGTTATTAATATTCATGTCAAATATAGAGTTTAATTTTATTTAAGTTTTATTTTTTTTATAAAANNATGATTCATTTTTACATACATTAGCCTTTAATCATTTAATTTAATTCCATTATAAAGTACTTCTTTTATAGAAAGTAGTGATTTTGCCACTGCAGATGCATTTGTTAAAGAGTCAATTAACACAGAAGAAGGGTCATACACTGTATAGTTAGCATCTTTTAGCTTATATACTTTATTGTTCCTAAGATCAATTGCTTTACCTTTTAATAAACAGTCTTTATAATAATCATAATTGTTAAATAGATCTGCATTAATCAATAATTGTTTAAAAGGACTAGATATTGAATCAATCACTAAAGAGTAACCTCTTCCTTTTTTGTCAGTCTTCAACTTATTTTGACAATTTATAAAAGTATTTCCGCCACCTACATTAACACCCTGTCTTATAGAAGATTCAACAGCTAACACTGCATCATCTAGCCTATCTTTTAATTCTTTCATTTCCATTTTAGTATGTCCTCCTGCATAAATTACAGCAACACCTCCTGTCAAGTTAGCTAATCTTTTTTTATGAAATACTTTGTCTATACCAGACAAGTTATGTTCATCATTATCAGCGTCATCTTGCAGTAGTTGTTTAACTTCAAATATGATGTCATCAATTAATTCTTGATCAGAGTCACCTTCTAATACAGATGTATATAGTTCGTCAACTTTAACCTTTTTAGCAAAACCTAAATTGTCAGGATCAAATTTGTCTTGAGACCCAATAACATAAGCACTAGTCAATGCAGCTAAATCATTCATTAAAATACTTTTTCTCTCTCCATATCCATCATTTTGAACAAAGCACGCAGGATATCCTGTAGCTTCCAACCATCTTTTAATTTGACTTAATGTAATATCAGTAATGTCATTACAGAACACTAATAACGGTTTACCACCTAAATACTCAACATATGAAGAGATGTCAGTCATTGCTTGCAATACATCATCAATAATTAAAATATAACAATCATCAATTTCAAAAGTTAAACTCCTTTTATTATTAATCATAAAGTTTTCAATCCATCCTTTATAAAGCTTCATGCCTTTAGTCTTATCAGTTTTTATTTCAGAATGTTCTGATTCTTTTACTTCAATATGACCATATAAACCAATGTCTTCTATAATAGAATAAATATAATCACCTAGCTCTTCATCATTAGATGAAATTGATGCAATTTCTCTTAATAGCTCAGGTTCAGACGAAACATCAATGGACGTACCTTTAATATAATCTGTCACATCTTTAACTGCTTGGTCAATTTGCTTAGATAGTTCATAATAGCTTACACCTTCGTCTAACAATCGGACCCCTTCATTAATTAAATACTGTGCTAAAATCATAGTAGTAGTGGTATTATGAGTTACTATAAAATCATCAGTTATATACAAATGATCATCGTTAGATACTTTAATACACTGCATTTCTGTAAATTCTCCAGTAGCTTCTATCTTTCTAATTTGATTACCGTATTTATATCCTTTTAATTGAGTTATTCTATGAATAGGTTTATTACTGTAAGAATTTACGTCATTCTCTCTAGTGTGTAACTTATAATGAGTTGCGTAACCTAGGCTTCTCATCAAAGTTAAAAAATCATCCTTAAGTCTATCAGATACTGTAGAATACTCAATAAACCCTCTAGTATTAATATGTCCGTCAGTATCGACTAATCCCTCTAACAACTCTTTACGATCTTCAATAGTTGAATATAAGTAATTAGTCGGTATGAATTTACTGTGACTATATGTATCTAGCAACCCTAATTCTTTAACCAATTTATGAAAGGTGTCGACATTGTTATTAGATCTTTTAATTTTAACTCTAAAATAGTTCTTATCTTTAACAAATTTAGTATTTAATTCATACCCTTCTGGTAATAAAAACTCAATTTTATCAATAATATATTGTTGATTAGAAGCTATTGCTAATTCAATTGAACCATTTGAGTGTAAAGAACCGTCACCAATTAAACATCCAACTATATAAGGATGTAGAGTTAAATCTTTTTTACTAAATTCAACTTTAGTCCTAGGTGTATAATATCCGTATTGACCATAACCATTTGATTTCTTTATGTAAATTTTATCACTGTCAATCATTTCTTTAGTTGTCATAGTTTTTAACCTAGAATTAGATTTTATAACCCTCGTATACTGACCATAAATGGTCTTCACAACATTCTACAACTCTGCCGTCTGAATAGTAAACTTTATATATTTCTTTTTTACCTTTTGGAAATATTCCCGTAACTGTTTGAATAGTTTCATTTATTCCACATATAGAATCTCCTACTTTAATTTCGCCCATAGTAGTAAACCCACTAGGGGTTAATATTTTAGACCATAAAGGTTGCGGACCATCTCCACTGGATTTCATAGTTTTTAACGAAGCCTCTCTAAGAACAGTAATTATCATATTTTCATAATCATCATGAGAAATGATATTTTTAGCTACAGTAACACCATCTTTAGTAATATGGGTTCTGCCAGATTCATCATTAAAAAGCACAGTTCTACCTTTAGTACCTAATGTCAGTTTTACAGTATCCGCAAGTCTGTTTACACCTTTTAAAATTGAGTTAGTTGTTTTTTTCATAATTTAGTTTAGTTTGTTTAATTAGTTTTTCTTAGATTTAATTTTTTCTTGTTGTATTTTTTGAGATCTGTCTAAATTTCTTTCTTCCCTGTCCATCTTATCTTTTTGATCTTGACGCTTTCTTTCAAGTTCTTTTTGCTCAAGCTCTAAGTCTTTATTTTGTTGCTCCATTCCTAACTTAAATTCCTCAAGGTCAATTTTTCTATTTTCAATTTTAAGTTTTTCTTCTAACTGCTCCCATTGCATGTAGTCAGGTATGCCATCTTTATTATAATCTTTTTGTTGATCAAACGAGCTTGCTTGAAGTTTCATTTTCATTAATGATTCATTATAGTCAAGTTTACCTTTAAGGTATATTTTATGAAGTTCATTAATCTGCTGATCTTCACTTTGACGACGAGCCATTTCAGCCATTTCTTTTTCATGATCTCTTTGCTGCTGATCTCTTTGCTGCATTCTTTGCTGATGATCCTCTTCTATACCTCTAATCATTGTCTTAAATTGACTTAAGTTTTCAGTTTCTAATAACTCCACCAAAGCATCTAGTCCGGCTTTATCATTTTGAACTAATGCGTGAGCTAAACCTTTAGCTTGCTCTAATACCTTATAAGCCTTAGAATTATCAGCGATCCTCAATTTGAAGTTATCTTCTAATGAAAGTATATCAAGATCTATTAAAACNTTTTCTTCATCGTTTAAAAAGCCTCTAAGTTTACCAGTAGATTCAGATAAAACAGAAAGAGTCATCTCCATTAACCCTTGTAATACATCTTGCCATAGTAGATCATGCGCCGCATGTAAAGGTTCAGTAATATTTACAGAATGCATTGTGTCTCTATAATTATCAGTGGCTGTCATTCTAGCATTAGTTTGCCCAATACGCTGATCTGACATTCCTGACGCTAAGTTTAATATTTTGCTCAAATTAAAACTTAATAGATTTATATAGTGTTGTATAGCGCCAGCATTAGTAGCATCTATCCTTTCTGCCACTTTCATTGTATTGGTTAAACCCATGCTGCCAGCACCTTTAGTATTACTAAAAGGATTATATGGAACAAATCCATTATCTTCTGCTATTCTCATAGATTCTTTAAAACCAATGTTTTTATCTAACAAGTGTACATTAATGAAAGTTAATACTCCTCTATCTTGACTAATAAGTTTTAAAAGACGAGCCATAATAATGTAGTATAGTTTTTGCCAAGGTTTCATTCTATCCATTAAGGATATTGTATAAGCATTTCTATTATTGTAAATATATCCATATATAGGAAGTTTAGTCTCATAAGGATTCAATAATGATTGATAAGCATGCTGAACAGGTCCTATGTCAACATATATATTATACCCTATTCTAATACCTTTCCATACTTCAGGTATCCATATCCATTCTAATGATATAGGATTTTCATTGGAATCTGTCCATTTATATATAGCTTTTGATTTACTGTAAGTAAAAGACACCAGTTCTTTCTCAGCGTCATCAGGAAGTATAAACTCTTCTGGTACATAGCTTGTATCTAACTTACCATATTCATTTATATATTCTATCTTACCAATTTTACGTTGAGATTTCCAATATACAGTATAAACATCTGTGTAATCTCTAGTGTAACTTTTAGATTTAGAAACTGCTGATAGTCCTATTCTATTTGTATGAGAAGAGCCTATGTATGAGTTATTAGGGTGTCCATATCTTTCATCTGCAAATATATAACTCTCTATGTCTCCACTATTATTCTTAGGAATATCTCTAAATGAGTTGATTTCTTTATCTTGAGAAGGTTGAGGATTTCTTTTAGAAGCTGTAAAAGGATGATTTATTCCTTTAACTTTACCTGCGTAAGCACCAGTGTCAATTAGTCTTTTTATAATCTTCATCATTAAGTAAATCTCCAAATTCTTCAACTATTTTCTCCAAACTCATTAGTTCTCTGTATCCGGCATAGTCACCATCTTGGATCCACATTACATCTGGTGTATTTTTCAAAAAATAAATTCAAAGGGTTTAACTGTTTTACCTTGGGTAAATCTTCCTCCCTTACTTTATATATTTCTACAGCTTCTCTACCTGCTAGTAAAGCATCTTCGAATGTTTGATTTTTAATAAACTTAATATTCTGTCTTTCAATCATCATTCTCATTATGCGTTCAATAGCAATTTCTTCTGCTGTATTAACATTTTCATATTTGTCAAATATTTTTTTAGGGTCAGAAATAGAACCATAATAACGATCAAATCTATCACTAAGCTCTTGAGCTGCTTTCTCAAAGTCTTCTTTAGATAAGGATCCTTTGCATTTGTTTAACTTCTAAGTCAAATATCTGCCGTTGTCTATCATATTCAAGTTTAAATACTTCTTTTGAAAAGTTTTTCAATATCATTACGCTTATTTCTCTCAATGCTATTAATAGCTTTTTTTGAATTATTTATGACGCTAAAAGCAAAAGGTCGATTCCACTCCTCACCTTTATGAGCATCAATAATATTATGAGTTTTATTATAAGCATTTACAAATATTTCAGTATTTTCTTCGCTACCTAAACCTTTGCATATTTCAGTAATCTCTTCTCTATTAAGTTGATTATTCTTCAAAGAATAATTCTCTTCCATTCTTACCCACTCGTCATACCAGTCATATGATAAATCGACATAGTAATCTAACATTTCTTTACGCCACTCCTTATTTTTTTTAGAAGTAGCTATTCTTTGATTTAAAAGGTATTTCATTTTAATAAATGTTTTTTAAAAATTGTAATTAATTATATCTTTCCTCATACCATTTCTTTAATTGAGATGAAATATCATCTTCGTCATTGTCTAGTTCTAATACTTCAGGGTCATACCATTCTTTTAATTGAACAACAATACCCATCATAGCCATAACCATATCATAGTTACCTCCTCTCTCGTAGTTAATTAGCTGATCTATCATTATTTGATCCTCTAATCTATCAATGTTTCTAACACCTTCTTTTTTATACTGCTCTCCATCTTCTAGATCATAATAATTAGTAGCTGCTCCACGTTGATCTAACCACTCATACAATAAATCTTCACCTATCTGCTTATGTCTTTGTGTAGACATTGAGTGTCCAAATGCTCTCTTGCTGGTTTTACTACCAGGCATTATTTTTTCCATTGTAGTTATAGGAGGTCCCATTAACCTTCCTATTTCACCTTTTCTTAAGAAGAACTGAGGTATACCTCCATCTCTATCGTTTTCAACTGTTATCTTAGCATTGTAATACTTTGAAAGTTTTAGTAATAGTCTTTGAACATATCCTTGAGGGTTATTTTTCTTACGACCAAAATAAGTCGCTACAATTTTTTCAGGACCTATCCAAGACTCATACTTGTTTGTTTTATAAACTATAATAGCACTGCATGATCCTCCATTGCTTGTATTTTGACCAATTGGATCAACTGAAATAATATAAGCGTCGTCTGGTATTTTTCCTTTAATTTTTATAGGAGGTTCATATCTTAATAAACATCCTTCTCTATCATTATTATCACCCTCACTAGTTAATGGTTCTAAAAACAGGTTTAGGTAAGAACTCTATTATGTTATTATGTTCAACCAGTTCACCCGGCATTCTAATACTTTCAAAACCTCCTTTAGAAGTAGCTATATTTGTCCGTAATTCAATTAAATCTTCAGTTTGAAACCTACTACCCTGAGTAATTAAAAATGCCTCAGATGGAGTTTTACAGCGCTGTGTTAAAAACTTTTCATAAGCTTTCTTTTTACCAATTGGAGGTTTCTTACCAATACGTTCTTTATTTAAGTGCATTTCAGCTGCCCAAAAATTAGCATTACCTTTATTATCAATTCCTAAATGTACTTTACCATCAATAATAACTTTAGATCCTGGGTTAAACCACATGTCAGAAACAAAATAACCACATTGATTTTGACTAGGTTTATACTCATATATGTTATCATAACTAGCAACACCTACTGTATAAGGTTTAAAATGAATTAATGAAAAGTCTTTAGAAGATCCTTTCTTGCCATTATCTGCAATCATGCTACCACCAGTACCAAACATTATAGCAATACCAGATCTATATACAGACCCTACACGCATTGACTCTAAAGAAAAGGTCCAGGCATCTCCTAAGTTAGATATTTTACCACTTTCCTCTATGTACAGTCTAGTTAAACCTTCACCTGAAGCTGCATCTGGTTTGTTAAACAATGAGGCTGTTGATATTTCAGATTGTCTTCCAGCTCTTTCACCAGTTCTAGTATTTAATAGTCCAAAAGTAAAATGTCCACTGTCTTGAGTTTTACTCATTGTAACATGTTTCCAACCTCCATTGTCTTGAGGTCTACCTGGTTTTTTTCTACCGAAAGGAGTATATTTAGTTATATGATCAATTATGTCTAGTGCTTTCTGAAAACATAATGTAGCATCCTTACCTTGTGCTGATGCAATTAGTACTTTTGACTTCTTTCTAAATGCAGTACACCATACTGCCCCTGACCCTGCTTTATATGAAAAACCTTTACGTCTTGATTTAGTTACAGACATTGACTGTTTGTATTCTCTAGGTAAATCATAGATTTGAGGACTTTCCCTTGCTTCTAATTCTCTAAAGTAATAATAATCCATTGCCAGAAAATCAGGAACACCTGACATATCTCTAATTACATTTCCTTCATCGTCAAACTCTACTTTTTGCATCCATCCGTAGTTCAAATAAAAGTAAAATTCACCAGGTATTCTAATACCGCAAGGCTTACCGTTAATTAATGGTTCGTATCCATTTATTATTCTTAAAAACTCTTGTTCCCAGAACTTCTTATAAGCTTTAGTTCCAGGTAGCTGTTTAGTATATGATGGTTGTATTTTAGTTCCTTTGGTTGCCTTAACACTGTTCATGAATGCTTTTCCTGCTGGACAGAATAAATCAGGATTAGTAAAATATAAATAATCCCAGTTAAGATTGTCAACAGGTGTTAGGTCAGTAGAAAACCGACTAGGTCTACCATAAATAGGTTTTAGTCTTTTTAATACATCAGGGTCCGGTAATGATTTTTTAATATCATCTTTAGTAACCAAATAAGCAATAGAAGGGTTTACTACTAGCTTTTCTTTAATAGTAGGTTCTAAAATACCTTGATCGTACTTATATTGTAATTCTTGTATTTCCTCTTTAGTTTTGTACATTAACTATTATAACCGTCTATAAATTCATCAATAATATAGTCAGAAATAGATTCTTTATTGTCATCACTATCTAACTGCATTCTGTCTTTGTCTACCTTTTTTTTAAGATCTAATAAAGATTGCACTTGCTTGTCAATTAAAGGAATTAATGACACCATTTCTTTTGACTTCTTAAGTATTTTTTAGCTCTAGGTCTGCAATACGCTCAGTTAACTCAATTCTGTCAACTATTTCTTCAGGGTTTTTACCAAGTGTTCTAAGAGTATCTGTGGAATCTTTAATTAATCTTTTCCACTCTTCAATTGATTCTTGACTACTTACCAACTGATTGGTATTTTGGTCAGTAACCTGCATTGCTCTCTCATATGCTCTTATCATGGGTGTAGATTGACGTTTTTTATATTCCTTCATACACTTGTCCAACACTTTAGTTACTTTCTTTTTTCTACCATAAACCTCTATGGCCGCGTCTTCTAGTTTACTTTCACTGTTAAAGTAAGGTGAATTAGGGTCACTTGTATACCATATATAAAGTAAGTGCTGGGCATACTTATGTTTATCTTCAGAAGTATCTAAAGCATACAGTTCTTTAAAGCATTTAATGTTAATTAATACAGGTGAATATACGGGTTCGTCGTTAATTACCTGAAACAAACGATTAGATAAGTTCATAATTTAAGTTTTTTAAAATCTTCATAATATAAATGAATGTCTTCTCCTTGTTTTATTTGTCTTTATTAATTTTTTAGAAACTCCTATTTTAGATAGTCGTTTAATATACCGTTTATTATTTGCCTTTAAAGTATTATAAGATCTTTTTAAATTCTGATCACTACTATTGTTGAGTCTAGATTCAATGTTCATTGACTCTAAATGTAATAATATAATACACCCTTCAAGTATTTGCTTATCTCCTTTAAAATCTAAATAAACATCAAATCCGTTACTATAAAGAGAATCATAACATACAAGTGACCATTTATCTTTATTTTGGTTTAAATAATTTACGAGAAGTTCCTTGTAAGAAGTGAACCCTCCGTCTGAAGAAAAATACAATAAATTATTTTCATCAGTAACAGCTTCCATTTTTTCAATTAATTGAGGCACGTTATCCTCATCTAAACTTCCTTTAAAAACTAATGTCATAATTTAAATATTAAACTCCATATAATTCATTAACTTGTTTGATTGAGTCAACTATTTTATCCACTATGAGTTCTTGAAATCTTAAGTCCCATATTTTTTCATAATCAACTGGGTTATCCATAAATCCTAACTCTAGTAAAATAAAAGGACAATTAGTTCTCATTAAAATTGAAAACTCAGCTTCTTTATCTTTTTGTAAAAATTTAGTTCCTCCCAGTCTTGCTTTCATAGGAAAATCTTTTTTAAACTCTTCGATAAAAACATCTGCTATATAGTCAGATTTTGTCTCTCCAGGACTTGTAAATATCTCCCATCCTGTACCACCACCTGCATTAAAATGTACACTGATACCGTATGTATTGCGATTTTTTCTATGTATTTTATTTGCTCTATTTGATCTTACAGTTAAAGACTTATCTTCAAACTCTGGAGAAATATGATAGTATGGAAGTTGTTCATAGTCTAATCTTTGCATTACTTTATTTGCTATCCATCTGTTAGCAGCTCCTTCATAGAGAACTCCTTTGTGCCAATTTGGACTTCTCTTACCTAATGTTTGATACATTCCGTTAATTACTCCTCCATGACCAGTATCAAATATAGGTGTCAATTGTTTACTCATTTTATTAATTTTTAGCTTATTTGTAATTTTATACTTTTATAATACTGTATAACTTATTTCAAATCTTAATTCTTTTTATATTATTATATCTGATGTCAATATAGTTAGTGTAAGTTTTACTTTTTTTATCAGATGTGTCTAATGAAACTACTAGTCTACCTAATCCGTTGCTTTCAATAACATCTGGATAAGATATAATTGTTAAACATGGGCAAGATGGTGAGAGCACATTAATTTTAAAATCTTCGTCTAAAAAATTAAACAGCTCAACTGTACGAGTATTTTTAGTATCTTTTTTTAAATCTCCTAAGTTTTTAACCCATGTTTCATTACTATTTTGTTTTTCAATTTCCATCATTTGGTGTATTTGTTGCCAGTTAATATTTCTAAGATTATTTTTTATTTTAATTTTTTTAAACTGTAACCACTTAGCTTTATCCATTATCTCAGGATAACATCCTAAATCACATCCTGTATTAGAATAAAATTTACCAGGTATACTACATCCACAATGAAAACATTCTTTATCCTCAATGCATTTCTTATGTGCTAGTTTAGGTCTAATAACTATCTGTTCTTGTATCCACCATGGAGACTTTAAAAAGTTAGGACCGTAGTTTTCTATTAATAATCTTGTGTTACCTTGTATATAAGCTTTAATGTTTTTAAAATTTATTTTACTTTCCATCTAATTTCCATTTATAAATAATATTATCAGTACAAGTAATATTCTCGCTTGTAGTAGGAGAATAGTTAATTAAAATTTTTTTGGAACCAGCTGTAGTCATTCCAGAGAGACGCTGATGATAAATAGCTTCCCAATGAAGGTAATGTTCTTTAGATAAATTAGACTTTATAAATTTTGTAATTATATTAAAAACGTCTTTTTTGAATAAGACATCTACATTTGAGTACTTACTTACTATTTGAAAAAACACCTCATTATCAACATCCCTTTTACTTTTGTTTGAACATAGTAAATTATATGCAAGTTCCCAGTTTGTAATATCTAAACTACTAAATAGATTATTTATTTTATCTATTTCCATCTTTTATCTTTTTTATAAATACTTTTGAGAGTTGACAAACTAGATTTATTATTAGTTTTTGTATATGTTCTATATAATTCAGAATAAAATACATTTTTAAAATTGTCATTTATAAATATAATGATTTTAGACTTAGTGTCAGGACTTGGATTTGAATGATTTATTAAAAATTTAATAAACAGCTCATTCTCTACATCTTTTATTTCATCCTTTAAAGATAGTAAACAATTGTAAACCAGGTACCAGTTAGTAGGGTCATTAGACTCTAATAAATCTGAAATCATATCTTCATTCATCAACTTAATTTACTTTTAATATCTATAATAAAATTATGCAACTGTCTGTTCCATTTGGCATCATTCAAAGCATTATGCTCATTGTTTAATTGAGGATATGTATTAAATGATGTTATAAAAGCGTTGTCATTAAAATCGTAGGAAGTAGAAATATCTACCATGTCTAAATGAGTTAGAATGTCAACTTTTAATAAATTACTTGTATAATCTAATAATTGCTTTAAATCTTTACAATACATTGGAAAATGTTCTGGTAAGTCAATCATACGACCAAATAACCAACAAAATACAACCCAGTCATAATCACAGTAGTATCCGTAAAAATTAATATCAGTATAACCATCCAGGTTCTCACCAGTTTTATTATATATAAAAGTTTTAATCTCTTCAGACATTAGTGCTTTAGACTTACCGTATGTTTGGACTGCTGTATTAAACTCTTCTAGCGTTTGTGGATCAGTTTGAGCAAATAAACTAGGTATAACATTATCTCTCAACCATGTATTATTCCAAGCATTGTCTGTATCAAATTCATTACATACAGCGTAGTATTCTCTACCATTCTCGTCTTCAATACCAATTGATAGTAATTCTATTGTATCGGTATTATTTAATTCATATTCGTGAAATTCTGTATCTATATAAAAGTTCATATTTTTTAATTTAAGTTTATAAAGTTGGCCCACTAGGACTCGAACCTAGAACGACGGTACCAAAAACCGCTGTGTTACCATTACACCATGGGCCATTAAATGTTATTTACTTTTATGGAGCATTCCTGTTAGTCTTTCAGATAAGAAATCTTTCTCCTTTCCACCTGACTTGATTATTATTTAAAGACTCTATTGATTCTAATATAAAATCAAACATTTCTTTATCGTTTAATAACTTATTTACGCTAATAGTGCACCCATCGTGATAATGCATGTCTTTTTTATATATACTATATCTGTAAGAGTTCCATCCTGGACTACACCAGGAGACGGGTTCCTTATGCAGGTGAACTTTAATCTTACAAGCTGCCTCTTTAAGATAATCACTATAACTGTTCCAGTTACCTTTAGTTAGTTCTTTCATCTTTTTAACTATTCTAAGTATTATTAAAACCAAAATAACGATAGTAATTATAACTAGTACATACCACAACCAATCCTTTAACTTATTAAACCTAACTAAAGACCACCAAAATGATTTATCAGTATTTATTTCTGTTATTTGGCTGGTTACTATCTTCTCTTTAATAATAGTATCTACCGTTCTAATAGTGTCTATTTCACGTATATAATGAGGTATTACTTTTACTTGAGCAGATGTACTACCATTACTAAGTTTAGCTAATTTTAGCTCTATATTTTTAGAATAAGCTGTAAATATAGAATCATAGTTATTCCAAGTAATGACAGTATCTATTTTAGTTCCACCCTGTATAAAAATACTATCCTTAATATATTTAGTCCTACTTATTATAGTAGTATCTGAAGTCACAGATGTAGTATCTTTATTTGTTTTTATCTCAGGATATTTTAATAATATTTTATTTATCTTATCTTGGGCTCTCATTATCTTTTTTTGACGCAACTCTTGAGTTGTTCCGCATGATGTAAAAACCAAAATAAGGTATAAATATAATACCAGCTTAAATGTCTTCTTCAGTTTTATTAATTGTAATGTATTCATATCTTTGATCAATAGGTACTTGTATGTCAGAAACACTGTTAACATTTTCTTTTTTCACAATAGATTCTATTTCGTAATTTTCTACATGAAATAAGAAATCAAAATTATTTAGTCTCAACTCTTCTTGATTCTTTACAAAATCTTCACATTTACGCTGCTTATTAATATAGTATCTTTTATTTTTAAACATAAAGTGTTTCGTGTAAACTACGTCACCAACTTCAGGAATAATTAACTTGTCCGCAGCTACCTTATCATATTTAGCAAGCTTCTCTTTCTGCTCATAATACCATAGTTTTGTTTTAGGAGATAAAGCTACTATAACCCCTTTATCAATTACAGGGAAAGGAGTTGGACCCCACTTAGCTTTATCAGTAGTTCTTGCTCTATAATCAATTTGGCGCACACCATAATCAACATGAATAACCTCGTTAGTTTCTTTGTTCTTAATAAGCTTCTTTATAGGGTTTTCCATGTACATCTGAATAATTAACCCATCCTCTAGTTGAACATTATTAAAATGCTCTATAATAGATGTATCGTCCATACCTTTCTTACCCACATGTTCAGTATTCCACTTATCAATAAATTCTTGAGCTTTTACAATTTCTTGTAGTTTTTCAAGCTTAGTTTCATCTGAACTTTTTCTTACAGTATTAGTCAAATGTGAACTACCTTTTCTTACTCTTGTTTTAGTTGGATTACTTCTTTTACTTCTTCCCATTTTTATTTAATTTTTTTAGTTTATTATTTCTTTTATTATTTTCTTTTCTTACGTACTCTTCATACCTATCAGGTATTATTGAAAAATGTACCAAAATGATTCCATAAATAACTTTTATATTCTAACTTATCAAATGCTTCTCTTTGCCATCCAAAAAAGTGCTGGACAGCATGTTTAACTTTAGACTTGGACAAGTTAAGTTCTTCGGCAACCTCGTCAATCACCTTTTTATTCAATGAATCATTTTCTACCTGCTTCTTATACCCCATATTACTTTTCAGTTACACAAAACTTAAATACAAAATCAAACGGTAATGCATTTCCGGAACTTAAAATAGATTTAGTGTTTCTAACTAGTCCTGATAACTCATCATTAAGTACTAAAAGGTTATCTTCATCTTTAATTAAGTATCCTGCTTTTCTTAATTTACCCAGACTAGCATATACGCTAGATGATGATTTATTAATTTCTTTTCCTAACTTAATCAACTTAGCATCTTTATTTCTAAATACCAAAGTATAATCATTACCTTTTAGCATTATATGAATTAGTAATTCTGCAGGTACTTCTGAAATATATGTTTTTATAATCTCACCATTATGATGTTTGACTCCTATCACATTATTAAGCTCTAAGTATATCTTATAAAAACTATATTCATCAATTGATTTAATTACATTCATTTTAATTTCAGAGTCCTCCTCAGTATAGTTATATCGACCATATCTAACAAGTTTACATGCTTGAGATATACCTTCATTAATCTGGTCATACTTTATTCCTTTCATTTTAGTTTAGTTTAGTTTTATTATTATTAATCACTTTTCAATCCCAATATTTTAGCTATACTACTTAAAGAATAATCTGATGTCAACTCTATTCCGTTTGAGCATCCTATTATTATTAAGTTCTTATTATCAGGGTTTTCCTTTATGTAACATATATGATCCAAACTTATGTAAGTTATAGAATCTATAATATCATCTTCTGTAACAGGTAGTCCTAGCTTTATAGACTTACTTGAAACATTAGTTGTACTTATTTGTAAAAATCTCATAGTTGTTATTGATTTGATACAAATGTAAAACAAATATTTTAACAAAATACACATTTTTTAATTTTTTTGTATTTTTTTTAATTTTTTTTTAAATTTTTTTTCATAAAAAGTAAAATATACCCCCGTAGTGTAAATAATTAGTGTAAAATTAAAATGTATTAGTGTAAGAGAAAGTGTATACCACATACAATTTTGATCCCCTCTGAAGTTTGGTGTGGATTGTTCCCCCCTTGTTCGTTGAACAGGAATGGAATTGTCCAGTATTATTATTTATTTAACTTATTAAATTTAATCATTATGTTTAATTTAGAATTAATCAATCAGGCAGGAGAACGTGCAATGGCTTCTGCCAAGTCATTAGTGGAAGTGGATTTTATCACTGATAAAGACTTAGAAATTGCCAAAGAAGGTAAAGACGCGAAAACTCTCGAACGCTGTATGAAATTACAGCATTCAATTCAAGGAAAAGGTAAGGCTCCGCTTTGGATGCCTGCTGACTAAAACCAAAGTCACTCACTTCAGAGTGACAGGTCTCGTGGAAGAGCGCGACGATGAAAACCTTCCATGGCACGGTAAGGAGGGAGAGGGTAAAACTTCGGGTAACAATACCCTTCAAGTTTTTGCTCGTCTAGAGGGACCTAAAGGTATTCGTTCATCTATTTTGGCAACATTGCCAGAAAACCATGTGTTGAACGAAATCAAAGTAGGCTCTACTATTGCTGTCGGAGCTGTATTGCTCAAGGAGGGACAACAGTTCTTCCGCATGGCTCTTGATGAAGGAGAAAATGCCTACAAATTAATGGAGGCACAATCTCCATTCTACTTCATTCCTAACGGAATTGAGGGAAGTATTGTTGAATCTACAGTTGAAACTACTAACCCAGTTAAAGAAACTGTAGGAAGAGATTAATTACAAAGGAGGGTCTGCGGACTCTCCTATTTTCTAATCAATTTTAGTTGTCGAAATATATCATATAGCGAGAATTAGTATACAGTACTATAGTTATATGATATATTTTATTATTTATATATATATATATATGTCGTTCGAGCGATAGCGAAGA